CGGGGGAGCCAATGCTAACCGAGTGGGAATTTGGGCATCTAGCAATGGATCTAGTTGGAACATATTCAACGCTGATGGTGGTGGCAATGGCATCTCTACTGGTACTATAACAACAAACACCTGGACCCATGTGGCATTAGTGCGTAACGGTAGCACCTGGACATTATACTTGAATGGAACTAGTGCCTGGACTGGAACTAGTTCAGCAACCATCGTAACACGAAATACTGATATATTCAGAATAGGCGGCCCATGGCCAGTAGCAGGTCCCACAATCTTTAACGGATATATGGACGACTTCCGTATTACAAACGGTGTAGCCCGTTATACCAGCAACTTCACACCACCCACAACACCATTCATGCAAAATTAATTGTTATCAAGAACAAAAAATTATAATATAAGTAGATAGAATACTAAAAGGATCCAAATGTTCACAAAATTATCCACGGTAATTACCAACACAGTTTCTGGTGCTACAGGACCAATTGGTTCTACTGGTGCAACAGGTTCAACAGGATCCACTGGTGCCACAGGACCCACAGGCGCAACAGGAACCATAGGCCCGGCACCTGTTATACCAAAAATAACAACCATATCTTATTCGGGTGATAACACCGCAGCGAACACGGGTGGTGGTGATGTTATTACACTAACAGGATCTGGTTTCAGTAATGGCGCTTCTGTGATCATTAATGGCCAAGCTGTAGGTACAGTCACAGTTGTCAGCAATACAACTGTTACATTTGTGAGTCCGGCTCAAAATACTGGAAGTTATATTGTTTATGTTATCAATCCAAATGGTGCAACTGCTATTGCTGTTCCAGGTATTCAATACAGCGGCACACCAGATTGGTCAACTGCAGCTGGAACTTTAGGTTCTGTTTACGAAACAACTGCAATCAGCAATACCGTTATTGCAACTGGTGATGCACCTATTAGTTATAGCCTGCAAAGTGGAACTCTGCCAACTGGATCTTCTTTGAGTGCAAATGGATTAATTAGCGGTACAAGCTCAGCTACTGCTAGCACCACAACATTTACCTTTACGGTCCGTGCCACCGATGGACAAAACCAAGACACCGATAGGCAATTTAGTATTACGGTAAATCCAGATGTGGTCACTTGGAATTCACCACCAAGCGGAAACACTTATACTGTTGCACCAGGCACCGCAATATCCAATGTGGCTTTGGATGCTACCAGTGCTGCTGGTTACGGTGTTCAGTATACAGCTAATAATTTACCAACAGGTCTGACATTATCCGGCAATACAATTTCAGGTACACCAACAACAGCTGGAAACACCAATACACTTCTAACAGCCACAGCGAATACAAGTGGAAGAAGTGCCACTAGAGTTATAAATTGGGTGGTAAGTGTCACTAATAGTTATTGGCTCAGTGCATTTTATTTCCCTAACATGGGTTTACTTTTTTCAAGCCCAAGTGGGGCTTATTCCGACAGTGACGAAAACATTTATTTAAATGGTCAATCATATACGACTAGTTCATCAACTGATGGATCATTTACAACAAAATTGAATAAATCAGGAATAATACAATGGGCAAAATTTACACCAGGAGGTGGGGTGGTGCCAGGTGCAATTATCGAAGATAGTTCTGGAAACATCATAAGTTCGACAAGAGATGGTAACGGTGTATATTTGAACAGATATGATAAAAACGGCAATCCCGTAAGCAATAATGCTGTGCCATTTATACAGACAACTTATAGTGGTTATGATGTGACAGCGATAGGTGGAGGATCATCACTTAAAAAAGATGCATCGAATAATATTTTTGCTTGTGTTGGAGTTGGAATTGCTCCTATAAGTTACTACCAAACAACTACGAAACACAAATATCGTATTATTAAGTACAATAGTTCATACACACCACAATGGGAAAAAGAAATTATTTCTCCAACATCAATCGGGCAAAATTTTGATACTCGGCACGGCGAAGTTAAATTTCGTCCATACGGAGTTCAAACATTTGATATATCAACAAATAATCAAATTTATTTTGTGGGTTCAACAAATTATAATAATCCAAGTTCCAATTTCGGTGGTCAGTACCGAGGATTTATAATGAAATTAGATAGTTCCGGGAATTACGTGTGGCAAAGATATTTCGACACCGCCCAAAATTTTGTGGTAAATGAATTTAACGCAGTAAAAGTTGATTCATCTGAAAATATCTATGCTTGCGCATACAGCAACGGAAACGCTCAAGCGAGAGCAGCCGGATTGTATGAGTATTGTCTATTGACTAAGTGGGATAGTTCCGGTAATTTATTATGGCAAAAAGGAGTCAATGAGAGCCAGTATCCACATAGTTTAACATTAGATAATGATGGTAATATCTATATGGCCGTTCAAAACCCTGGATCCATATATGGAATAACGATTTTAAAATTTAATCCTTCAGGCACGCTTTTATGGCAAAGACACATTCGTGGTAACTACAGTGGAAACGGATTTCAAGGCTTTTCACCGGTTCAAATATTATTACTCAATCCTACAAGTATAGGTTTTAGTTTTTATATAAGACACACATCTACTCCACATAGTAATTATGACACTGCATTCATAAAATATCCAACGGATGGCTCATTTACAGGAACTTATGCCCTTGGATCCAATACATTTACAATTTCTGCGGGCACGCGAACAATAGCCACACCAACAATGAGTGCTTTTTCAACCACTGATATGACGGTTACATCTTCATCAACTGCGACTACAACATCAGTAGAAGTTAAATCGAATAACATATCACAATTGTTAACAACGATATCATGATACTTCACCAACAATTGTCACAATTTAAAACATTTTATTAAGGAAATAAAAATGAGTGCATATATTAAATTATCAACAAACGAATATCCTCGTCATATAGGTGACATAGCTATTGATCCCGCAGGTGAAGCTGACTATGCACCAGTTGAATGGGTTAATCCTCCACAAATTGCAGAGAATCAAATCTTTTACGAAGGTCCTCCAGAAAATGTAAATGGAGTTTGGAAAATGACCTGGGTAGTCAAAACATTGACCGAAGAAGAACTAGCTGAAATGGCCGAAAGACAGAAAAAAATGGAAGAAATGAGAAAAGAGATGCAAGAGGGCCGTTTTTCACCAAGCATAGTGCCTCCATCCGAAACATGATAAATAGTTAATCAGTGTATCAATCTTTCAACAGGAAAGAAATTTAAATGTCATTAAGAATATCTACACTATCTACGAGCTCAGTTGTTGGTTCAACAGGACCAACAGGACTTACCGGAACTACAGGACCAACTGGTCCAACAGGACCGATTGGTCTCACAGGATCAACAGGTGCAACCGGCGCGACTGGTGTTGCTGGTCCAATCATAAGCTCAATAACATATCCGGGTGATAATACGGCAGCCAATACTGGTGGTGGTGATGTTATCACACTAACTGGTGCAAATTTCGCAAGTGGTGCAAGTGTTGTTATTAATGGTCAAGCTGTGGGTACAGTTACAGTTGTGAGTAATACAACTGTTACATTTGTGAGTCCGGCTTTATCGACCGGAAGTTACATCATTTATCTGATCAATACTGATGGTGGTACGGCTGTTGCTGTTCCAGGTATTCAATATAGTGGCACACCAGTTTGGACTACAGCAGCTGGAACTTTAGGTTCAGTTTATGAAACCACGGTTTTAAGTAATACTGTTATAGCAACTGGTGATGCACCGATTTCTTATAGTTTGCATAGTGGAACATTACCCACTGGATCCACACTAAATGCAAATGGAGCAATAACTGGTACAAGCCCATCTGCTGCCAGTTCTACTACATACACATTTACAATTCGTGCCACCGATGGACAAAATCAGGATACAGATAGACAGTTTAGTCTCACAGTTAATCCAGATGTGGTCACTTGGAACACACCAGCTGATGGAAACACCTACACCGTTGCATCAGGCACAGCAATTTCCAATGTTTCTTTAAGTGCTACCAGTGTTATTGGATATGGTGTTCAATATACAGCCAATACCTTACCAACAGGAATAACATTATCAGGTAACACCATATCTGGTACACCAACAACAGTTGGAAATACCAATACACTATTAACAGCTACGGCTAATACCAGTGGAAGAAGTTCAACCAGAGTAGTTAACTTTGTAATTACAGAACCTCCTGCCATACCTAGCACAGTTGAATATCTAGTTGTTGCTGGTGGCGGCGGTAGTGGTACTTATAACACATACGGATTCAGTGGTGGAGCAGGCGGTGGTGGTGGTTTATTAACCGGTACAACCAGTATAAGTCAAGGCACAACTTACACAATTACCGTAGGTGGTGGTGGAGCCTCCGCAGCACAAGGCGGAAACACTGTTTTTGCAGGTCTAACTGCCATTGGGGGTGGAACTGGCGGTTACGGCGGCAGTTCCGGAGGTAATGGTGGTTCAGGTGGTAGCGCCGGCCAAAATTGGTCCGTTGTCAATGGTGGTAAAGGTGTCTATCCCGGAAGTACCTACATAGACGCTCCCAGACAGGGTTATGACGGCGGACCCGCTGGTACAGCTTGTAATTACTTGGGTGAATGTTATGCTTATGCTAGTGGAGGTGGCGGCGGTGCTGCTGGATCGGGCGGAAATCCTTCTAGTTATACGTTACCTACTAGTGCTCCGGGCGGAGCCGCTTATCAATCAAATATTTCGGGTGCTAATATTTTCTATAGCGGTGGCGGCGGCGGTCAGTCATACAATGGTAATCCAGGAATAGGTGGTGGCAACGGAACTTCTGGAGGAAATGCTGGTCAAAATGGTGTCACAAACACTGGCGGTGGTGCTGGAGCCAGTAATGACAAAGCTGGTGGGTCTGGAGTAGTTATAATTAGATATTCTGATACATTCGGAGCAGCTGCATCAACAACAGGAAGTCCTACAGTAACAGTCGCCGGTGGTTATAGAATTTATAAATTCACCGGATCAGGAAGTATAACTTTCTAAGAACAAGATTTTAGGGGGAACATAGAAGATGGCACATTTTGCACAAATTGATACAGATTCGACAGTAACTCAAGTAATTGTTGTTAACAATGCAGAACTATTAGATGAATTTGGTGTTGAGCAAGAAATGCGAGGGCGCCAATTTTGTACAGACTTATTCGGTGGAAACTGGATTCAAACTAGTTACAATGGTAATATTCGTAAGAATTTTGCTGGTATTGGATTTAGTTATGATTCAATTCGTGATGCATTCATACCACCTAAACCCTATAATAGTTGGGTTTTGAATGAAGATATATGCCGATGGGAACCTCCTGTTCCAACACCAAATGATGGTAAAATTTATATGTGGGATGAAAATTCACTTTCTTGGACAGTTGTTCAACAAATTACTTAGACAGAAATTAATTCATAATCGGAATATATTAAATACCAAAGGATTTTAAATGTCGATCACCACAAGAGATCAGTTCAAAGATTACTGTCTACGAAGACTTGGTTTTCCAGTTATTGACATTAATGTTGATGATGATCAGGTAGAAGATCGTGTGGATGATGCTTTGCAATATTTTATTGATCGACATACTGATGGTACACAAAAAATATATTTTATTAAATCTGTAACACAAACAGATATCGATAACAAATATATCAATTTAGATCCTTCGGTTGTTCTCGATGATGCAAACAATTCCCTAGAGATTGTAGGTGTAACGCGCATATTTCCAATTCAAGATTCTAGTGCAACAATCAATATGTTTGATTTAAGATATCAGTTGCGACTAAATGAATTGTATGATTTTACCGCAGCATCTTATATCAATTATACAATGACCCAACAACATCTTCGTATGTTGGAACAATTGTTTACTGGAGAAATTCCAATTCGATACAATCGTCATATGAGAAGACTCAATATCGATTGGGCTTGGGGATCATCACAAGCACCTGTTGGTACAGTAGTTGTTGCAGAATGTTACGCAACTTTAAATCCAAATGTATACCAAGACATGTGGAATGATCGTTGGTTAAAAGAATATGCAACAGCTCTAATCAAGAGAAATTGGGGTTCCAATCTGAAAAAATTTAGTGGTATTCAATTGCCGGGCGGTGTCATGTTAAATGGTGACAAAATATTCCAAGAAGCCGAAGAAGAAATAAAAGAATTAGAAGATAAAATGGAAAGAGATTTTGGTCCTCCATTAGAATTCTATCTAAATTAAACAATGGCAACAAGTTCTTATTTTAATAACTACAACTCAATCACCGAACAAAGAGTTGTAGAAGATTTAATTGTCGAGTCCATAAAAATTATGGGCTTCGATGCATACTATTTACCTAATGACAATGATACGGCAAGAGATTTGTTATATGGTGAAGATCCCGTTAAGAAATTCAGATCAGCTTTTCCTGTAGAATTCTACCTTTCGAATTCACTTGAGTATATGGGCGAAAGAGAATTCTTTAGTAAATTTGGACTCGAAATTAAAAACAATGTTACTGTTATTATTTCGAAGCGTTCTTTCGCACAAAGAGTTCCACAAAATACATTCACTAGACCTAGAGAAGGTGATTTGATTTATGTGCCCTTCTTAAATGGTACAGGTGAATTATACGAAATTAAATTCACAAATCATACAAAAGATTTCTTCACTCTAGGCAGAAAAATACCATATTTCTACGAATTAGAGTTAGAGAAGTTTAAGTATTCACATGAAATTATTGATACAGGTATTGAAGAAATCGATGATGTTGCAACACAATCTTCTTATACAATTCAATATACCGTAACTACTGGTTCAGGTAACTACACACAAAAAGAAATAGCATTTCAATCTAATGATGGTACACAAAATAATGCGTTTGCAACAGGTGTTGTACAAGAATGGAATGCAGTTGACAAGAAGATTAATTTGAGCAACATCTATGGTGAATTTTTACCAAATACAATCATCAAAGGTGCTTCAAGCAGTGCTGCATATTTCATGTCAACATATAATCCTTTAGATGATGTATCACCAAATGAAAATTTCGAAAACAAATACATTGAAGATCAAGCAAATAATATACTTGACTTCAGTGAAACGAATCCGTTTGGAAATCTATGAGTGCCATACAATACAATCGTTCAATTAGAAAACTGGTTATTGCTTTTGGTAATCTGTTTAATAATTTAACATTAGTTAGATACAATAAAAATTTAACAGAACAAGAAAGAATTCTTGTTCCTATTTCATATGCACCAAAAGAATTGTATGTAAAAAGACTGGAAACAGATCCAAATTTAGATAAAAAAACTCAAATCACTTTACCAAGATTGTCATTTGAAATGACGGGTTTGGCATATGATACTGATAGAAAATTAAATACTAATGTCAGAAATTTTGCTGGTAACGCATCAACATTAATATCCCAATACAATCCTGTTCCATACGATTTCGATTTCAATCTTTATCTGTATGTAAGAAACATAGAAGATGGCACACAACTAATAGAAAGAATACTTTCCAACTTTACACCAGACTATACAGTAAAAATTGATATGATACCAGAAATGAGTATAGTTAAAGAAGTTCCAATTATTTTAAATTCTGCTACACAAGAAATTGAATATGAAGGTAATCGCGATTCAGAGACCAGAACAATCATTTGGACTTTAAGTTTCACAATCAAAGGATATATCTTTGGTGAAAGAACCACCTCAAATGTAATCACCAATTCAATTATAACAATAAATAATAAAATTACACAAGATGATGTTGTTAGATTTAATATGAGTGCCAATACAGGTTACGGTGATTATCAATTTAACGAAATGGTGTATCAAGGTTATAGTTTGGGTACAGCTTCAGCAACAGCTTCTGTAACAGATTGGAATAATAATACACTTTACTTAAATAATATTAATGGAAATTTCATGTCAACACTTCCAATTATTGGTTCAAGATCATTGGCAAGTTATATGTTTTCGTCATATCAAACACCTGAAAATCAATTTGTTGAAATTGATCTGCAAGGAAATACAATTTCTAAATTAATAACGACAACAATTACTGAAGGCGAATAAGTTAATTAAATTATGAATACTTTTGATAAAAACATGGAAAAAATATTTGATGTGATGCCCACGGAACAAAAAACAGAAATACTTCCGGCTATCAAGGACAATCAATCAATTGCAAATTCGGATCTTAAAGAAGACCTAGAAGATGCATATCAGCAATCTAAAGATAATCTTCAGGATATCATAGATCAAGGTAAAGAAGCTATGTCAGAAATACTGGAGATAGCTAAGGCAGGACAACATCCTAGAGCATTTGAAGTTTATGGCACTCTGTTGAAAAACATGGTTGATGCCAATAAAGAACTTTTGAATATACAAAAACAGATGCGTGATATGGATAAGTCCAATAAAAAAGAAGGTGATACAAAAATTGACAAAGCCATTTTTGTTGGAAGTTCGGCTGACTTGAATAAATTACTCAAGGGCAATAAAGAATGATCGTTGATGATGAAATTGAAGACTATGATTTAGGTTCAAAAGAAACTTATCGAGACAATCCACTGCTGAAAAAAGCAGGAGTGAAGGTTGAATATACTCAAGAACAAATCGATGAGTATATCAAGTGTTCAAAAGATCCCATATATTTTGCTGAAAATTATGTGACCATCGTCAACGTTGATGTTGGTTTAATGAAATTCAAAATGTGGGATTTCCAGAAACAAATGATTAGTGTTTATCACAATAATCGTTTCTCAATAACAAAATGTCCTCGTCAGGTTGGTAAAACAACCACATCAGTTGCATACTTACTTTGGGTATCAATTTTTAACGACACACAAAACATAGCGGTTCTTGCCAATAAAGGTTCTTTGGCTAGAGATATCTTGGCTAAATTTCAACTTGCATATGAAAATTTACCAGTCTGGTTGCAGCAAGGTGTTGTTGTTTGGAATAAAGGTAATGTTGAACTTGAAAACGGTTCGAAAATTATGGCTGCATCAACATCAAGTTCAGCCATCCGAGGCGGCGCATTCAATTTAGTATTCTTAGATGAATTTGCATTCGTACCTAATAATATTGCTGAAGAATTCTTTAATTCAGTTTATCCTGTAATATCTTCTGGTAAAACCACTAAAATTATAATTGTTTCCACTCCTAATGGCATGAATCTGTTCTATAAATTATGGATGGATGCCATCAATAAAAGAAACAACTATAAAACATTTGAGATCCATTGGTCGATGGTGCCAGGTCGGGATGAGGCCTGGAAAGAAGAAACAATTCGAAATACATCTGAACGACAATTCAGACAAGAGTTCGAAACCGAGTTCTTAGGTTCGTCCAACACACTAATTTCTGGTTACAAACTACAGACTATCAGTTACCGAGATCCTATTGCTGTACATGATGCGTTAAAAATCTATGAGATGCCACAAAAAGAAAGTGAAGGATCTAAAACGGATCATCTATATTGTATCTGTGTCGATGTTTCCGAAGGTAAAAATCTAGATTGTTCCGCATTTCAGGTAATTGATATCTCATCTATACCATATAAACAAGTGGCTTCGTATGCAAGTTCGTCTGTAACCCCAATACTTTTTCCTACAATAATCTATAATGCAGCCAGAATGTATAATGATGCATATATTTTGGTAGAAATTAATAATAATCCACAAGTTGCAGATTCATTACATGCAGATTTCGAATATGAAAATTTGTGGAAAATTTATACCGGCAACAAACAACCGCAACAGTTGTCTGCCGGTTTTGCTCGTGGTATACAAATGGGACTGAAAATGTCACCTCAAGTCAAAGCCATTGGTTGTTCTAATCTAAAAACTTTGATTGAAGGTGACAAATTGGTCATACATGATTTCGACACCTATTCAGAATTGACAACTTTTGAACAACAAAAGAATTCTTTCAAGGCTGCCGAAGGTGCAAACGATGATTTGGTTATGAGTCTAGTCATTTTTGCATGGGTGGCGACTCAAAAATATTTCAAAGAAATTGTCAATCACGACATAAGAAAACAAATTCAGTTGGAAAAAATGAATCAAGTTGATGATTTGATGTTGCCGGCTCCATTAATTGAAGACGGACTGGAACACGATTTCGAAATAATGGATGGAGATGTTTGGGAAGTTGCAAATGGCGGCGAAGTTTATACAAGTTCCATCAAAAAACTAATGGAAAGATTGTAAATCCAGCCTTTCATAAATATTCAGTATGGTATTCTAACTGCCAAAAGAACATAATATTTCAAGGAGAATAAAATGGCATTTCAAATCTCTCCAGGCGTAAATGTAACAGAAGTTGATCTTACAACTGTCGTTCCTTCGTTACTGACAACCGCTGGTGCAACAGCAGGCACATTCAAATGGGGTCCTGCCGAAAAAGTAAAATTAATTGATAGTGAAATTACTTTAACCAAAACATTTGGTACTCCAGATTCCAATTCAGCCGTGTCTTTTTTCACAGCTGCTAACTTTTTGGCATATGGAAACAATCTCAGTGTTGTTCGTGCTGTTGGTGCAAACTCAAAGAATGCTGATGCAAATACTTCCGTAACTAATGTACAAGTAAAAAATGAAGATGTTTTTGAGGTCTCTTATTTAAATAACACAAATTCGAACAACTATGGCGCATTCATGGCAAGATATCCAGGTGCGTTAGGAAATTCGTTAACAATTGAAGTATTTGACAGTTCAAATACCACTCTGTTCAATGCTTGGTCTTATAAAAACTATTTCACAGCAGCTCCAGGCACTTCAGATTATGCATCTTCAGTAAACGGAAGCAATGATGAAATGCATATTATTGTTGTTGACACAGGTGGTTTATTCACCGGTGCCGCCGGTACAGTGTTAGAAACATACCCATTTGTTTCAAAAGCTGTCGATGCAACAATCAACGGAACAACCAATTACTATAAACAGTTAATATTCAATAACTCAAATTATATTTTTGCAACCGATCCAGTTGACTATGCAAACACAAACGCAACTTGGGGTCTGTCGGCGGCAAACACAACTTTTGCTCGCACATCAACATCCACCGTTTCGGTAACATTATCAAACGGAACAGATGAGACACCAAGTTCATCAAACTTACATACAGCTTTTGATCTATTCAGTAACAAAGAAACTATAGATATTTCTTTGGTATTGACTGGAGATGCTCCTTATGCAACACAACAACATGTGATTGATAACATTGTTTCTGTTCGCAAAGATTGTGTAGCGTTTGTTTCTCCTCCTTATTCTTCAGTTGTCAATCAAGCTGGAAACGAAACATCAAATATTCAAAGCTGGTTGAATAGTTTGAATAGATCTTCATCTTATGTTGTTGCGGATTCTGGTTGGAAATATCAGTTTGACAAATACAACAATGTGTATCGTTGGATACCGATGAACGGTGATATTGCTGGACTCTGTGTGTATACCGACACAATCAAAGATCCTTGGTTCTCTCCAGCCGGTTTCAACCGTGGTGCAATCAAAAATTGCATCAAGTTGGCATGGAATCCAAACAAAACGAGTCGGGATGTTCTATATTCAGCCGGCGTAAATCCAGTAGTTTCTTTCCCAGGCCAAGGAACAGTACTGTTTGGAGATAAGACACTGCAATCAAAACCTTCTGCTTTCGACAGAATTAATGTTCGTAGACTGTTCTTGGTATTAGAGAAGGCAATTTCAAATGCTGCTCAATACTCGTTGTTTGAATTAAACGATGAATTCACAAGAGCTCAGTTTGTATCTTTGGTAACTCCATTCTTGCGAGATGTTCAAGGTCGCCGTGGTATTACTGATTTCAAGATTGTTTGTGACAGAACAAATAATACCGCACAAGTTATCGACAGCAATCGTTTTGTTGGTGACATTTATATCAAGCCTGCTCGTTCAACCAACTACATTCAGCTGAACTTCGTTGCCGTTGGAACAGGTGTCGACTTCACAACAATCGTTGGTGCGGCCTAATAAATAAAACGATAACAGGAGAAAATAATGGCATTTAACGTAGCAGAATTTAGAGCAAATATGATTGGTGACGGTGCTCGTCCCAATCTATTCTCTGTGTCTCTAGTTTTTCCAACAGTCGCAACGAACTCAACTGCAGCCGGTCAGAAAGTAACATTCATGGCCAAAGCGGCACAGTTACCAGGTTCAACAATTGGTACTGTACCAGTCTTTTACTTTGGTCGCGAAATGAAATTTCCTGGTAACAGAAGTTTTGCTGATTGGACATTGACAATCATCAACGATGAAGACTTTGTTGTTCGCAATTCATTAGAATCTTGGTTGAATGCAATCAATAGTCACTCAACTAATGTTCGCAATAATGTTGCACAAAATTCAACAGGTTATTCGGTTGATGCTTTGGTTACACAATATGGCAAAACTGGCGAAACATTAAAGACTTACAAGTTTGTTGGCTTATTCCCTGTCGATGTTGCTCCAATTGATTTAGATTGGGCTTCAAATGATACAATCGAAGAATATACGGCAACCTTTGCATATCAGTGGTGGGAAACAAATACTACTACTTAATTGTTATATAATTCTGGAGGGCATTTTGCCCTCCTTTATGTTTTTGTGATTTTGTAATTGAAAAGAAAGAAATATGGCAACAAATAATAAATTTTCTCTGTTCGGATTCACTATATCCCGTGACAAGGATAGTGAAGAAGTACAGGCTGTTCAACAATCTTTTGCACCACCGGCTGCGGACGATGGGGCATTAACAATACAATCTGCTGCCTATTATGGTACCTATGTTGATTTAGATGGTACCGCAAAAAATGAAGTCGAGTTAATATCTCGTTATCGTGAAATGGCAATGCAACCAGAAATTGAATCGGCAATCGATGATATTGTTAATGAAGCTATCTGTCAAGACGATGATGGTAAAATTATTGATATTGTTTTAGATAATTTGAAACAACCTGATCGTATTAAGAAAGCAATCAAAGAAGAATTTCAAACCGTTTTGCGTCTTTTAAATTATAATAATATGGCGCAAGATATGTTTAGAAGATACTATATTGACGGTCGTATGTTTTATCATATTATTATTGATAAGACAGCACCTGATCAAGGTATCAAAGAATTGCGTTATATTGATCCACGCAAACTCCGTAAAGTGCGAGAAATCAGAAAACAAAAAGATGAACGCACCGGTGTGGAAACAATGAAAACAATTAATGAGTATTACATTTATAATGATAAAGTAGTTTCAGGTAGTTCTTCAAATTATGGACCAGTTGGTGTACGCATAACAACAGATTCTATTATTTCTGTTGTTTCTGGATTAATGGATTCACGCCGTGCAGTTGTACTTTCTTATCTGCACAAGGCAATTAAACCATTGAACCAATTGCGCATGATTGAAGATGCTACTGTTATTTACCGTATTTCACGCGCACCGGAAAGAAGAATATTCTATATTGATGTAGGTAATCTGCCCAAATTAAAGGCGGAACAATATCTTCGTGACATTATGATTAAGTATAAAAATAAACTTGTATATGATGCAAACACCGGTGAAGTACGAGATGACCGTAAATTCCTGTCAATGATGGAAGACTTCTGGTTACCGCGCAGAGAAGGTGGCAAAGGCACAGAAATCACAACATTACCAGGCGGTCAAAACTTGGGTGAATTGGAAGATGTTAAATATTTCGAAAAGAAACTATATAAATCATTAAATGTACCTGTATCTAGACTGGAACCAAATCAAGGTTTTTCTATTGGTCGGGTTGCCGAAGTTACAAGAGATGAACTAAAGTTTTCAAAATTTGTCGATAGATTACGCAATAAGTTTTCGGATGTATTTGACCAAGCACTTAGAGTGCAGTGTGTTTTAAAAGGAATATGTACAGCCGAAGAATGGGATATTTTTAAAGAATACATATACTATGATTTTATTAAAGACAATAATTTTTCTGAATTAAAAGAAGCAGAATTAATGACAAACAGATTGCAACTTTTAAGTTCAATCGATGCATATACAGGTCGTTATTTCTCTCAAAAATGGATTCAGAGAAATGTATTGCGTTTAACTGACGATCAAATTAAAGAAATGCAATCTGAAATAGATAAAGAAAAACAAGAAGGTTTAGGTTTACCGACTGAAGTTACTAACCAAGTCGCTCAAGCACAAATGATGGGTCAAGTAGAATTGGAACAACAAGCTCAAACGGCAGAAATTCAATCTGATACACAAAATAGACAAACACAGCAACAAGTTCAACAAAAACCTGAAGCTGATTTGAAGCTAGAGAATACCTTTAGTAAATTGAAACGTATATTATAAGGAGTTAAAAATGCCAAATACACGAGCTATTATAGATTATGCTTTCGAAGATGATGCAAAAAATATGAGAGATGCATTTTATGCGGCTCTACAAGATAAAGTTTTGAATCATATTGAAACACACAAAATTGAAGTTGCCAAAAATTTTTTCTCCAAGCCAGAAGAAACAATAGAAGTCGATACTGATACCAGTGGCGAACAACAATAATAGGAAATAAAAATGCCAAATAGATTTTCTTATCAAGTATTAAAAGATGATACGCAATTTGCTGTTATCAAATTGACCGGAGAATTTGATGGTTCCGGTCAAGAAGATAATGTTCGTAGAATTCAAGCAAACACACTTTCTGGTGCAATGGATACATCGAAAGCGAATTTATTGTCATCGGCAGCCAACACTGGTGCATTACCATACTATGGTTTGTCTATAACTCGTTGTTGGTTTGAAACTGATACCAGTGGCGGTGATGTACAATTATATTGGGCAAATAACATAAGCGCCACGGCTGCTGATGGTGTTCCAATCTTTTTATTGCAAGGTGGTGGCGAGTATGACATAACCGGAAGTTGGTCTTCAATGCACAATCCTACAGTAACGGCAAACAACAATGGTGATATTGCTATTCGCACAAGAGGTCAGGTTGCCAACTCTAGTTACACTATTGTTTTAGAATTGCGCAAAGACAATGCACACTATCAGCGCGGTCAGTTCAACGATCCTGCTGCCTTCAACTACGGATCTTACGGAGTAAGGCCATGAAATTAATTAAAGAAGTTACCGAATCGGTCAATTATTTGACCGAGGAAAAAGACGGAAAAAAGTTCCTTTACATTGAAGGTCCTTTTTTGGTCTCTGAAAAAGTTAATCGTAACGGTCGCATGTATAAAGAAGAAACCATGCATAAAGAAGTAGAACGTTACACTGAAGAATACATTAATAAAAACCGTGCCTTTGGTGAACTGGGTCATCCAGACACCCCATCTATTAATCTCGACCGTGTATCACACTTAATTGTTGGATTACGCAAAGAGGGATCAGAGTGGATAGGCAAAGCGAAAATTCTTGAAACACCCATGGGCAATATCGCTCGTCAAATTATCGAAGGTGGTGGCCAAGTCGGCGTATCATCTAGAGGTTTGGGTTCATTAAAAACCGTTAACGGTGTTAATATAGTTCAAGATGATTTTCATCTAGCCACAGCGGCAGATATCGTAGCAGATCCTTCTGCACCCGGAGCATTCGTTCAAGGTATTATGGAAGGCAAAGAGTGGATGATGGTGAATGATGTTTGGACTGAAGTTCAGTATGAAGAAGCAAGAAAACAAATTCGTCAAGCTTCTCGTAAAGAGATTGAACAAGTAAGTTTAAAGATATTCGAAAACTTCATCAAAAAACTCTAATTATAAATATCCAATATAAAATTAAGGAGATTCTCAAAATGGGAAAATTTAATCTGACAGATGCCGCTAAAGCAGTTTTAATCGAAGATGCAAAGTCATCATTCGATTCTAATGTTGCTTCCAAAAAAGGTGGCCAAGACAAGCCAGCCAAATTAGCAGCCGCTGTTGCATATGGCACAAAGGATGCAGGTAAGGTTGGTGATTCACCTGAGAAAGAGGATGATGCAAATCCTGATTTCACAAAGGGCACACCTTCTGCTACCCCACCTGGTGCAACACCACCAGTAGGTGCTCAACCTATGGCAAAATTAGGTGGTCAGCCTGGTGAATCTGCAGGCGCAGAACACAAAGCTGTTCAAGAGCCTGCCACAGACTATTCTGCCATTCGTGACAGAATCAAGGCTAAATTAGCAAAGCAAACCATGCAAGCTAATCCTGGCGCCGTAGCTCCTTATGTTCCAGAAGAAACTGAACAAGAAGGTGAATTGGTTTCGGAAGCCGAAAAAGAAAAAGAACACGAAGATGAAGCTCAAGACAAAGCTCTCATCAAGAAAATGATGAAAAAAGAAAAGATGAAAGAGAAGATGAAAGAAGATGTTGATGCCCTTCTTTCTGGTGAAAATCTTTCTGAAGAATTCGTTTCTAAGGCCACTACAATTTTTGAAGCTGCCGTCATTGCACGGTCACAAGCTATCGTAGAAGAAATTGAGAATGCTTTGACAGAAGAATTCGAAGTCGCTGTTGAAGAAGTCAAGAATGAGTTGGCTTCCAAACTAGACGATTATATTGGTTATATGGCGGAAGAATGGTTCAAAGAGAATCAATTGGCTATCGAGTCTGGTCTGCGTTCTGAAATCGTAGAAGACTTTATGGAAGGCCTACACAACCTGTTCAACGAACACTACATTGACATTCCAGAGGAAAAAGTTAATGTTGTTGAAGAATTGACCGACCGTGTTGTTGAATTGGAAGAATCTCTCAATCAAGAAATTCTGGCCGCAGTAGAACTACGCAAGGAATTAAACGAACACAAAAAAATTGAGGCCGTACATGCAGTATGTGAAGGCCTAACGCAGACTCAGGTAGAAAAACTAAAAGCGCTCGCAGAGGGTGTAGAGTTCACTACTGAGGAAGAATTCATTGGCAAACTGGAAACACTAGTTGAGTCTTATTTCCAGACCCCAGTTAAAGCCGCCGAATCTTCTGCACTCAACGAGGAAGTTGAAATCGAAGAAGACAAGAAAATAAATGTTTCTGTCGATCCATCGGTTCAACATTACGCACAAATCATTTCTAAAACATTGGTAAAATAAATAAAATTTACCATAATAGATACCTATAAGGAGATAACTAAATGTATCTAACTGAAGAACTGCAAAAGAAATGGCAACCTGTTCTGGATCATCCAGAACTGGATGCTATCAAGGATCCATACAAGAAAGCAGTTACTGCTCTTGTTCTGGAGAACCAACAGCGTGAAATGTCTGCAGCTGCACAGCAACTGAACGAAGCTACTGCTGCAGCACCAACAAACGTTGCAGGTGGTGTTTCTAACTACGATCCAATCTTAATCAGCCTGGTTCGTCGTGCTCTGCCTAACCTGATTGCTTATGACGTTGCTGGCGTTCAGCCAATGACAGGTCCTACAGGCCTGATCTTCGCAATGCGCGCTCGTTACAATGCTCAGTCCGGTGCTCCTTCGAACACCAACGAAGCTTTCTTCAACGAAGCTAATACCATTTTCTCTGGTACTGGTTCTTCTGCTAACCCATACGGCTTCCGTGGTAATAACGCTACTGACGTTGTTACTAACGCTGGTGCTGATCTGACTGCTAACAGTTATACAACTGGTATTGGTCTGCCAACATCAACTGCTGAAGGTCTGGGTGCAGATGGCAATCCTGCTTTCCAACAAATGGCATTCAGCATTGAGAAGGTTACCGTTACCGCTCAATCACGCGCACTGAAGGCTGAGTATTCGTTAGAACTGGCACAAGACCTGAAGGCAATTCACGGTCTGGATGCCGAGACAGAACTGTCTAACATTCTGTCTACAGAAATTCTGGCTGAAATCAACCGCGAAGTTATCCGTACAATCTATGCAACTGCTGTTGCTGGTGCTCAGTACGGTACAACAACTGCTGGTGCTTTCGACCTGGATACCGATTCTAACGGCCGTTGGTCTGTTGAGCGCTTCAAGGGTCTGATTTTCCAAATCGAGCGTGACGCTAACGTCATTGCCAAGCAGACTCGTAGAGGCAAGGGTAACGTTCTGATCGTTTCGTCAGACGTTGCTTCTGCTATGGCTATGGCTGGTGTTCTTTCTTATACACCTGCTCTGTCTGCTGACCTGCAAGTAGATGACACTGGCAATACATTTGCTGGTCTGCTGCATGGCCGCATCAAGGTTTACATCGATCCATATTTCGGTGGTTATACATCTAATCAAGAACTGGTAACAGTTGGTTATAAGGGTACTTCTCCTTATGACGCTGGTCTGTTCTACTGCCCATACGTTCCTCTACAGATGGTTCGTGCAGTTGATCAGTTCACATTCCAGCCAAAGATTGGTTTCAAGACCCGTTATGGCATGGTTGCAAACCCATTTGCAACTGGTCTGACAAGCGGCAACGGTGCTCTGAACGCTCGTTCGAACGTTTACTATCGCATCTTCGCTGTCAAGAACCTGATGTAATTTTTGAGTCACCGCAGAGTGACACTTCAAAGGGGGCACTTCGGTGCCCTCTTTTTTTATCTCCTAAATACCTACAAAGGAGATTCATATGACTGCTCTGAATAGAAATCCGCAGAACACCAATCCATTACAACCAACAAAATTTCTTCTGACTTTCAGTAGAATATCCGATGTACAATATTTTTGTCAATCCGTAAACATACCAGGTGTTGGTCTAGGTGAAGTCGATTATGTTACACCATTTTTGGATATATTTTTACCAGGCACCAAACTGAATTACGAACCATTGGAGATTGAATTTATAATAGATGAAGAACTGGCTTCATGGAAAAACCTATACAACTGGTTCACTTCCATTGCAGATCCAGATGGTTTCGAGAAGCGAGGTGTAAGTCAAGAGATTCAATATAGAAAACATTATTCTGATGCAACCTTAACAGTATTGAGTGCATTAAATAATCCACTATTGCGTGTAGAATTCGCAAATATCTTTCCACTGACAATGAGTGATATCACTTTTGATACCAGATTATCTTCAGACACAATCATTACCGGAAGAGCAACATTTAGATACCAGTCATACAAATATTTGACATAATTTATATTGTATGTTATAATGGAATTTTATAATTGTAATTTATTATGGAACTTGAAAAAATTCTAGAAGAATGGGAAAAAGATGCTGTAATCGATCAGACTGAACCTAGCAAGGAACTGATTCGAATTCCAATCCTACACAGCAAGTATATCAATGTTTTAGTTAAACACAAGATGGCTTCTAAAAAAGCCAACTTTGATTACCTAAAAATGCGAAAAATAAAGTGGGAATACTACACAGGAAAGCTTTCACAAGAAGAACTCGGTGAGTATGGGTGGGAACCTTTTCCTTTTACTCTCAAATCCGACATTAATACATACTTAGAGAGTGATAAAGATTTAATTCGATTGCTCGAAAAGAAAGTTTATCATGATGAATCTGTCTCAGTAATTGAAGCAATTCTAAACGAATTGAAACAAAGAACATGGCAATTACGAGACTTTATAAGTTGGGAAAAGTTTATTAATGGCCAATGATATTGTTATAACTAAAAAAGATGAGGTATATGCAAAGATAACCTGTGAGAAACATCTCGCAAAAGAGTTGTCGGAATACTTTACTTTTTTTGTACCGGGTTATCAATTTGTTCCTGCATATAAAAATAAGATTTGGGACGGAAAAATAAGATTATTTAACTTACAATCTTATACATTGTACTTAGGATTATTACCGTATCTCAAAGAATTTTGCGAAGAAAGAGAATACACATTTGAATTTGATGAAACGAGAGCCGATTTAGAAGACGAATTCAGTTTATATCAAGCAAAAAAATTCATAGATTCTCTACAGTTACATTCAAATAATTCACCTATTGAGGTGAGAGAACACCAACTAAATGCATTCATACATGCAATGCAAAGTCGCCGAGCACTTTTGGTGTCACCCACAGCATCAGGTAAATCACTAATCATTTATCTTTTGTTCAGACAATTTTTAGATTATCAGAACCTTAAAGGATTAATCATAGTTCCCACAACATCTTTGGTTGAACAATTATACTCCGATTTTAAAGATTATTCAAGCCACAATGGTTTCAATGTTTCAGAAAATGTACACAGGATTTATCAGGGTAAAGAAAAAAATTCTGAAACATCGAAACTATACATATCAACTTGGCAATCACTATATAATTTACCTAAAGAATATTTTCAACAATTCGATTACATCATTGGTGATGAAGCACATTTGTTCAAGGCACAGTCACTGACAAACATAATGACCTCTGCAACAAAAACAAAATATCGCATAGGTTTAACTGGTACATTAGACGGAACAAAAACACACAAGTTAGTATTAGAAGGACTTTTTGGTTCAGCAGAAAAAGTTATATCAACAAAAGAACTTATTGACAAAAAACAACTTGCAGATTTTACAATCAAGTGTCTGATATTAAAACATCCTGACGATGTATGTGAGAAATCAAGAGACTGGTCTTATCAAGAAGAAATTGAATATCTTATCACATCTGAAAACAGAAATCGTTTTATCAGAAATCTTTCGGTAAGCTTGAATAAAAACACTCTTGTTTTGTATCAAATGGTTGAAAAACATGGAAAGATATTGTATAATCTAATCAAAGAGAAAGCAACTGATAGAAAGGTATTTTTTGTACACGGTGGTGTTGAAGCTGAAGATAGAGAAATGATCCGTTCAATTATGGAGAAAGAAAATGATGCTATCATTGTCGCATCTTTTGGTACTTTCAGCACTGGCATTAATATTCGAAATCTTCATAATATTATATTTGCTAGTCCTTCCAAGTCTAGAGTAAGAAACTTACAATCAATCGGAAGAGGCCTACGACAAAATACAGGAAAAGAAGTTGCAACTCTATATGACATTGCTGACGATTTAAGATTTAAAAAACATATGAACTTTACACTCAGACATTTTGTTGAAAGAGTCAAAATATATACAGAGGAAAAGTTTCCCTTTAAAATTTACAACATAGGGATTAAAAATGGATAACAATATTAAAATTTTAAGATTTAAAGATGGACTTGATGTAATCTGTAAAGTAACAGAAGAATCTATAATTTCACTTGATATCGAAGATCCAATGATGTTCGAAGTTAGAAATTCGAATCTATTGATTCAACAATGGCTTCCTATTGCAACCACAAAAACTAACAAGGTAAGTATTAGACAATCCGATATACTGTTCAAGATTGAACCTAATGAAAACTTCAAAGAATATTATGAAGGATTGGTTTCTAAGATAAACGATGTGGTTGAAAGTAATGATATCAGAAATGCTTCTATGGATAAAATCAAAGCTTTAATGGAAGAAATAGAATCATCCGCTAACGGTAACCAGGTGGTCCATTAAATTAATTATCTCTGGGCTACACCGAGAATTTAACATTCTGTCAAGCCTTTTGTCAACAACTTTTTATGGTATATTTGAATGAGTAAACAAGGTCACTACATCAACAACGAAGACTTCTTGAGGGCATTGGTTGCCTATAAAGAGGCATGTGCAACTGCCAAAGAACAAGGGTTACCTAAACCTAAGATACCAAATTATATTGGTGAATGTTTCATGAAGATTGCCGAAGGTCTATCACATAAGCCAAACTTCATTAATTACCCACACCGAGAAGATATGATTGGTGATGGTATTGAAAACTGTTTGATGTATTTCGAGAACTTTGATCCAGAAAAATCAAAGAATCCATTTGCATATTTTACTCAGATCATTTACTTTGCTTTTCTTAGAAGAATCCAAAAAGAAAAGAAACAGTTGTATGTGAAGTACAAATCAACCGAAATGTTTGGTATTCTAGATGAGTTCGATACTTCAGACTCCGATGAATCAGGCGGTAAACAATTTGAATTATACGACAACATTGCCGAGTTTATAGAAAATTATGAGATATCTAGAAAAAATAAAAAAACAGAAAAGATAGTTGTAAAAAAAGGTATAGAAAAATTTATGGAAGAATAATATCATGAAGATTGGTTTTAATTGCAGTACTTTTGATTTATTTCATGCAGGACATGTTGCGATGTTGAAGATAGAAAAACAACATTGTGACCATCTAATTGTTGCACTACAATCAGATCCAACAATCGACAGGCCCGATACCAAAAATAAACCAGTGCAGTCATTGTATGAACGATTTGTTCAGGTTTCATCGTGTAAGTATGTCGATGAAGTCTTGGTGTATGAAACGGAAGAAGATTTGGAAAACATTTTCAAAACTCAAACCATACATGTTCGTTTTTTGGGAGAAGAATACCGAAACAAACCTTTTACCGGAAAACAATATTGCCTTGACAGGGGTATTGAAATCTTTTATCATAATCGGGATCACACTTATTCAAGTTCAAATCTTAGAAAAAGAGCTTATGAAGCCGAAAAACGGCGTTTGGAAAAAGATAACCAATGAAAGTAGCAATAATAACAGACCAACATTTTGGTGCAAGAAACGATTCGATACACTTTTTGGACTTTTATGAAAAGTTTTACCGAGATGTTTTCTTTCCGGCCTTAAAAAAGAACGACATTAAAACTCTTTTAATATTGGGTGATACATTCGATAGACGAAAATATGTAAACTTCTATTCTCTGAAAAGAACAAAAGAAATGTTTTTTGATGTTCTACACGAAATGAAAATCGAAGTTCATATGTTGGCCGGTAATCATGATACTTATTTCAAAAACACGAACGATGTGAACTCAGTTGATCTTTTGTTAAGAGAATACGATAACATCAATGTAATTGATTCTCCGCAAACTATACATCTGGAATATGGTAATACATCATCCGATGTGTGTATGATTCCCTGGATTTGTCCAGAAAATTATAATAATTGTATGTCTGAGATCAATAATACATCAGCAACATTGTGCATGGGACATTTTGAAATTGCTGGTTTTGCAATGTATCGTGGTATGCCATCTGAAGAAGGATTGGAAAAAGGTTTGTTCCGAAAGTTTGATTGTACATTCAGTGGTCATTATCATCACAAGTCCAGTAGTGATGACATTTATTACTTAGGTAATCCCTATGAATTAACCTGGCAAGATTATAATGATCAACGAGGTTTTCATATTTTTGATCTCAACAATAGAGAATTAACCTTCATACCGAATCCATATAAAATGTTTCATAGAATCGTTTATGATGACAAACAAGAAACAATCACCGAGATTACCAATAAAGATTTAACCGAATATGCAAACACTTATGTTAAGGTGGTAGTAATTAATAAAACCAATCCTTATTTGTTTGACAAATTTATGAATAACTTGTATAATGTTAATCCTGTCGACATTACAGTTGCGGAAGACTTTACTGATTTGAATGAAGGTATCGATGACAATATGGTTGATCAAGCCGAAGATACATTGACCATATTGAACAAGTACATTGATAATATCAAAGAAGATAGCATACAAAACGACAAACTAAAAACTTTGATGAAAGAACTCTACATAGAGGCATTGAATACTGAATCATGATTTTATTTCAGAAAGTACGTTGGAGAAATTTTCTATCGACTGGTGCAAACTTCACCGAAGTTGTCTTAACAAAATCAACTAACACATTGATCATTGGTCAAAATGGTGCGGGAAAATCCACCATTCTGGATGCTCTGTGTTTTGGTTTATTTGGAAAACCTTTTCGTAAGATAAATAAGCCACAATTACTAAACTCAATCAACCAAAGAGAAGCTATTGTTGAAGTTGAGTTTACGATTGGTAAAAAGAATTACAAAGTTATTCGTGGTATCAAACCAAATGTTTTTGAAATTTACTGTAATGATGTTTTGCTGAACCAGGATGCAGCTGCAAAAGATTACCAAGATGTACTAGAGAATTCAATTCTCAAACTAAACTTTAAATCTTTCACGCAAGTGGTCATCCTTGGTTCAGCATCCTTTACTCCTTTCATGCAACTATCTGCCTCCGACAGGCGTGCTCTGATAGAAGACCTTTTGGACATTCAAATATTTTCTTCGATGAACAACATCGTTAAAGAAAAAATGTCCGATATCAAAGACAAATCTTCAACCAACAACTACAATATCAGCCTAACTGAAGAAAAAATTAATCTTCAGTTGCAAAATATTGAAGCAAACAAGAAGTTGAATGAAGAAGAAATCGAAAAGAAAAAGGTTGAAATCGAACAATCAAATCAGCAAATCAATAAGTTACAAGATGATATTGTATTGATACAAAAACATGTTGATGTTTTGATAAAGAAAATTTCCGATGAGAATACCATCTCATCTAAATTAAAAAAATTGTTCCAGTTGGAAGCAAAGATTGAAACTAATATTAAAAAGAATGAAAAAGATATTGAGTTTTATGAAAGTAATGATAATTGTCCAACATGCAAACAACATATCAATGAACATCACAAGAATGAAGAAATAACCTCCAGAAAAAATAAAGTAGATGTGCAAAAAAATGGTCTAAAAGAAATAGAAGTTGAAGTGGAAAAATTAAATCTGAGAGTTTCGGAAATTGAAAAAATAAACAAACACATTGTCGCACACAACAATGAAATTGTTAGTCACAATTCGACTCTATTATCTCTCAACAAATACATCACTAAATTGAATAAAGAAATTATAGAATTGTCAAACAAGAAAAATAATCTGGAAGAAGTCAATGAGAAATTGAAAGAACTGAAGATTGAAATGGACAATTATTTAAAAATTAAAGAAGAACTTATTGTTGAAAAACATTACTACGAATTTGCATCAACACTTTTAAAAGATACTGGAATCAAAACAAAAATTATTAAACAGTATTTACCTATTATGAATAAATTGATTAACAAATATTTGTCAGCAATGGACTTCTTTGTTAATTTTAATATCAATGAAAATTTTGAAGAAACGATTAAGAGTAGACACCGAGATGAATTTGGTTATGCAAATTTCTCAGAAGGAGAAAAAATGCGCATCGACCTTGCACTGTTGTTTACTTGGAGACAGGTAGCTAAGTTAAAGAATAGTACAAATACCAATTTGTTAATATTGGATGAAGTGTTTGATTCATCACTGGATACAGGCGGCACAGAAGAATTTTTAAAGTTGATTCAAGAAATGGGAACCGACACAAACATTTTTGTCATTTCACATAAGGGTGATCAATTATTTGATAAGTTCCGTAGTGTCATTCGTTTTGAGAAAAAAGGAAACTTTTCAAGGATTGCGAAATGAGAATTGAAGATGATGTTAAATTGGATTTTCAGGATGTATTAATTCGTCCCAAACGGTCAACTCTTAGTAGTCGTAAAGAAGTTAGTTTATATCGAAATTTTAAATTTAAACATAGTCAAGTGGAATGGGCCGGAATTCCTATTATGGCCTCCAATATGGACGGAGTAGGCACATTCAAAATGGCAGAGGCTTTATACAAACATGAAATGTTTACTTGTTTGGTGAAAAGTTATGATTTGGAATCATTCATTGACAATCAAGATTCTATATTCGAAACATCTTTATCCATCAGCACAGGAACTAGTGATAGAGACTGGACTAAACTGCAACAGATTCTGAATGTTTTTCCCAATCTAAAGTTTATTTGTATTGATGTGGCGAATGGTTACAGCGAACATTTTGGTGACTTTGTTGCCAAAGTTCGCGAAAGATATCCTTCGCATACAATTATTGCAGGTAATGTGGTTACAGCAGATATGACACAGGAGTTAATTTTACGTGGAGCAGATATTGTTAAAGTTGGTATTGGGCCCGGTTCAGTTTGTACTACAAGGATTCAAACAGGTGTTGGATATCCTCAATTATCCGCCATTATTGAATGCGCTGATGCAGCTCACGGTCTTGGAGCGCATATTATTGCTGATGGTGGCTGTACTTGTCCTGGTGATGTTGCTAAGGCATTTGGTGCCGGTGCTGATTTTGTAATGTTGGGTGGAATGTTGGCAGGTCATGACGAAGGCGGAGGCCAAGTCGATGGAGGCAAAGTTACATTCTATGGCATGAGCAGTGATACTGCCATGAATAAACACCACGGAGGAGTTGCAGAATATCGCAGCAGCGAAGGCCGAACAGTTGAAGTGCCATATCGTGGTGCAGTTAAAAATACTGTTCTCGATTTGTTGGGTGGTTTGCGCAGTTCTTGTACATATGTTGGTGCATCAAGTTTAAAACAACTAAGTAAATGCACCACATTTATTCGTGTGAATAATCAATACAACAAAGTATTTTTGAAATAAGGATTTTAAAAATGTCCACTGATAATGATTTACTAATTTATAATACAGAAGAATCTGTTATTGCATCAAATCAGAAACCAAAAATTTTAAAATTGGTTAATGAATCAGATTCTATTTTAAAAGAAGTTATGCCTAATTTTGATTTTTCAGATAAATCATTAAATGCTGTTGAGCTGGCAAATTCTTTGGTCGAATCGTGTAAGTTATATAAAGGTTATGGATTATCAGCCAACCAATGTGGTATTAGGGCAAGAGTTTTCGTTATGGGTGCCGAGAATGAATATGTAGCATTTTTTAATCCTAAATTACTCTCATCAAAAGGAGAAATACACCTAGAAGAAGGTTGTTTATCTTTTCCACTTCTAGGATTAAGAGTTACCAGACCTAAAGAAATTGAAGTGGAATACCAAGACTACACTGGAACGACCAAGTATATGAGATTGGATGGCATAAGTGCTAGAGTTTTTCTGCATGAGCTTGACCACATGAACGGAATAGTGTATACTGATCGCGCTAAACCATTGGCACTTGCCTCTGGTCAGAAAAAACGTCAGAAACTATTCAAGAATATTTTAAATAATGGTAAAAAAGTTCAAGAAGCCTATACCTACAGTTGAAGAACAATGGGATCAATGGAAAACAATAAATGATCCCGTTCGTTTTACACACATTGGAACAGATACACTAAAAGAAGTCTTGGTAAAAGACTTGACTTATGCCTCACAAATGGATGTGAGAGAATACACTTTGTATCAAAAGTGGTGTGAAGTACATGAAAAGTATCCTACTGAAGTAAGAAACACCTTTGAAGGTGAACAGCTTGTGTTGCTTGACCATAAACAAATGCGCACAGTCAATGAAGTCAAAGGTAAATTTTGGATGCCCAAAGAACCTGATGATTATCAGAATCTAAAGCCTAAATTGGTTCTTTCCAACGAAAAAGAAACCGATACTTGGAATACTATACGTACATTTTCTTCAACAATGAAGAATAACTCCAATATCGGCCGTAACTTATACTATACAGTAGTTGATGATGTTACTGGAAACTATCTTGGTGTTATTTGTATATCATCCGATTTCTTGGATTTGACTCCGAGAGATAATGCAATTGGTTGGTCTAGAGATGTTAAGACCAAACAAAACATGATTAACCACACAGCAATAGGTTCGACCATTGTTCCTTTACAACCACTAGGTTACAATTACATGGGTGGAAAATTACTCGCTTTGTTATGCCTGGCTGATACTGTACAGAGTGATTGGAAACAAAAATATGGTGATGTTCTGGTTGGTGTCACAACAACATCACTTTATGGAAATACTAAATCAAATGGACTTTCACAGTATGACGGTTTAGAACATTGGAATAAGATGGGTTTCTCCAGTGGTTCAGTTGCATTCGAACCCACAAGAAAAACCATGAATATGGTCTTCGACTGGATTAAAGAGAACCATACACGTAAGTATTTCGAATGGTGGGAAGCAAAAAATCCTCAAGGATTACCACTGAAACGAGATCACAAAAACCGTTCTCTAAATTTTGCTTATTCAAAATTACAGATACCTAAGAACTTAATTCGTACCGAACATCAGAGAGGCATCTATTTTTCTCCTCTCTATGATAACACCAATGAATTTTTGCGGAAAGAAATTGGTGAAGATAAACTGGTAAAATCATTTGATACCAGTGAAGAAACTTTGGCTAATATTTGGAAAACAAAATATGCCAAAGGTAGAATTTCAATGTTGAAAAAGAAGAACACGGTTTCCTATGAAAACCTATTCTATGATGACTTGATTTTCCTCTCTTGGGAAGAAACCAAAGAGAAATATCTGCCACAAGTTGGCAGATAAAAAAAGTATACCGCAAAAAAGGTTGACAAGTTCACTATATAATAGTATGATGTGAATTCTTGTTACAAACAAGGTTTTTTAATTTTATCATTTAGGAGTGATTATTATGGCTAAACTTTCTGCTAAGCAAAAGATTCTGAACTTCCTCAGCAAGCGTGAGGGTTACAATACACTGAGCGTTGCACAAGCTCGTGCTCGTTTCGGCATTCAGAATGTTGCTGCTCGCATTGAAGAACTTCGTCAAGAAGGCAATGTTATCTACACCAACACACGCACTCGCGGTGATGGTACTAAGGTTTCCGTTTATCGTATTGGCACACCAACCAAGTCTATGGTTCGTGCTGCTCTGCGTTCCGGTTATTCTTTTGCTGCCTAAACAGCATTAAGAAAGGGGAAAGCCATTCGTGGCTTTCCCCATTTTTTTATTTTTGGAGAACACATGGAAATTTCTATTAAAAAAGAAGACCTACAAAAGAAAAGCATCTTTGTTGCAACTCCGATGTATGGTGGTATGAATCATGGCCTTTATGCTAAAGCTTGTCTCGACTTACAAGCTATCTGTGTTCAGTATGGCGTTACTGTAAAGTTCTCTTTTCTTTTCAATGAATCATTGATTACAAGAGCACGAAATTATCTTGTAGATGAATTTCTAAATCGTTCGGAATGCACACATCTTTTGTTTCTTGATTCCGACATTCACTTTGATCCTAGAGATGTTATTGCGATGTTGGCTCTAGATAAAGAAGTTATTGGTGGACCTTATCCCAAGAAAGCTATTAAGTGGCGTTCTGTAAAGAAAGCTATCGAAAAGAATCCTGATATCGATCCACAACTATTGGAAAAAGTTACTGGTGACTATGTTTTTAATCCTGTTCGTGGTACTGCACAATTTTCTGTAACTGAACCACTAGAAGTTCTGGAAATTGGAACAGGTTTTATGATGGTTCAACGAGAAGTATTTCCAAAGTTTGCAGAAGCTTATCCACAATTAAAGTATAAACCTGATCATGTTGGTCAAGCACACTTTGATGGAAGTCGGTATATTCATGCATATTTTGACACAGTAATTGATAAAGAATCTGAAAGATATTTGTCAGAAGATTATATGTTCTGTCAGTGGTGGAGAAACATTGGTGGAAAAATTTACCTCTGCCCTTGGATGAGAACTGACCACATCGGCACATATCACTTCAAGGGAGACATGCCTGCTGTTGCTAACTATGTAGGAGAAATGTAATGAAATCTGAAGATTTTTCTCCGTCAGCACCAACGATTACTATTGGTGGTGCCGCTGCTGAACCAATAATTGAAACAATTAATCTAGATGATATTTCAATTACTTTGAGTGATGATATCATCAAATTTCATGATATAGATGGACGCAAGTTTGATGACGGTAAACTTGAATATGGTTTGTTGCCTCCTTTGGCACTTAAAGCTACAGTTGATGTTCTAACTTTTGGTGCACAAAAATATGAACGAGACAACTGGAAGTTTGTGGATGATTCGAAAAGGCGTTATTTCGATGCATTACAAAGGCATTTGTGGGCTTGGAAAGAAGGAGAAGAAAATGATCCGGAATCCGGTAAACACCATTTAGCTCATGCAATGTGTTGCCTAATGTTTCTTTATGAACACGATGTGAAATATTCCACGACAGAATGAAAATAATGTTGTATAATGATATGAATTTTTATTATGGAGATTGAAAAATGAAATTGTCAGCCGACACACTAACTGTTCTCAAAAATTTTGCCAGTATCAATCCTGGTTTGGAATTTAAACAAGGTAATCAACTTTCTACAATGTCACCCACCAAGACTGTGCTCGCAAAAGCTACAGTTGGTGATAGCTTTCCAGAAGACTTCTGTATCTATGACTTGAACCAATTCTTATCGGTTCATTCTTTGTTCAAAGATGCTGATGTGGATTTTGAAGATGCCAATGTTATTTTCAAGAGTGGCAGAAGCAAGACGAAGTATCGCAAGACTTCAAAAACAATGATTGTTACAGTACCCGAAAAAGAACTGAACTTGCCCAGCGTGGAAATTTCTTTCACATTTAATGATGAAGATTTTGCCTCTGTTATGAAGTCTGCAAGCGTACTACAATCACCTAATGTCTCCATCGAATCCGATGGTGAAAAGATTTATGTGACTTGTTTCAATGCAGCAGATGATTCTTCGCACACAAATCTGATTGAAGTTGCTGATGGAAACGGAAGTAAGTTCAAATCCGTATTCAGTACTGATAATCTGAAGATGATTCCTGGCACATATGATGTTCAGATTTCATCAAAAGGTATTTCTTTGTTTAAGAATACAAATGGTAATCTAAGTTATTGGATTGCAATTGAATCTAAGTACTCAAAGTTTGAGGCTTGATTATGAAAGTAAATACAATTTTTGGTTCGTTTGATGATGAACAGTTGTCCAAACTGAAAGGTTATATTGGAGAAGCAGTTCAAGTGATGGACAAAATGGATGTAAAGAAGATTGAATTGCGTGATATCATTGATGCTGCTTATGATGATTTCAAAATTCCTAAAAAGATTTTGCGTAGAATGATCAAGGTACAACGTAATCAGTCCTTTCAAAGTGAGGTTGCAGAGTATAAAGAATTTGAAGCCTTGTTTGAGGGCATGAACGAGGTCAAGTGATGAATGGTCGCAGAAACTTTGCAAAAGGCCTGGGTTTAGCAGGCCTTTTTTTGGCTGGTGTTGCAGGTTATAGAGAAGTTAAAGAAAGAATTGTTTATAAACAAGATGAACTTCCAACATCAGAATTGGAAAAACAACTTGAAGGTAAACCAGTTCTTCAATTAAGTGCAACATACGGGGAATTAAAACCTCTGCCACCAAATTCATTTTATATTTCTGGTTATGAAAATTATGTTGAAGGTACAAAAAAAGAAGTTTCGGTAAATATTGTGCCTGGTCCTGATGGTAAACTGTACGTCAAAGAGAATGACACTTGGCGTAAAATTTGATATAATGTTTTTTTATACTATGGAGAATGTGAATGAACGAACAACATGTGTTGTGGGTCGAGAAGTATCGCCCACAGAAAGTGGAAGATTGTATTCTGCCTGATAATATCAAGGCAACTTTTCAAGAATATGTAAACAGAAAAGAAATTCCGAATCTTCTCCTTTCGGGAACAGCTGGTGTCGGCAAGACAACCATTGCAAAAGCTCTGTGTAATGAGATTGGTTGTGATTATATTGTAATTAATGGTTCCGATGAGTCAGGAATCGATGTTCTTCGGAACAAGATTAAGAACTATGCATCTTCTGTTAGTTTATCTGGTGGTCGTAAGGTCATTATTATCGATGAGGCAGATTATCTAAATCCAAATTCAACTCAACCTGCACTTCGTGGTGCAATTGAGGAGTTCGCCTCCAACTGTTCGTTTATCTTCACCTGTAATTTTAAGAATAGAATTATTGATCCTATTCACTCTAGGTGTACAGTTATTGATTTTAAAGTAAACGGCAATAAAGCTAAACTAGCTACACAATTCTTTAAGCGTGTCGAATGGATTCTTGAAGAAGAAAATGTTCAGTATGAAAAAGAAGTTGTTGCTGCCGTCATCACGAAACATTTTCCCGACAATCGGCGAATTCTAAACGAACTGCAACGATACTCTGTTTCCGGTCGTATCGATAAAGGTATTCTAAGCTCAGTTAGTGATGTTCTAATTAATGAACTGATCAAATCACTAAAAGAAAAAGATTTTTCTTCTGCTCGTAAGTGGGCGACCAATAATCTAGATAATGATCCTTCTCGGATTTTTCGCAAACTCTATGATAGCTTAAACGAATCTCTTAAACCCAATTCTATACCACAGTTGGTTTTGATTTTAGCTAAGTATCAATATCAAGCTGCGTTTGTCGCTGACCATGAAATTAATATGGTTGCTTGTCTCACAGAAATAATGGTAGATTGTGAGTTCAAATAATGCCAGATATTTTTAAAGAAATAATCCCATCTATTCTGGAAACCAAAAAATCTGTTATAAATGACGATATTGATGCAAAGTCTTATGCGCCTTATATAGTCAACCGGGCCTTGTCCTATCACTTGGATTGCGTTGCTTTCGTAAATGAAATGAACATGTATCCAGAAATCGATAAAGACATGCAATATCAGTATTATCTAAATAGTATTAGATCAATGAAACGGAAATTTAAACCGTGGCAGAAATCTAATAAAGTTGAGAATATTGAGTGTGTGAAAGCCTTTTTTGGTTATTCGGACAACAGAGCCAAGGAAGCCCTCCTTATTCTCACCGAAGAACAAATCGCTGAGATAAAAATAATAACAGATAAGGGCGGAATGAAATGATTAATGTAGAAGATTTAGTTGAAGTGACACTAAATGAACAGGATGATTTTCTAAAAGTACGAGAAACCTTAACACGGATTGGTGTTGCTTCCAAGAAAGAAAAAATTTTATACCAATCTTGCCACATCCTCCACAAAAGAGGGCAATATTACGTGGTGCATTTTAAGGAATTGTTTGCATTAGACGGAAAACCAACAGATATTACTGAAAGTGATCTTTCTCGCAGAAATGCAATTGTAAATTTATTGGAAGATTGGGGACTGGTAAAAATTGTCAAAAAAGAAAAGACACAAACACCAGAACCAATTTTTCTCTCACAGATTAAAATCATTTCACATAAAGAGAAAAAAGATTGGCAATTAGTACCAAAATATAGTATTGGTAAAAAAGCACAAAAAGATTGACAAATTAATATAAATACTTATATAATCCTAGTCCCATCGGGATGGGAGCAGCAGTCCGAGGTCAGGCTGCATATAAATTCCTCGGGCCAACGCCTTTTGGGTTGGCATTATTAACTCGCTTATTTAAGGAGATTTAAATGACCTCTATTCATAATCTTTTCGATTTTCACAAGTTTGATCCTTTTGCTGTCGGATTCAATGATGTTTTCAAGGACCTACAAGAAATGTCCAAGAATCTAAAGGCAGTTAGTTATCCTCCATACAATATCAAACAAGTCAAAGAAAACAAGTATGTTATCGAAATGGCTGTTGCTGGTTTTAGCAAGTCTGATATTGAAATTACTTTGGAAGGTAATAAACTTATCGTTAAGGGTAATACTCAAGAAAATGAAACCGACGACAATTTCATTTTCAAAGGTATTGCAAATCGTAATTTTTCCCGTGAATTCAAAATCAATGACAAGATTGAAATTGAAAATGCAGAATTGGCTAACGGTATGTTGAAGATTTGGTTGCAGAATATGATTAAGGCACAAGACCTAGTGAAAAAGATTCCTTTGGTTTCCAAAGAAGAAAAATAAATCGGTTATCTTTTAGGTAAATAACCGAAAGGGGCTCTTGACAGAGCCCTTTATTTTTTGTATAATACTATGATGAAAAAACAAAACATTACATTCCGTAAAGTTCGTCCTCGTAATGGTACAGACATTTACTACACCTCACCTTCTTGGGAAACCAAAGAGGTTGATGGTATAGTTTTTGTCTATGTGATTAAAAATCCTGCCGTGAGAGAAACACCTAAACTCATGCGCAAGGATTCTTTGGAGAATATTAAATGATTTTGAATAAACTGAATGAACAGCTGGCCAATCGCAAAATTTTTGATCCATCAAATAGTGAACATTTAAAATTAGTTCGCATTTTTATGCAAGAGAACGCATGGAAAAATACAAGTGCTATGGGCACATGTCCATTTCTACTGGAATGGCCATATTTGTCTGTTCCTGATATGATTAAAGATAAAATTGTTCGCAATCTTCTCGATTAATTTACAAACTATCGTTGTGATTAAAAAATACAATTAGACTTTCTTCATTAATAGTGTTATACTATTATAAGTAATCATTGGAGTTACTTAACTTTTGAAAGGAAAATCATGTCACTCACGATTAAAAACCTAGAAAGTGCATTGGCTGGAGAGTCAATGGCACATATCAAATATCGTTATTTTGCAAAGATTGCTCGTGAAGAAGGATTCGAAGATGTTGCAAAACATTTTGAACATACAGCAGATCAAGAAATTAAACACGCTTGGGGTCATCTGGAGTTGTTGATTGGTAAACCTTCTACGAAAGAATGTCTTGAAAAAGCAATTGAAGGTGAAACATACGAATTTACGGAGATGTATCCTAAGTTTCATGCTGAAGCGGTTGCTGAGGGTGATCTAAAAAGTGCCGAAGAAGCAAAAGAACAATTATTCGAATCGCGCCGTCACGCCAAAGAATTCATTGAAATTTTAGAATTGGCGGAAAAGCGTTTTGCAGCACTCAAGAAAGTGGAAGAAAGACACGCCAATGCTTACAAAAATGTACTAGGAGGTCTATAATGTCTGAACAAAAAGAAAGAATCTATGTTTGTATTGTTTGTGGCCACACATTGTCTGAATCTGATTGGTTGAGTTTGCCTGACGAAGTTAATTGTCCAGAATGCGGCGTTTCAAAACAGGATTATGTTTTGATGGAGTGATATGAAACAAAAATTTCGTGATGCGTATATGAAAACGGCCGAGGTGTTTGCTGAACTATCCTCGGCTCGCAGACTTCATGTTGGTGCGATTATTGTTAAAGATGATCGCATCATTTCTATTGGTTATAACGGCATGCCATCTGGTTGGGATAATAATTGTGAAACAGAAGAATTTGGATTACATGAAGGATATTATTTAAAAACAAAACCGGAGGTATTACATGCTGAAACTAATGCAATTGCTAAACTGGCAAAATCTAATGAATCTGGTAACCAGGCTACTATGTTTATCACTCATTCCCCATGCTTGGAATGCGGTAAACTTATTTACCAAAGTGGTATTAACAGTGTTTATTATCGTAACTCTTATCGTAACGATGATGGAATTAATTTCCTGGAGAAAGCAGGAGTGAAAGTAGAAAAACTGTAAGGCAATAAATATAATCTGGATGGGAGGATTTTATGAGAATAAAGGTGTTCAATTGTCCAGACAAAGAATTTAAACCTTATATTGAGGATGCAGCACTCTTTTATGCTCAGGAATTAATAACCAATACTAGAATTCGAAATAATTGTTACACAACAATACGATTTGATGCTTCATTAAAAGAATATGGTTATGCTTCAATCGAAGAATATAATACTCAGAAGAATCCCAGACAATTTTTAATTGAAATACATCCTGGTATAGGTGTAAAAAATATATTATCGACACTTGCTCATGAAATGGTTCATGTGAAACAATATATAAATGGTGAAACTGATGACAAACTATCTATTTGGAGAGGCAAAAAAATAAATTCCGATGAAGTTGATTATTGGGATCATCCATGGGAATTAGATGCACATGGTCGAGAAGTCGGTTTATTCTACAAATATAGTGTTAAAAATTGTTTGTGGGAAGTATTTGAAGAATTTAAAAATCCAAACTTACCTATAGTTTCTACACCTATTAAGTGGAAGAAATAAAAAATACCTATATAATATACTAAAACCCCTAGTACCGAAAGGTCTAGGGGTTTTTTGTTGTATTTTTACAACACCAGTTGACAACACACAAAACCCGTTGTATACTGCGTTTTGTTCTTTAAAAATTTGTAGAGTCTTTTGGAAACGTGTCCGAGCGGTTTATGGAACTGGTCTTGAAAACCAGCGTGTCAGAAATGGCACCGTGAGTTCGAATCTCACCGTTTCCGCCATTAAAGGTGAGTTGGCTGAGTGGTCGAAAGCAGCAGTTTGCTAAACTGTCCTCCTCTTTAAACGGGAGCATAGGTTCGAATCCTATACTCACCGCCAAATCATCCCCGCCATAGCTCATGGAGAGCAGGAGCGCTTATAACGCTTTCGTCCAGATAAGACCCAGGATGTGGTTCGATTCCACATGGCGGGACCAAACAAAGGGCCGGTAGCTCATGCTGGTTAGAGCAGTGGACTCATAATCCATTGGTGGTCAGTTCGACTCTGACCCGGCCTACCAAATTTTGTATGCGTGACCCGAACGGTTAGGGAGCGGATTGCAAATCCGTTTTATGCAGGTTCGATTCCTGTCGCATACTCCAATTGCTCGGTTCGTCTATCGGTTTAGGACGCTAGCCTTTCACGCTGGAAAGACGGGTTCGATTCCCGTACCGAGTGCCATTTGTTTTGCTGATTGTAAGCCATGGGCTTGATCATGCCCGAGTAACTGTGTACATAATTGCGGTAATTCTAGACTATCCCGCATGAGCACAGCAAATAGTGCAGTCAGCAAAACAAATGGGACGTTAGCTCAGTTGGTAGAGCAGTAGACTTTTAATCTATTGGTCGTGGGTTCGAACCCCGCACGTCCTACCAAATAAGGAGAACGAGAAGCATTGGTGACTTCAGCAGACTGTAAATCTGTCGCCTCAGGCATACGGGGTTCGAATCCCTGGTTCTCCACCATGGCCTCATTGAGGCCGCCATATATAATGGTTCAATTCCCTAGTAGCTCAGCGGTAGAGCAGCAGACTGTTAATCTGTTGGTCCGTGGTTCGATCCCACGCTGGGGAGCCAGTTTTTTCGGGGTGTAGCACAGCCTGGTTAGTGCGCCTGCTTTGGGAGCAGGAGGTCGTGAGTTCGAATCCCACCACCCCGACCATATTAAAAAGCCCCTGTAGCATGAAGGTCGTGCAGTTGCCTTGTAAGCATCAGGTCCGTGTTCGATTCACGGTGGGGGCACCAGACTTTGGGCTGCTAGTGATAATGGGAGCACGCCGCCTTTGCACGGCGGAGGTTGGAGTTCGATCCTCCAGCGGTCCACCAAGAACGTGCCGTTTCGTCAACGGCTAGTCTGACCCGGACGATGAGAAGGTAGATGACGTCTACAGGGTGGTTCTGGTCCTACCGAACCAGCGCTGGCAATGCGAGAACGGGACCTGTTGGGAAGCGGGTGGAAGGTGCAAGTGATGGCCTGCAGGCTTGATGCACTATAATTACCGCCAGGGTCCGTCAGAGCATATGGTGATATAGCTCAACTGGTAGAGCACCTCCTTCATACGGAGACGGTTGTAGGCTCGGATCCTACTATCACCACCAAATTTCACACCGACATAGCTCAGCGGTAGAGCAGCGTCTTGATAAGGCGTTGGTCGGTGGTTCAATCCCACCTGTCGGTACCATCGATTAAATATAAGGAGAATAATATGTCGGATGGAGGTAAAGGTTCTTCACCGAGACCGTATAGTGTCTCACATGAAGAATTTTCAAAAAATTGGGACAATATCTTTAAGAAAGATAAAGAACCAAAAAACGAAGAAGTAGAAGATAAATTAACTAGAAACAATGAAGAAACTCAATATATAAAGAGTATATCTCGCTAGTGTAACGGCAGCATACCGGTCTCCAAAACCGTTGGTCGGGGTTCGAATCCCTGGCGAGGTGCCAATAGAAAGGTTTATTATGTTAAAACTCAACATTCAAGAGGTTAAGGATTTTATTCAATCACAAAGTCCGGATACTAAAATTTACCTTGGTGCAGACTCGGAAAGATTTCATATGAATGGTAAATGGTATGCTGATTACACTCTTGCTGTTGTAGTTCATATTGATGGTCGACATGGATGTAAGATATTTGGTGAAGTTCATCGTGAGTTGGATTATGATCACAAGAAAAGCAAACCTGCTATGCGATTGATGAATGAAGTTTATAAAGTAGCAGATTTGTTTCACCAATTAATTGATGTGTTGGAAGATAGACATGTAGAAGTTCACCTGGATATTAATCCAGATGAGCACTATGGTTCTTCTTGCGTGGTGCAACAAGCAATAGGTTATATCAAAGGTACATGTGATGTTGTACCAATGGTGAAACCAAAAGCATTTGCTGCTTCATATGCAGCAGATAGACTGAAACATGTGATGGCTATGGCAAAAGTTGTTTAATGGTGTCTATGGTGTAGTGGAAGCATTGCTCTCTGTGAAAGAGTAGGTACGAGGTCGGTACTCGTTAGACACCCCAAAATAAGGATTAATTATGAAACCACTAGGTAATAATGTTATTGTGAAACGTGCAGAAAAAAATCTGACAACAGGTTCAGGTATTATTTTGCAAAGAAGTGATGAAGCCGATTATGGTGTCGTAGTGAATATTGGACCTGATGTTGTTGATGTGTCGATTTCAGACAAGGTACTGTTGGATTGGAATAAAGCACTTCAAATCGATAAAGAAAATTATAAAATTTCAATTGATAGTATTATTGCTATCATTGAGTAAATTTTAAGCCTCTTTAGTTTAATGGTAAAACTCCGCCCTTACAAGACGGTTACGGCAGTTCGATTCTGTCAAGAGGCACCAGGAGAGATAAAATGTACATAGAAAGCATCCAAAAACTTTTTACCATTTGGCCTGTTTATACTAAAGAAACGGTATACAAAACATTGGTGGATCCTGTGACGGATAAAAAAGTTGTTGACATTGTGACTTATTATGTGTATAATGACAAAGCAAAAATTGATACGAATGAAAACAACAAAACAAACATTGATGTAAAAGTTTAGCCCCGGTGACGGAATTGGTATACGTGTTGGTCTTAGAAGCCAAATTTTAGGAGTTCGACTCTCCTCTGGGGCACCAAATAAACTGGCCGTAGTATAATGGAGAATACAGTTGCCTTCTAAGCAATCAATCCAGGTTCGATTCCTGGCGGCCGGACCAGATATGCGACTGTGGTGAAATAGGTAGACACAAGAGACTTAAAATCTCTCGACTTCGGTCGTGCCGGTTCGATTCCGGCCAGTCGCACCATATATAGTAGTATGCGGGATTAGTTTATCGGTAAAACGAAACCTTGCCAAGGTTTAGTGACCAGTTCGACTCTGGTATCCCGCTCCAAATATACCATAATAATTCTTGACTCTACAAATTTTTCTGTTATAATTAATTCATAAATGCGGTGTGTTGTAGAACAGAGTGGATGTCCAATTCACTTGCTTGGTGCAAACCCAAGACGCCGCTCCAAATGCGCGGGATGGAGAAGTGGCAACTCGCCAGCCTCATAAGCTGGAGATCGCAGGTTCAAATCCTGCTCCCGCAACCACTAAGAATGCAATTTAAATAAACTGAGTGCTTCCGGTATTCTTGTTTTTGTGTTCTGGCTTCCCAACAATATAACAATTCGTTGACTGATTCCATTTGTCAACATCATAGCAATACATCCACCAGATGCTGTTATGAATCCAGTTTTACTTACAATAAATTCATATTGTTGAACCAACGGATTTGTATTGTTGTAGGTTAAAAATTTATTTTTTGTTGTTTGTATTTTTATTGATGGCATTTTACTACTTTCAACAATTTCAGGATAATCTTTTGCCATCATTACAATTTTAATCAGTTCTTCAGCTGTACTGATATTCATTATACTTAAACCTGTTGGTTCCACGAATCTGGTCTGTTCCAGGCCATGCATACGCATTTTTAGATTCATACTATAGATACACGCAGAAGTTCCACCAGGATAGTTCTCACATAATGTTACGGCCGCGGAATTACTTGAATTCACCATTGCCAATTGTATCAATTCTTTCCTTGTCAACTTACCTATTTTTTCATTTAGGTCTTGTTGTGCATCTAAAACAACCATCGATGTGACCAATTTTGTAATACTGGCAATCGACCTCACATCAGTTGTATTTTTACCTTCAATTATTTTGCCATTTTCGTCTGACACAATCCAGGCTTTTGCGGTAATAGGCTGTGTTGCGTTAACTGGTTCAGTATAAAATGCGGCGAAAACCAACAATAAAGAAATAATTTTGTATAGCAATTTAAAATCTCCATAGTGTATACTCTACTTAGTCACTGTTTTTTTGTGCCCACCAAACATTCATTCCTAAACTTTTCATTAGCTGAAGCGGCTTTTCCATAATCAGCCTTTGGATTATTTTCTCTCCAATTCTTTTGTTTTTTTTCGACGCATTTTTCTACCGGATCCGTGCAAGCAACAAGTGTAAATGAAAGTAATAAGATTAAATATTTCATAGATTTATCTCCCGCAACTTCCTGTATTATTACAATATTGGATGAGTTCGTAACCACCCCAAAAAAGTCCAACAAGAAATAAAAGAATTATAGTTATAGAAATAGACATTTCTATTGCTTCTAAAATTTGTCTTTTTCTTTTGGCTGCAAATTCTTTTGCCCTTCTAGCTTCATGTGCAGCTTCTATGTCCATTGCTGCAGCTCTTGCTTTTATTTTATTCCAAACATCAATTTTTCCAGCTTGCATAAAAAGAAGTTGCAATTCATTTTCAAATTGTTTAGCTTGATCTAAGGCCATTTCAATTTGAATGGCTGCACCCATACTGGAACTAGTCCCACTTCTCTTAGCTTCTACTGCGGCTTTTGTTGCGGTGCTTTTGGCATCAAAATATTTACCCAAAACTGGCCCTAACGATGAAACATCGTCTACCGTTTTTGATATTTTTTTGACCAGCGCTACTGCCGACTGAATGCCGGCTAATGCTGTAATTGGATCAATCATTTGTTTGCCAATGGATTATCCATCGCCTTTTGAATCTTACTGTCAACATCTTTCTTCAATGTTTCAACTTCTCTGTTGATTTCACGACGAGCTGCGGTAAATTCACTATTGATTTCTTTGCGTGTTTGTTCCATATCCCTACGGATATTGTTTGCTTCTGTTCTAGCCTTCTCCAAATCCTCACGAACAGCCTTACGCATTTCACGCATTTCAGATTCGGTTTCTCTTTGAGCTTGTTTAACTGAGCGCTCAACTTGTTCAGTAACAGATTCATTTCTACGAATATCACTCTTTAAATCATTTTTAATATCTCTAGTGTAATCACTGGTCTTTTGACTGTTTTCTTCAATAACAGCAAGTCGTTTGTCGAAATCCGACAAATCTGGTGAAACATATTCGGCAATTTTCTTTTTCATTCCCATATAATCTTTGTAGGCTTCAAAAACACCATAAAGACCACCCAATAAAGATGAGACAAGAGTAAATGCAATCATAAGTTTTGCCGGTGTAAATTCGTAACCACCAACACTGATGACAGTATCTTTGCTGGCATATTTTTTGACAGCAGCTTCCGCTTCATCAATTTTTTTGTTTACGTCTTTAATTTCTTCTCCCATTTTAATTCCTTTTATATTGTTGGTTGACCATTTCTTGATGTAATCTATCCGAACTCATTTGTCTTAATGCTCGAACATTGTCAACATTTTTCTGTCCTTTATAAATTTCTTTCGGTGCATAAAAAGCCGCATCTGCAATGACAAGATTCAAATACTGATTATAACCAACAGGTGTTGTTGCCATTCTAGAAATGTTGACACCACCAGCAATTTCATTATCAGACACATTTGTGTTTACGCTTGTTTTTGGTTGTACAGATGTTGTTGTTTGTAAGTCAACACCGCGACCTTCTATTATTTGATTAATCGGATTTGTTCTATCGGTCAAAAATCTTTGAGATTCAGACATAGACATTTCGAAAGATGAAGTAGTTGATTGTTGATTTGTTGAAAACGAAGTTTGAGAAACTTGTGTTGTTTCGGTTGATATTGGAACAAAATTTTGTGTAGTTGCATTTTGTAACTGTTGTTGTGGTGGCAATAACGAATATATTATTTGTGTTTGTGCATTTTGAGTTTGTTCTTGGAACAAATTTGTTGTAACCGTGGATTGTACAATCGAATTATCTGGAGAAACACTATTTGTTGAACCAAAACGATTTGTATCATTTGCTCTTGTGGTAGAAGTTTGTATGTTAGGCTGAGTAAATGTTGAAACAGAAGAAGATTGTGTAGTTTGTATTTGATTACTTGACTGATCACTTCTTTGTGCAACTGGACTAATTCTTAAAGAAGAACCAATAAGACTTTGACTACTTGCTAAACTTGAAGATTGAGCAATATTTACCGCTTCTTGCTGCGCTTGCTGTGCAGTTTGTTCGGCAGCAGCAACAGCATTCTGTGCAGCCTGCATTGCAATAGATTGTTCTCTTTGTTGATTTCTAGCAACAACACTCAAACCAATTGAAACGCCATTAGAATTAACAGTTGTTTCTTTATTATTTACAGTTGATGTTAATGTTACAGATGGTGTAGCGACTGTAGTTAAGCTCGATTCGGTTACCGGAGATTGTGTTACTGTGGTCGTTGGAGCCTGAGGCATTGTACTTGTGGTGTTTGTGTTTGTTACAATCTCTGTCGTACTTGTTGGCAAAGGCGGCGTCAGCTTTGCTAGAGCATCAGCAAAACCAGGACAAGTTGGACTATACAATGGATTGTTGAAACACGGATCAACCGAATACTTTAAACTGAAACTCACATTGTAAACCTCAGGTCCATAAGGCCCTGCCCAAAAATTATTGTCTCGGCCAACAAAACCATATTGCACACTTCCTAAATCTTTTGTAGCAAATGGTGTTGTGAAGTTTTCCGAAAAATTAAAATTGGTCCAATCAAACTTATATGTTAAATCATAGTTTCGATTGAAAACAGTTGATCCTTTTGAATCGTAAAAACTCACATAAGCGTTAAGATAGTCAATTCGACCATCGTCCCAACCATTACCGTTTTTCGCTGTGAAACTAAAATTATAACCATTTACACGCAATCCTGTTCCTGAATTTGGAAGAAGACTGGATATAAGTTGCATCTGATATAAATTTGTAGTACCATATGAAAAATTTATATTATTGCCTGGTCGGACAATAGCATTTGGACCACAATATCCGGGATCACCCGAAGCCCAACAAGTCAAACTATCCTGATAAACACCATTGACCCATGGTGTTGTGTTTGTACCAGAAACAGTCGGTTGCACCACATTTCCTGTGGTGTAAACTTGAGTTGGATCAAGTGTTTGAGCGGTTGCAATTGATGATAAAAAAACCATCAAAGCAAAAAAGAGATTTTTCATTCTCTTATAGCTTTAGGAATTTTGTCCGGATTTGCAGCCCAAGCGACTTTAGCTTGTTCACCAATCAAACCTTCATATGGGCAAGGTGTACCGGCTGCCATCATGGCATCAAATACTCTACGATCCTGACACATCGTGGCAACTGCGGCAACTTTCATACCCATGTCAAATAGTGTTTTGGAAAGTTTTAATCTTTCGCAATTTTGGTCACGCATTGTACCACCAAAACTTAAACCAAAAACTTGAGTTTGTGTAGCACCAGAAACACCAGTCACGCAAAGGTCTGAGCCCATACTCATCATTGCAGGTGCGATTGCTGTTGGTGGAGGTTGAACAACTTTTTGTGTGACGGTACTTTCATTGATATTGCGATTGGTCATTTCACCTGACTGAATGTTTTGATTAACATTTGTTGCAGTTGATGTGTTATTATTTTGGTTTACATTTGTACTTGTTGTTTGATTTACATTATTATTGTTATAAGTCATTGTTCCAGAATTGATATTCTGATTGACATTTGTACTTTGACTATTGTTTACATTTAAATTTGTATTTCTACTTGTGCTTGTTGAAGTATTAACATTATTATTGTTATTTGTCATTGTACCAGTATTTTCATTTCTATTAATGTTGGTGCTTGTGCTGACATTATTGTTGTTATATGTCATTGTACCAGAATTAATGTTATGGTTCGTATTTGTTGAAGTGCTGGTACTTACATTGTTGTTATTGAATGTTTGTGTGCCACTATTAATATTATAATTTGTATTTGAATTTGTTGATGAGGATGTATTGGTGTTTACATTGTTGTTATTGTTTGTAACTGTTCCACTTTGTACATTATTGTTTGTGTAAGTAACAGAACCGCTCATCACATTGTTGTTATTGTTTGTGATAGTGCCATTTGTGGTATTTTGATTGATGTTTGTAACTGTTCCACTTTGCACATTGTTATTATTGTTATTGTAAGTCACAGTACCGCTGTTCACATTATTGTTTGTGTTGACATTGGTGCTGTTGACGGTACTTGTACTGGTGGTCGTGCTTGTACTGGTACTATTATTGTTTGTGGTAACGGTACTTGTGCTATTTGAAGTGGAGTTGGTATCCACTAATGTCTTTGAATCATAACTACCTTGATTAATAGGTGTAGTTGTGCTTGTTGTTGTTCCACCGGTTGTACTCTGCGTACTTGTTGTTTGCGCAAATGCTGTACCCATAACAAAAAGTAAGGCTAAAGCCAACTTTTTGAAGTTCATTTGATTTCCTTTTAATTTTGTTATGAAAAAAAACATTGGTAAATGTTTCAGGGACATATTGCATGTCCGAACAAAATCATATATAATTGTATCACTCTTATTTATGCGGGTAGACAGGTGAAGGGGCCACCAACAGCCTTCCAAGCTGAAGATCGCGGAGTTCGACTCTCCCTACCCGCTCCACTTTTATTGGGAATTTAAATTATGGATATAATTGTATTGAAATTAATTACCGGCGAAGAAATCCTAGGTGAAATAGAATCCGAATCGGAAACCGAATTTGTCTTAGTCAATCCAGTAGGAATTGCAGTTGTTCGTGGCCAGGACGGTGCTCCCAATGTAGGTTTTGCACCATTTCCTATTCATGCCGAACAAAAAAGAGGTTCGACTATTGCCTTGGTGAAGAAACATATTGTATACTCATATGTTCCTGCCGAAGATTTTATCAATAATTATAATCAAATATTCGGTTCTGGAATTATTGTTCCCAACAAACAGCTTATTACATGAGTTTTTATACAAACGTACAATCTATCGGTGGTAAAATCCTTTACCGTGGTGTAATCGGCGGTAAAAGAGTCAAACAAAAAATTGATTATACACCATCACTTTACATTCCCTCCAAGAAAGTAACCAATTACAAAACACTGGATGGAAAATATCTCGACAAAAAAGTTTTCGATAGTATTCATGAAGCGAGAGAATACACCAAACAATTTGATGGTTTAGTGAATGCCACCAAAATCTATGGTAATACCAGATATGAATATGCTTTCATAGCAGATCAACACCCCGAAATGGTCGAGTGGGACCAAGATTTGATTTCTATTGCCGTAGTTGATATTGAAGTTGGTTCCGAAAATGGTTTTCCAGATCCTTACGAAGCAAACGAACCAATCACCGCAATCACCATAACCTATCTGAATGGGTATACTTATGTCTATGGATGTGGTGATTACAACAACTATGATGATAATGTTTCTTATGTGAAATGTAAGGACGAATGGACACTTTGCAAGAGATTCCTTGAAGATTGGATGAACAAATGTCCAGATGTTATCACCGGTTGGAACACCAAGTTTTTTGATATTCCATATCTAATTAATCGATTCAACCGCATTCTCGGTGAAGATTATGCAAAGAAACTTTCTCCTTGGAATATGATCTCTGAGAGAAATACTGTAATCAATGGTCGACAAATGAAAGCATATGAAATTGTCGGTGTTGGTTCTCTTGATTACATTGAACTCTACAAATGGTATGCGCCAGGTGGTAAATCACAAGAATCTTATCGATTGGATAATATTGCAAATGTCGAGCTCGGTGAAGGTAAGATTTCGTATGATGAATATGACAACCTGCATCAACTTTACAAACTGAACTATCAGAAATTTATTGAGTATAACATCAAAGACGTACAACTGATTCTAAAACTTGAAGATAAACTGAAGTTGTTAGAGTTGGCCTTAACTCTTGCGTATGATACCAAGTCAAATTATGAAGACGTTTTTGCGCAAACAAGAATGTGGGATTCTCTTACATATTCCTATTTGTTGCAACAAAATATTGTTGTTCCTCCGAAAGAAGTAAAAGAGAAAGACTCTGCTTTTGAAGGTGCTTATGTTAAAGTACCACAAGTTGGAATGCATGAATGGGTGGCCTCTTTCGATCTGAACAGTCTGTATCCGCATCTCATGATGCAGTATAATATTTCTCCAGAAACTCTGATCGAACCGGAAAATTATACAGAAGAAATGCGAAATATCATTTCTCAAGGTATCAGTGTTGATAAGTTGTTGGCCAAAAAAGCTGATTTGTCAAAATTGACTGGTGCAACAATTACACCAAATGGACAATTCTTTCGCACAGATATTCAAGGTTTCTTACCCAAGATGTTGGAAGAAATGTATGAAGATCGCAAGAAATTCAAGAAGATGATGATTTCTGCAAAACAGGAATATCAGAAAGAAAAAGATCCAAAAGTAAGAAATGAACTTGAAAAGAAGATTGCACGATATAATAATCTTCAGTTAGCAAAAAAAGTTTCATTGAACTCTGCTTATGGTGCTCTTGGTTCACAGTATTTCCGATTTTATGATTTGCGAATGGCTCTTGGTGTAACAACTGCTGGTCAATTGTCAATTCGTTGGATTGAAGCGAAGATTAATGATTATATGAACAAACTTCTGAAGACGGAAGCTGATTATGTTATTGCATCGGACACCGATTCAATTTATCTCCGTTTGGGTGATCTGGTCAACAAAGTTTACGGATCAGATGGAAAAGTTTCGATGCCCAAACAAAAAGTTATTGACTTCATGGATCGTGTTTGTGAGGACAAGATTCAACCATATATCGATAATTCATACGAAGAATTGGCAAATTATGTTAATGCATATGACCAGAAGATGCAAATGAAACGAGAAGCCCTGGCCGACAAAGGAGTTTGGACAGCCAAGAAAAGATATATTCTGAATGTATACAACAATGAAGGTGTCGCATACGATGAACCATACATGAAAGTTATGGGTCTAGAAATGATTAAGTCTTCCACACCTTCTGCAATTCGCGAAAAAATGAGTCAAACAATTGAATTGATGATGCGTGGTACCGAATCTGAAGTACAAGACTTTATTCAGAAATTCAAGGAAGAATTTAAAAGATTACCACCAGAAGAAATTTCTTTTCCTCGTGGTTTGAATGGACTCAAAACTTATTCAGATTCGGTAAATCTATACACCAAAGGAACACCGATTCATGTGAAGGGTGCAATTCTATATAATCATTATCTGAAAGAGATGAAATTAACAAAGAAATATCCTCTCATTCAAGAAGGTGAAAAAATCAAATTCACATATCTAAAAATGCCCAATCATTTCAAAGATATGGTAATTTCTTATCCTGGTAGATTACCAAAAGAATTTGGTCTTGACAAATATATTGATTATGATGTACAATTTGAAAAATCGTTTTTGGAACCGATTAGAGTAATTCTTGATTGTATGAATTGGTCTGCGGAGAAAACAAATTCGATTGAAGATTTCTTTTCATAAGGATTAAACATGAGCATTCTAGATAAAATTAAAAAGAATAGTAGTATCAAAGATTCAGCTATTCTGTCTCAATCGAAGTTTTTCAATGAGAAAGATATGATTCCTACTCCTGTGCCCATTGTAAATGTGGCACTTTCTGGTCGATTGAGTGGTGGATTGACACCAGGACTGACCATGTGGGCGGGACCATCAAAGCACTTCAAGACTGCATTTAGTCTGTTGATGGCAAAATCTTACTTGGAGAAATATGATGATGCCGCTCTACTATTTTATGATAGTGAATTTGGTACTCCTCAGTCTTACTTTGATTCATTTGGTATCGATACCAATCGTGTTTTGCATACACCAATCACCGATATAGAACAACTGAAGTTTGATATTATGAATCAATTAACAAACCTAGAACGGGGAGACAGGTTAATTATTGTTGTGGATTCTATTGGTAATCTTGCATCAAAGAAAGAAGTCGAAGATGCTTTGGAACAAAAATCTGTTGCGGATATGTCTAGAGCAAAACAAGTTAAAAGTTTATTCCGTATGGTAACACCACACCTTTCTTTAAAGGATATTCCAATGATTGTTGTGAACCATACATACAAAGAAATCGGTATGTTTCCGAAAGATATTGTCGGTGGTGGAACAGGTTCTTACTATTCTGCTGATAATATTTTTATTATTGGTCGACAACAAGAAAAAGAAGGTACAGAAATTACCGGTTACAACTTTATTATCAATGTAGAAAAATCACGTTATGTAAAAGAGAAATCAAAGATACCTGTTTCTGTCTCATTTGAGGGTGGTATTAGTAAATGGTCCGGTTTACTTGACCTCGCACTTGAATCTGGTCATGTCGTAAAACCAACCAATGGTTGGTATGCAAAAGTTAATCAAGAGACCGGAGAAGTTGGTGAAAAACACCGAATTAAAGATACTGAAACTAAAGAATTTTGGTTGCCAGTACTAAGTGATAAATCCTTCCACGAATTTGTAGAAAGTAAATATCGAGTCGCTTCCACAGATATTCTGCGACCAGAAGAAGTGGAGGAAGAAAATGATTGAAGGTATAGACTACTGTTTCATTTATCCGAAAAATGATAGTTCGTTGGTACACATAAAGCTACTGGAAGGTCCTTATAAAGATACTGTTTTTAAATACGGTAAAGTTAAATTTAAGGAAGAAAACGATTCCGTATATTTACTTTTCGCGTATGATGTGATAGAATCAACAAACGCGAAACCATCAAAGATGGAAAAAGATGAGAAGTTCAAAAACTACATAGGCGACCTTCTCGTAGAGCTCATGTCATCCAATATTGAACAGGAAATTATTGATGAAACTGGAACAGACGATACTGAAAAACCTAGTTTACAATGAAGAATATTTACGGAAAGTCCTACCTTTTCTAAAAGAAGAATATTTTACCGATAGAACAGATAAAACTATATTCAATGAAATTTCATCGTTCGTACAGACTTACAATAACACGCCATCGATTGAAGCAATTGAATTGGCCGTCAAAGAGAGGCGTAATCTCACAAATGATGAAGTGGAGAGATGTGAATCTTATCTTAAAGAAATTGAAAAGACTGCATCAGAAAAATCCCAGGTTCAATGGCTTGTTGACAAGACAGAAAAGTTTTGTCAGGAAAAAGCTATCTACAATGCAGTATTGGGGTCTATTTCTATTCTCGATGGAAAAGACAAAACAAACGACAAAGGTTCGATTCCCAAGATACTATCGGACGCCTTAGCAGTAAGTTTCGACAATTCAGTTGGCCACGATTATTTGGAGAATTCAGATGAACGATATGACTTCTACCACAGAAAAGAAGAAAGAATCCCATTTGACCTGGAATACTTCAACAAGATTACAAAAGGTGGTCTTCCTGCCAAAACTCTTAATGTTGCTCTTGCTGGTACCGGTGTGGGCAAGTCTCTCTTTATGTGTCATGTTGCCGCTTCGTGTCTATCTTTGGGTAAAAATGTACTTTATATCACCCTTGAGATGGCTGAAGAAAAAATTGCAGAACGTATTGACGCGAATCTTTTGAATGTCACAGTTGATGAATTGATTGAACTACCAAAAGATTTATATGATAAAAAAATTAATCGAATCAAAGATAAAGTTGTTGGTAAATTAATCATCAAAGAGTACCCAACAGCATCAGCATCAGTTACACACTTCAGAACACTTTTGAATGAACTTAATCTAAAAAAGTCTTTTGTACCAGATATTATCTTTGTCGATTATCTTAACATCTGTTGTTCTTCCCGTATTAAACCAGGTTCAAATATTAATTCATACACATATGTTAAATCGATTGCTGAAGAACTTAGAGGTCTAGCAGTTGAGTTCAATGTTCCTATTGTATCTGCTACACAAACTACACGATCAGGATTTACAAGTAGTGATCCTGGTTTGGAAGATACATCAGAATCGTTTGGTCTTCCAGCAACTGCTGATATGATGTTTGCTTTAGTTTCGTCAGAGGAATTGGAAGAACTTGGGCAAATTATGGTCAAACAATTGAAGAATCGTTATTCAGATCCAACACAATTCAAAAGATTTGCTCTAGGTATTGACAGGTCTAAAATGAGATTATATGATGTTGAACAATCAGCACAAAATGGTTTGGCGGATGCTGGAATTACCGATAAACCATTAAACACATTTGGTGACCGAGAAAGAAACACAAAGAAGGACAAGTTCAGTGCATTTAAAGTTTGATGACGCTTTATATTGTGCCAAAGTTTTTGAAAATTATTTTGGTAATTTTAATCGCATCGATGAATACATGAAGGATCAAAAGTTGGCATCTCTATCGGAGATACCGACTAATCCACTTTTTCCGATTGAAGATGATTTGTTTTCAAATTTTGCGATTCATCCATCAGATATGAATTTTGAAGTGTGTGAAATTGCACAAGATACATGGGAAACATTACTCAATATCACATCATCACATATTAATGTTGCGCCAGTTGGTCGACAGATTCGTTTGGCTGTCAGAGAAACAAATACAAATAAATTTGTTGGTTTTCTTCGACTCGGTTCACCCGTTATTAACATGAAGCCGAGAAACGAAATGCTCGGTCAGGTTTTTACACAACAACCAGAATGGGCAAAACAATTCAATGATTCTGCCATGATGGGTTTTGTAATTGTTCCTTCACAACCATTCGGTTATAATTATCTTGGTGGTAAACTTCTTGCACTTATTTGCACTTCACATGAAGTACGCGAAATCATTAACAAGAAGTATGGAATGAATTTTTGTTTGTTTGAAACCACAAGTCTCTATGGTAGTTCTAAGACAGTATCACAATATGATGGTTTGAAACCATATATTCGTTATAAAGGATTGACTGATTCAGATTTTGTGCCGTTGATGCACGGAAAGCCATACGAAGATTTGAGAAATTTTGTGGAAGACAAGATTGGTGATATTGTGGATCCGGATGCTTCCAGTAAGAAGCTAAAAACTACCATGAGAATTATTGCTCTCACCAAATCAGCACTCAAAGGTACTTCTGAAGGCGGCTCATTCCAAGCAACGATTGAGAAGGCTAAGGGGTTGACAGAACAGAAAAGATATTATATCAGTGACTATGGTTATAAAAATATGGTGGATTATGTTAACTGTAAGTCGGACATGCTTATTCCTGGCGAAAACTATGAAAAACATCATTTGGTAAATTTGATTGGATGGTGGCGAAATAAAGCATCGAATCGATACGACACATTGAAATCGGAAGGCCGTTTACGCAATGAACTTGAAGTGTGGACCTCAGGAAAAGATATTCAGATAATTAGATAAATATTTTTATTTGGGGTTCAAATGGCTGCACAACAAGGTTTTCAATATGAAATTAATGCTGCAAATGTTCTAAAGCCTTTGGGTTTAGTGCCTAAATCTTTTGTTCCTGCTGGAGCTGGTCATGATCAACCAGATTTAATGTTAGAACATAAAAAGGTAAAAGCTGGTTGTGAGTTAAAAATAACAGCAGCATCAGCTGGTTCTTTGGTTTTAAAATATGATACCGGCGATAAACGAAATCCATGGAAGTTTGGTGATATCGGTGAAGATGATGCTGAAAAAACATTTATCAAAGACTTAGCAGAAGAAGTTGGATTATTCGATATTATCAAAAAAGAGTGGAAAGAAATGCCTTTCAAACGAGAGAAAGATGATCTCTGGAAAGCTACGGCAGGTAAATTAACAAAAAAACAACAATACGAAAGAGACAGAGATACATTTCCTGATATACGAGGAGAAATCCCTGCTTCAAAAATAGAACAATACTATAATAGAAAAAATACTTACTATGTAAATGTGGGCACTCATGGTTTTTTTCTAATGGGAAAGAAAAATCCATTGAAACTAAAAGGAGTACCCCTTTTTGGACAATCAGCTAAAGCTACTTACAGAGCAAGAGTTCAATATAAAGGAAGTGATAATTATCAATTCACTTTTGAAATGCAATTTTCAATACCAGCAAGTAAGAAGTCACCATTCAATATTGCTCCAGTCGATGGAAAAACTGTTGCAATAAAAAAAGAACTTTTAAACTTAAATTGCTTCATGTAATATGACACCAAGTAATATAGATAAAATACTAGAAGAATTCGGCGACTTCGAAGATGATTTTGGATTCTCGGCTGTTTCTGAGGAAGAATACAATAAAGTAATTTCCGATACCACAGAGACTGCGGAAAATTTGAAGGATAGATTAGAAGAAATTGAAAAGTTGGTGATACCATTTTTGAAAAAACTTCATACCACTGGCGATAAAGAATATATCTACTGGCCAAACAGAAAACCAATCATAGAAAAACAAATTGAAAAAATATTGAAACTGACAAGAGGTTAATTATGAAAGCTACTGTGATTATACCGACCACTGGTTCACCAGAAGTTCGGAATGCTATAGAATCTGTACTAAAACAAACTATGGAAACTCAATGTTATGTTGTATGTGATGGTGAACAATATGGCGGTAAATCTGATGTTATAATTTCCGATTTTGGTGGTTGCAAAAATGTAAAATACACCAAACTACCAATTAATGTTGGTGCAAATGGTTTCTATGGACACAGAATATATGCCGCTTTTACACACTTAATTGATACTCAATACGTTCTTTACCTGGATCAGGACTGTTGGTTTGAACCAAATCATGTAGAAGAATGTATCAAGTCTATCGAAAGAAACGACCTGGATTGGTCCTATTCACTCCGTAAAATATGCAATAAAGAGGGCAAGTACCTTTGCAATGACGATTGTGAATCTCTCGGTGCATGGAAAACTTATCACGGAGTAAATCATATAGATACTAATTGTTATTGCATTAAAACTGAAGTTGCGATAAAATTGGCACAGGTTTGGCATGGAGGTTGGGGTCAAGACAGAGTTTGGCTTCAAGTTTTATCGCAACATTTTCCGAAATATGATTGCACAGGCCTTTACACATTAAATTATAGAGTTGATGGAAATGCTGGTTCAGTAACCGCCGACTTCTTTTATAATGGTAATGAAGTTATGAATAGACGTTATGATGGAGATTTCCCATGGAGAAAAAGAATTTAATTATTGGAGGTTTCACCAATTACAATTATAGTCAGTTGAAACCTTGGGTCGAATCAATTGATGAATGTGGTTTTAGTGGTGATAAAGTGATGGTTGTTGGCAACGCATCACAGGAAACAAAAAATAAGTTACAAGAAAAAGGATTCGTATTGGTCGATATGCCACAGATGAATGTGCCCATTCATGTTGCTCGATTTTTATCAATATACGAATATCTTAGAAATAACTGGCAAAATTATAATTATGTTGTGACAACAGATGTTAAAGATGTTTATTTTCAAATTGATCCGTGTGAGTGGTTAGATTTTCATATAAACACTAAGTATAAGTTAGTTGCTGGTTCTGAAAGTATGAGATATAAAGATGAACCTTGGGGAAATGAAAATTTGATGCAAGCATATGGTCCTTATATACACAACTTGTTTAAAGACACTGTAATATACAATGTGGGTACCATCGGTGGTAAATCAGAATATGTGAAAGACCTGGTCTTCAACATTTTCACAAATGCTATTAATAGACCTATTCCAATAGTTGATCAAGCGGTGTATAATGTTCTATTGAATACACAACCATATAAAGATGTTACATTTTTTGCATCACAGTCCGATGGATGGGCTTGTCAAGCCGGCACCACAGTTGATCGATCAAAAATAGAAAAATTCAGACCTTTCTTAACTGAAGCCGAACCTTTGTGGGAAAACGGTAAAGTTTTAACTGGTCAAGATTCGTCACATTGTAAAAAAGGAACTCCATTTTGCATCGTGCATCAGTACGACCGAGTTCCTGAATGGAAAAAGTTTATACAAGAAAAATATGATCAAGACGATCCCAATCAACATTTTGTTTACAGGACAGTATAATGAGTGACCTTATAAAATTCAATACTTTTCAACAAGCTTTTGGAACACAAACACCAAAAAATATTTTCAAGTGTTCTGGATATGGTCTATCCGAACTGATAAAAGATTTTAATAATCCTATTGGATTAGAAATTGGATGTGATATCGGTGACACAACAGAATTTTTGTTAAGTTCAAAAGAAGATTTAAATCTAATTTCGATTGATCCGTATGAGAACTATGTTGATTGGAATGGTCGACCACTAAATGAACGAGAAGAAGTTTTCAATCGAATGATGGAAAGAATGAAAATTTTTAACAATCGTTTCACGCTTATCAGAAAAACTTCTGATGATGCGGTAGTTGATTTTCACGAAGAACAATTTGATTTTATTTTTATTGATGGTTTACATACTTATGATCAATTATCTAAAGACTGTGAAAACTATTATAAATTCTTAAAACCTGGAGGCATATTCTCGGGACATGATTTTACAGCAATTGAAGGTGTCAATCGTGCAGCGAATGAATTTGCAACAAAGGTCAACAAAGAAATAATGACAACCGAATGTGATGTTTGGTATTGGTACAAATGAAAAAGTGTATAATATTATCAGGTCAATACAGAACATTTGAAAAGACCAAAGAGAATATCAAAAAATTCATTGATATTAATGATATGGATGTTTATTGCCATATCTGGTCGATGGATGCGAGAGAAATAGATGATGTCAAACATACTCTTGTTCCCAGAGCTATTCTCTGTGAAGATTTTAAAAAATACGAGGATCAATTCAACAAAATTGAATCTAGAATACGATCAACGAATCCGAAAAATGCTCCAGACGATAAAGTTGCTGGAAATGCATCAATGAATTTTAGTCGAAAGAGAGCCTTTGATCTGATAGAAGAAAAATATGACATACTAGTTTATTGCAGATATGATATTGCATTCAAGTATCCTTTTCAATTTGAAAATGTCGATAAAATTTATACTCCCTTAGAAGAATCATACAATCTGATATCGGATATTTTTGCAATAATGCCGTTTGACTATGCAAAAAATTATTTTATATATGACAATTATGAAAAATTACACTCAACACAATTTGAAAAAGATTTTGAAGATTATTTGAGATATAAAAAAGTTTACGGTGAAGAAAATATTAGAATTCATAAACATGAACGTTATTGCCCACATATGATGTTACTTAGAAATTTGGTAATGACTAATACACCATTTGAAACATTCAATTTGCCAGTGGGTCTACAGAGATGAAAATAGCACTATGTTTTTCTGGCCAGGCCAGATCCTTTGAAAAAGGTTTCGAATTTTATAAGAAAAATCTTTTGGATCACTATGATGTGGATGTTTATGTGCATTCTTGGAAATTCGAAAACGAAAGAAAACTGTTAGAATTATACCGACCAAAAAATTATGAATTCGAAACTCCCCCTCTTGGTGATTTTGATAATCGTTACACTAATACTCCTAATCCCCAAAAGCATCCACCAAAATTTACATACCGAATGTTATATTCCATGTATAGGTGCAGCCAAATTATATTAGGAGAATACGATTGGATTATCAAGTCTCGTACAGATTATGCGTTGAATGTGAAGATACCCTTTGAAAAACTTGATAGTCGAATACTTTATATACCAAATTGTAGAATGGTACCTGAAAGAAATTTTGGTAATGATCAGTTTGCTTTTAGTTCGCATGAAAATATGTTGAAGTACATGTCGACCTACAATAACATTGATAAGTATTATAATGCAGGAAATCAATTCATAGGTGAAGATATGATGCGAGCAAATCTACATGAACACAATTTACACGGAGAAAAACTTGTTTATGTTAACATGAACAATCCTTTTCCTCCAGGTCCGCACAATGGAACATGGCATTCTTTGATTCGTGATGATTATGACCAATGGATAAAATCGTAAAAGAATTTCATGGCCATTCTGGTAGCCAAGTTTATTTGATGGAGAATGAACACGGACTATATGTTAAGAAAAATGGTAATGTGTTAAGAAACATCGAAAGGATGCAGGCATTATTGAATGCTGGTTTTCCCGTGCCAAAAATTTATATTTGTGACTCGCAAACAATGAATATGCAATATATTCATGGTCTCGACATGAAAAATTATTTAATTCATTCCGACACAGATCCTTTGATTAATTTTATCAAGGAAACAATAGATAAATTTAAGTCTAATACAAAAGAAAAAGACTACACGGAAATATACAATCAGAAGTTAATGTGGATGAATCAAGATAGTAATCTACCATTTACAAAAGATGAACTAATAGAATTATTACCTAAAAAATTACCACAATCATTATATCACGGCGATATGACATTAGAAAATATTATGCATACAAAAAAAGGTTTCTATTTTATTGATCCCGTGACAATCGAATATGACTCATACATATTTGATATAGCTAAATTGAGACAAGATTTGGAATGTAAATGGTTTCTGAGAAATGAAAATCTAAAATTGGATGTTAAGTTACAGAATATTAAAGATGAATTAAAATATTTTTATCCACAAGCTTTCAATGATTCATTATTAATACTGATGTTACTCAGAGTTTATGTACATTGCAAAAAAGATGATTTCAATTATAATTTTGTGAAAAGAAATATAGAACAATTGTGGAATTATTTAAAAACATAAGTGAAATGGAATAACTATGGAAATTATTGTGCCTGCGGCTGGATTATCAACTCGTTTTCCAGATATGAAACCAAAATATCTTCTTTTTGACTACAAACACGATATGATGCTCTCAAATTCTGTTTACAGATATAAGGAGATGGGACACAATATCACTATTGGTATCTTAAAGGAACATGATGAAAAATACAACGCAAAAGATTTTATACATCATGAATTGGGAGAAGATGTGCGAGTTGTAATTTTAGAAAAGCCAACGAGAGGTCCTGCTGAAACCGTCTATGAAATCCTAAAGATAGCAAATATTGTCGATGACGAAATCTTTATCAAAGATTGTGACAGTTTCTTTGATCATGAAATAGAATCTGGAAATTATATTTGTGTTTCAGACATTACAAAGCACGAAGTGTTGAAAAAACTCTCATCAAAAAGCTTTGTTATTGCAAATGAACAGATGATCATTACGAACATAATTGAAAAGCGGGTTGTTTCTAATACATTTTGTGTTGGTGGTTATAAATTCAGCAGAGCAAAAGATTATATCGAATCGTATGAAGAAATATGCAAATATACAGGAGAAATATTTGTATCTGATGTAATTGGAAGGATGATTGACAAAAATCATGTTTTCATCAAAAAAGATGTGACGAATTATTTTGATGTTGGTACTGCACAAGATTGGTTTGAATATAATGATAAACCTGTATTCTTCTGTGATATTGACGGCACACTCATAAAATCACAAACAAGAGTTGGATCAAACACATATTATGATCCACCAATTGTTTTAGAGAACAATGTAAAAATTATGTTGGAATATCAAAGTAAAGGCGCACAAATTATTTTTACCACTTCTCGACCTAAATCTGTTGATCACATTACACGGTCCATGTTAGAATCTTTAGGTTTCAAAAACATTCAATTGATTTCCGGATTACTTAATTCCAAACGAATACTGATAAATGATTTTAATGCTGGAAATCCTTTTCCGAGGGCCGAGGCTATAAATTTATTCAGAGATGATGATTTATTGAAAAATTTTCTATGATTCCAGATAAAAATTTATTTATTGTAACATCTTGTATAAAACCCGTAATTGGTGTTTTTTCAGAAGAAGTTAGATTTTTGCAAACAATCGATTCACTAATATCAATTAGAGAAAAAGATCCTGATGCGATTATATTTTTGTGTGATGCATCTGTAAATAAACTCACCGAAAAAGAATTAGATAAACTAAATCGATATTGCAATTTGTTTATTGACATGAATAATTTTCCTCATGTCAGAGAACTTTCATCTAAAGGTCTAAAAAGTCATGCCGAAAATGCTCTAATGTTTGGAGTATTGGCATCACTAAAACAAGGTGTAAATTCACAGAAAATGATGTATTCTGTGAAAAGAATATTCAAATATTCTGCACGAACAAACTTAAATGAAAACTTTAGATTAGAAGATTATGATAATCTTTTCGGCAAGTTTGTTTTCAAGAAAAGAATACCAACTTGGATGCAAAATGTACAAAATGATGCAACGAATCTTTTAATAACAAGACTGTTTTCTTTTTGTCCCTCGTTGATTGATGTATACTTGAATGTCATCAATGAGAATTTCAGATTATTGAATTATATGGACACCGAACATGCACACTTTGTAAACATACCAAAAAAATACTTAGTGGAGTTCGATAATATAGGTTGCGTGGGTTTTTTGGCAGGAAATGGTGCGACCGAGGTATATTAATTCCAAGGTTTTGACTTTTATATATCAAATACAAGATTTGACTTTTTAAACCTCTTATGATATAATTCGTTATAAATAACTCCACGGGCAACCAAAGTGTGTTGCATATCTAGAGGTAAATTAATGAAATCTTTCGTTTCGTTTCTCCGTGAAGAATCAGAACAGCCGGAAGGCGAAAAACTCAAACATATTGAGCACCTAGAAGACCATCCTATTAACGATGGTAAAAGGGGATTTGAACACGCCGTTGGTGCATTAGATCAGGCACACAAACACATCATTGCTGGTAGTCACGATTCAACTTTGACTATGAAACACGATGGATCACCTTCTATTGTATTTGGTCATCATCCTGAAACTGGCAAGTTTTTTGTGGCATCAAAATCGGCTTTCAATAAGAATCCAAAAATCAACTACACACCAGAAGATATTAAAAATAACCATGGCCATGCACCAGGTCTAGTAGAAAAATTAACTCACGCACTACAACACCTACCTAAAATTACACCAAAACAGGGTGTTTTTCAAGGTGATGTTCTTTTCTCCGGCAAAGACAAGACTACTTCCGGCGGTGTAACAAAGTTTACTCCCAACACAATCACTTATTCCGCAGACAATCCGGAAGAAGAAAAAAAGATCCGTAAGGCCAAATTCGGCATCTATAATCATACAGAGTATGTTGGTAAGTCTGCCAAGGCAATGACTGCAAACTACAGTCCCAACTTTGAAAATTTCAAAGAACATCCCGAGGTATATCACCGAATGGGTGGTCATGATACATCTAAGGTCAAAATGACTGGCAATCAACATGTTGAATATGCGCAACATCTGAAAGCTGCAAATAAAGTGCATAATGCACACGGCAACTACATGTATGATGCGCTGGAAAACCCTGGATCCTATGGATCACTTCGTGATCATGTGAAAACATACATTAATTCAACTGTGGATACACAAGAAAAACCATCTGTTCCGGGTTTACAGAAACATTTGGAAAACAAATACAACAAACAGATCGACAAAGTTAAAACTGATGCTGCCAAGAAAAAGTATCAGGATGAAGTTGCGAGTCACATTAAACATACCAATTTACACAAACAAAACTTAGAAAATGTATTCTCTGTACACCATCACTTGCAGAAAGCTAAAGATGTTCTCGTACATGCACTCTCAACACATACTGGTGGTCTCAAACATGAATATAAAGGACAACCAGTGAAACCTGAGGGATTTGTAATTAACCATGAAGGTCAACTATCAAAATTCAATGACCGCAATGAATTCAATAGACTCAACAGACTAGCAAGATCAAAATGAAGAAATTTTCAGAATTAGTAGAAGAAAAAAACAAACATCTCGTGATGTTGTTTGGACGCATGAATCCACCAACTAAAGGTCACGAAGAAAACGTCGAGGGAATGAAAAAAATGGCCCAACGAAATGGTGCCGACCATCTTGTTGTTGCTTCACATTCACAAGATGCAAAGAAAAATCCACTTTCTCCTGATGTTAAATTGAAGCATCTAAAACGTTCATTTCCAGATACGAATGTCATTACATCCAGTAAAGAGAAACCATCAATCATGCATCATGCTGCAGATGCATATAAAAAAGGTTATAGTCATTTGACGGTTGTTGCTGGTGCAGACCGCGTACCTGAATATGAAAGATTATTGAATCACTACAATGGCAAATTCAAAGATGAAGCTGGAACACCAGTTGGCCATGGTGGTTATAATTTCAAGAGCATCAAAGTTGTTTCGACTGGTGAAAGAAAAAAAGGTATTTCTGGCACCGATATGCGCAATCATGCACAGAACAACGATTTCAAATCTTTTCATGCAAATCTATCCTCGTCAATGAGGAAAAATCCAAATCATGCTAAAGAGTTATTTCATGATGTTAGAAAAGGTATGGGTTTAAATGAAGACACAAATCGTGGTATTTTCAAAGCCATCTTTGTGACGGGTGGGCCAGGTTCCGGAAAAGATATTGTTATCCGAGAAGCAATTTCTGAACAAAAAGCCGTTGAAATTAATATCACTCAAGCATATGATTTTCTCTGTGATAAACATAAACTGGCAGAAAAAACAAATGATTATCGCAGAGAATCGATCCGTCTTCGTGGCCCATTAATTATCAATGGACCGGCCGATTCAGGAAAAGAAATGATTTGGGTGAAAGAAGAACTGGAAGAACTCGGTTACCAGACAATGATGGTGTTTGTTGATACGACAAATGAAGTTTCAAAACAAAGAAACATGAAATTGTCGAAAATGATATCGGAATCGATGCGCCAAGAAAAATGGATGGAAGCACAAAAATGCAAGGAATCTTATCAAAATTGTTTCGATGAATTCATCTATATCAATAACAGTGGATCCTATCAAGAAATAGAAGATGATATTACTGATACCTATAAAGAAATAAATACATTTATTGAGGGCAAGAACTATAATGAGATTGCTTCTTATTGTATGGAAAACCGTGGTAAAAATGAAACCACATCTACTTTGAAGGAAAATGACTATGTTAAGAAAAATTCTAGATTTTTTGAGAATTACAAAACCAGCCGTGCAGGAAAAACACCCACTGGATATAGCAAAATATCAACCGGTGGTCCAAGAGCAGAAGGTCCAGGAGACATTACCCCAGACAACAGAGCCAGTGACACCAACACAGACAACATCAAGTGGGACGCACCAAAAAGAACAAAAACCTACACCTTCAGAACCTACAGTGAAGCCAAAGGCACCCCGCAAATCAAGGTCTACCCACAACCAAAAGAAACCAACTTCAGTAAAGACAAAGAAAAAGTAAAGAAAAGGGGTATAGTTGATGCACCAACAGTCAGTCAAAGAATGAGAAATGTGACGAGTTTAGGTCCAGAGTTTGATACTAGACAACAAGGAACTGTGTACCCAATGTCTGGTTTAGGAGATGTGACATATAGAGAAGAAAAGAATTTTAGAAATTTTAAAAAATTCTTAGAATCTCACATGGATCCGGGCGACAATGAAATGGGTGTTGGTGGCGTATTAGGTGGATCAACAAACAAAGAACCGATGGAAAACCCAAAGGATAAATTAGGTCAAACTTACACAATAAAAAAGAATAAAAAGAAATGAAAACATTCCTACAACACAGCAAAGATTATGAAAAGTCTGAGATAGAAAGACAACTTGCACATTTTAGGGATATGGCCGAAAAGAGTAAACTGTCGGCTGAAACCTCTTTGATGCGAGGTGACCTCGATGGTCATGTAACATTCATGGCAAAACATGCTCATTTCATGAAGCAATATGATCACTTAAACTCCATAAAGGAAGGTGTTGAAAGGATTGAAGAAGGCGAAAGCATTGTAACACCTAGAAAAACACTTCATGGTGAACCACCAAAAGGAACTTACGCATACGAAAGAAAATATGGTGCCTATACTGCCAAGGGTGAGCTTCGAAAGAAACCAAACCCAAATAAACCACCCGTTAAAGAAAGCATTGATGAAAGCCATGTTGCAATTGCAATGGGTAAAGAAATGGATGATGAAGGAAGTATGATCATGAATCAGCTGGATCAAATTCAGCGTTCATGTGAAATGCTTCGTAAAGAAATCAAAGATCCAGAAATGCAATTACCTGCATGGGTACAATCCAAAGTAACTTTGGCTGCTGATTATATGGAAACAGTTGCTGGTTATATGGCAAGCAAGAATGAAAAAGTTAACGAAGAAGTCGAAGAAATTTATGAAGGTGATTATTCGGTAACTGTTAAACACACCAAAGATGGTCAAACGGTTGATCATGAATATATTGTGAAAAACGCTCAGAGTCCGAGACACGCCAAACATATTGCAATGAACCGACATGAAAATAAAGTTGGTAGATTGCAACCAGGCGAACAATATAGTGCCAGCAACAACACGGTTAGAGAACTCAATAAAGAAGAAGTTGAAAATATTGAGGAAGCCACACCAGCCTGGCAACGCAAAGAAGGCAAGTCTGAATCTGGTGGCTTAAATAGAAAAGGTATTGCAAGTTACAGACGCCAAAATCCTGGTTCCAAGTTATCAATGGCTGTTACAACTAAACCATCAAAATTAAAACCAGGTTCTAAGGCAGCTAATCGCCGCAAATCTTTTTGTGCCAGAATGACAGGAATGAAAAAGAGATTGACTTCTGCCAAGACAGCAAAAGATCCAAATTCTAGAATCAACAAATCACTACGCAAGTGGAACTGCTAAACGGAGAACAATAAATGAACGACCTAAGAAAAAAAGATTCAGTTGCCGATTCAATCCAATCAATTTTGGAAAAAGAATTGTCCACAAAACAAAAGAAAATTGCAAAAATGTCTCCACCAGAAGACAAGATTGACGCTGGTGATTTGGCTAAGTTGAGAGCTGGTCATAAACCAACTAGTGAAGAAATCGATCCTAATAACACAACAACAGATACATTAAAAGGTCGCGAGAAAAAAAGTGATAATCGGTTCCTCTCAAAGAAAGTTTTGATGGATGTTCCAGGAAATGTTAAAGAAGAATCGGAACAACTGGATGAACTGAAAAAGTCAACTGTAAAATCTTATATTGGCAAGAAAATGGATTCACTTCCGGGCAAAGATCCGAAGAAGGATCAAGAAAGTCTGATGAGAGCTCACCATCGTGTAACTGGTGTTAAGCCAACATCTGAATCAGTTAAAACATTAAAATCGTTTAGAGAAGAAATAGAAGAACCTATTTTGGACGAACTGATCAATGAAGTCTTGGGTAAAGACGCATCCGCTGGTGATTGGATTCACGATTTCGTTCATTCTGATAATCCAAAATTCAAGGGCAAGTCTAAAGCTAAACGCAAAGAAATGGCTTTGGCTGCCTATTATGCAAAACAACGTAATGAAGAAGTTGAACAATTGGATGAAGGTAAGATGAAAGAACTTTCTATTGATTTGAAAGATATGTCGCATGACGAATTTCAGAAACAATATGGCAAATCAAAAAGTCATTTCACTTCGAATCCAAAAGAAACTGGCGCAACCGTTTCGAGCATTCGTGCTAAATTAGCAGATAAGAAAATGGCAAAAGAAGAAATTGAAGTTGAAGAATCTGCTAATCCATTCAGTCCCGACTATAAAAGTCAAATGAAAACCAAACCAGGTGAAAAAGCTGGATTTGACTCCAAGAAAATTTCGACCGGCACTGTTTATTCTAAAAAACATAAAGCAGAACCGGAAGATGATAAAAAAAAAGTAAATGAAATGAAAAGACCCGAGAGTGACACTGTTCCTTTTGTGAGTGATGTGCCATTTGAGGGTCCTTATAAAAAATCTAGTTCAGCTTCTGTGGTCGACAAATCTGGAGCAAAACATACTCCTATGTCGAGAGTCAAACACTTAGCTAAACAATCAATGAAAAAAGTTAAAGCAGAAATGATGGGAAAAACAGGCACTTCTGAATAAGGTCTAAGATGAATAAATCACAAATTATCAAATCAGTTGTGAAGAAAAAGGGTCCTCCTACCACATTCGGTACGGACCCACAAAATCCATGGGCAACAAAATCAAATGTGACTGAATCTTCCATCAACGAATGGAAACAAAGCTCTGCTTTGGTTCGTTTCTTGAAATCAAAAGGTGTTGATCCGCGATATGTCACAAAAGACACAATGATCAGTCATTCGAAATCTGGAGAATTTTCTAAATGGAAGTCTGACCATAATATATCGGAAGAAGCTGATAAAAAAGATACAATCACTTTCGACATACCATTGATAATTCGCATGTTGGAGTTAGCCAGAGAAGATTTGAAGTCGGACGCTGATTTGCATCGTGTTGTTGAAAAATTAATTGAAATACGCAACAAAGGCGTATTGACTATGGACGATTATGATTATGTTGCCAACATTAAAGAAGGTTTTGAAGTTACGGATGAAATGCATGACATGTTGGATGAAGACCTGAGAAAATGGTTTAAACAAAAGTGGGTGCGTATGGATACCAAAGGTAACATAAAAGGTGATTGTGCTCGTGAACCGGGTGAAGGAAAACCAAAGTGTCTGCCTATGGCTAGAGCGCATGCTTTAGGAAAAGAAGGTCGCGCATCTGCGGCTAAACGCAAGCGCAGAGAAGATCCTAATCCCGAAAGAAGAGGAAGTCCAATTAATGTGCGTACAGAAGAAGTTGAAGAATTGAACGAAAAAAATAAACCAACAAGTCCAGAAAAGTGGGCTCGTGCAAAGGCGGCTGCAAAATCCAAATTTGCAGTTTATCCTTCCGCATATGCAAATGCTTGGGCAGCCAAGAAATACAAATCCATGGGTGGTGGTTGGAGAAGTACGAACGAAGAATCGGAACAAGTTGACGAGAGATGCTGGCCTGGTTACAGACCAGTTAAAGGTAAAAAAGCTTATGATAAAGGATCTTGTGTGAAAGAAGACAAGTTTCAAGATCCTTATGCTGCCACACAGACAGTCGGTATGGAAATTGATACAGATTCTGTTCCAAGTAGAAAAAAAGAATTATCTAAATCTGCAAGAATCATAAAATCGATTTATAAAAAAAAGAACGTGAAAGAGGAATTATATGATCATGAAAAGGAAAAGAAAGTTCCTTCTTTAGGTAAAAAACCTAAAGTGTCTGAAATAGCTGGCGAAATCGGAAAAATGCCTGCGGCTGCTGCAGTCATGTCTGGTGGAACCACCATGACTGGTGAAAAAAGAGATACAGTAGAAATTGACCCAATGATGAAATTCAAAGTTGGAGTTTCCGATAAGTCGGGTCAAGTAGATCCAACAAAAAGATAAATAGTAACATAACCCTCGGTTAAAAGGAGAATAACAATGTCATCTTGGGGAAATAACGACAATGCTGCCAATGCTCCATATTGGGCAGTCAATTCTACAATCGTAAATGCAGCTGGAGTAAAGGCTTCCGCTGCAGCACCTACGGCCGCAAACGTTGCTTTATTATATGGCAACACAACCGCTGATGTATACACATCAGGTGAAACCATCGGTCTGTTTGGTGTTGATGCACAAGAAGCTACAGTTACTCATGCTCAACACACCGGATGGGTGTTGAGAACTACAGGTTCTGGTGGCCGTGCTAACAGAGTACAACATGAAGTGCTTGTTGCTTTAAGTGAAATGAAAGGACCTGACGGTGATGCGCAGCAGTATCCTAATGTGTCTATCACTTTAGTCAGCCCATCCGGTGCAACAGTAACTTCCAATACATCCAACGCCAACTTTGCGACATTTACCGTTGGAACATCATTGGTTGGAAACACAAGTGCAACACTGTCTTACCAGTGGCAAATTAATAGCAATACAGGTTCCCTTGGTTGGACAAATGTTGCAAACAATACACCAACCGCAACTGGTTACCTGGACGGAACAACCAATACACTCAAGGTTTACCCATACAACGCAACCGCAAACCAGTATGTTGTTCGCGCAATTGTTACGGCAGCCGATCAGGGTGTATCAGCAACATCCGCCAACGCAATCGTTACAATTATGTAATTTTAGAACGGGGCAGTTCGCTGCCCCTTTTTAATTATGTTTGATAATTTGAATGAAGATAATTTTATCATCTACGCAATGAAGTGTTATACTTCTCCGCATTGTATTATGTCGGAATTTGAAGGTGATATAAAAAGAACAAAATATCTAAAAAGATTGTTTCGAAGATATAAAATTACTAAGTCATTAAAAGAACGTTTAATATTGAACCATATTATTCTGTTAAATAATGTATTTGGTAATGAAGCAACAACAAGAATTTTGTTTTACAAAACAGATGAACGCGATTATGATGTTTTAAAGACATTTTTAATGTACTTAAATATTATGCCTGATGTGGTGTGTGGCATCAAAGGTAAAAACATACACATAGAAGACATTCCTATTGATTCGAATATTGCAGAAATATTAAGTAAAATATGAAAAATTTCAAAAAATTCGTATACGAAGATGGTGTCGGCGCAGTAGCTGCCGCACCCACAAATACAACAGGATCCGGTCAAGTAGCTGGTATGGGTCAACCACCTGGTAGCAAATCTGGTGAACCAGGAGTCAGCAAAAAAAGAAATCCAATGATGGGATTTTTTAAAAGAAAACAACCGAAAATGTAGGATATTAAAATGTGGATTTTAGAATGGTTGCCTTTTTGGATATTTTATGTTATACTTCTGATAGGTGTATTGGGACTGGCTGCAACCTTTCTGATGCGTTTTTTACCTATTCCTGGTCTATATCTTTATAAAACTGCAATACAACTAGTATCGATTGTTCTAGTCGTTATAGGCACCTATATGTCTGGTGCAATATCAAACGAAGAATCCTGGTTGGCAAAAGTCAAAGAACTTGAAACTAAAGTATCTGAATCCGAAAAAAAGGCAGCCGAAAAAAATACCGAAATTGTTGAAAAAGTAGTCACGAAGACTCAAGTTATAAAAGAAAAGGGTGATGATATCATTAAGTATGTGGACAGAGAAGTGGTAAAAAAAGAAGAAGTTGTCAAATTTGTTGAAAACTGTCCTATACCAAATGACATCATTAACGCTCACAATGCAGCTGCAAGCCTAAATAAAAAATGAGATTAGTTTTACTTATTTTACCATTTTTATTATCGGCTTGCGCAATGTTTAAAACCGTTGTGCCCGTTGAAAGACATTTCCCCGAAGTGCCCAAAACATTACAGGAAAAATGTAATGAATTAAAAACTTTACAGGGAGACAAGGTTTCAATTACAGATATGTTAAAAGTTGTGGTTGAAAATTATAGAATGTACTATGAGTGTTCAACAAAAGTTGAAGGTTGGCAAGAATGGTATGATGAACAACGGAAAATATTTGATGGTGTGGATAAAAAACAAAAATCTTGGTACAATATTTGGAGTAAATAATGAAATATTTAATTCTAGCACTCACTTGTCTCTCACTCACTGGCTGTGCAACAGCTAGTAAAGACCAATTATATTACGATACAGCTAAGTCAATTAGTAAAGATAATACAATGTCACAAACAGCATGTTGGTCTGCTGTCACCGAAATAGCAAAAGGTGGCGACAACTCAGCTAAAGTTGGTGCAATTGCACTTGCTGATAGATGCAAAAATGAAACAGTTAAAATTGAAGCTCCAAAAAGAAATTGGATGGGATTTTAAAGGATAAAAAATGGAATTAACATTAGAACAATTAAAACAATTACTTCCAAAAAATCCTTATGTAACTCATTGGCATAATGCTCTGGTGCAATTATTTCCTGACTATGAAATAAACACATCTAGAAGAATGGCAGCATTCATTGCTCAATGTGCTCATGAGTCTGGTGGATTCATGATTCTCACAGAGAATTTAAATTACAAATGGCAAACACTTAGAAAATTATTTCCAAAGTATTTTCCTGATGATGCAACCGCACAAAGATACGCATCAATGCCGAACAAACAAGAGGCAATTGCAAATAGAATTTATGCAAGCCGGATGGGTAATGGACCCGAAGAATCTGGTGACGGATTCAAGTATCGTGGCCGTGGTTTGATTCAACTTACCGGTCGCGATAACTATTCTTGGTTTGCAGCTTCACTAGAAATTTCTGCCGAAGAAGCAACAGAATACCTAGGCACATTTGAAGGTGCTGCACAGTCCGCGTGTTGGTTCTGGGAAACAAATAAACTCAATCAATGGGCAGATAACGGCGACATTGTAACTTTGACAAAGCGAATCAATGGTGGAACCATAGGGCTTGATGATCGCATTAAACATTATGAACATGCGCTTCACGTTCTAGGGGGTCACTGATGAATGATAAAAAATTATTTAAATACCTACTCTTTCTTCTAGTTCTTCCAATTGGACTGGCAATTTTTGGTGGTGACAGATTTCGTTATCCATGTCAAGATCCAAAAAATTGGGACAAAGAGATGTGTCAAAAGCCACTGTGTGATGTGACAAGAACCTGTCCAGAACACGTATTTAAGGGTCAACGTGATCCTAGATTAGGACCTCCAAATGATGCAATCAATAACCAACCTTCTCAACAAATTTGTGTTCCGCAAGGAGTCAGCTGTGGAAAATAAACCAGAATTTGTATACACAGAAGAGCAATTAATGGCTCGTCTGAAATTCTTTATTGGTGTGTGTCTTGCATTAACTCTCACTGGTATTGTGTTCGTTGTTTTATATTCTTTAATTTTCGTCACACAGCCACTCAATGCAATTTCACCAATCGACCAAAAATTCTTTGAATTAATTGTTCCTATTGCCACATTCTTGACAGGTACACTTTCGGGCATCATGTTATCTGGTGCTAAGAAAGAGGATCAAGAAGCCATGTTGGCCGCACAAAAATTGGCTAACGAAAACTTCGAAGCTACTAAGAAGGCAATGGTCGCACCACCTCCGCCACCATCGATGCCAACAGTTACAGTAACTGACAAGGGCATAACAATTGGTGCCGGTGCGTCTAACGCTCCCACTCAATCTCCAGGACAAGTCGTTGTGGGATACGGAGGAAAACTAGCACCTCCACAGTCGCCACATCCTGAGATTTGATGAATGCAAATCAAAAGTTTGCTCCAAGATGGTGTTGATGGGTCTTTAAGTAGTAGGCGCGTCATCACCTTCTTGGCGTTTGTATTTTGTAGTATTGCCTTTTTTGCCAATTTATTTTGGGGTAAAAAAGTAGATTCATTTATGTTTGAAGGCATGATGTATATTGCGATAGCTGGATTGGGAGTAACTGTAGCCGAAAAATTTTCAAATAGAAATGCACCGATTATAAACTCACCATATCACACAGAAACAATAAATAGAAAACCAATTTACGGTACACCTTTACCTAAAATACAGGAGAGAGAAATATGAAAGCTATTGCCATCGTAACTCTAATTGCTTCTTCGCTTTTTTTAAATACATCATTTGCAAATGCACCTAAAGCTGAAGATAAACCGGCCGAAGTTAAAAAAGTTTGCATTGATAAAGTCACAAAAGACGGAAAGCCAGTTCTCGATAAAGCCGGCAAACAAGTGCAAGAATGTAAAGAAATGAAGGTTCATAAAAAATTAGAAGGAACAAAAGTTCCTGAAAAGAAATAATGTCTGTAAATACAAAAGGTGAAATTGATATACGGGTCGATGTGGTCGACCTGCAGGTTGATGTTGGTGTGATGAAACAGCAAATCACTAACATCACCTCATTATGTGGAAAAATGGATTCACTGATAGAAAAAATGATGGAAAAACAAGATAAAATCGAATCTGAGATTTATAATCATGTTGAAAAGAAACAGGAAGAAACAACTTCCGATGTGAAGGAATTACATTCCAGAATTACCACTGTTGATAGAAATCTTTCGGATAAGTTGGAACTTACCGAAAGAAGAATTATGGACGAAATTAAATCGTTGAGACAGGAAATCAACGCACACAATCAAAGAGAAGACGACCAAATAGAAAAAATATTGGAGTGGAAATGGATGGCAGCCGGTGGCATTATTGTAATCGCATGGTTGCTTTCACACGTTAAATTTGATATAATTTCGAAATTATTCGGTTAACTTTTTCTTTCCTTTAATTTTGTTATGAGCGTTTTCATTGATCGTACCTTTTTGCTACGGGTTTCTCCGAAGCTTCAAAAATTCACACAGAAAAAAGAGGATCTCTATAATTTTAGGTGTCCTCTCTGTGGCGATTCTTCAAAAAATAAAACCAAAGCTCGCGGTTATGTCTACCGCAAAAAGAATGATTATTTCTACATGTGCCATAATTGTGGTGCATCCACCAATTTTTATAATTTTCTCGATAAGGTGGATTCAAGCCTTGTCAAAGAATATGCTCTAGAGCGTTATAAAAATGAAACCGGTGCCAACAACTATAAGAAGCCAGATTTCGACGAATTCAAAACCAAAACTACTTTTAAACAGAAACTTGATTTGCCTTCGATATCCGATTTACCCGATGAACATTATGCAAAAACATATGTTTTGTCCAGAGGTATTCCAGAAGAACACCATTTAAATCTTTATTATGCAGAAGATTTTAAAAAGTTTGTTGAATCATTGGATGTGGAGAAAGATGGTTTAAAAGATAATGATCCCAGACTTATTATTCCCTTTTATGATGAAGAAAAAAATCTAGTTGCATTTCAAGGTCGTTCACTAGGTGAGTCTAAATTAAGGTACATAACAATCAAATTGGACCAAGACAACTATAAAGTTTTTGGTCTCGACAGGATCGACCAGGATGAAATGATTTATGTAGTCGAAGGCCCTATCGATTCTTTATTTTTAAAAAATGCTGTGGCTACGGCCGATTCGAATTTGATGGCTGTTTCTAAGATATTTGATCGTTCAAAAGTAACTCTTGTGTATGATAACGAACCGAGAAATAAAGAATTACACAAACAAATGGAAAGAGCAATTGAAGAACATTATAATGTGGTAATATGGCCGGAGATGATTGACAAAAAAGATATCAATGATATGATACTCGATGGTTTCTCATCGGATGAAATTCAAGATATCATAAGTAAAAATACATTTGTAAATCTTAGAGCGAAGATGGAATTCATAAATTGGAAAAAGACTTAATGGAGAATAAATGAAAGTTAAATTAATTTCTTATACAAAAGATACTGAAAATAGATCGTTGATTGAACAAATTGCATATGTCGCTCGTGTATCAAACCCATCAAATCAAAATAATAATGATAATGCGGAAAAACTAGTTCGATATTTGATTAAACATAAACATTGGTCTCCTCTCGAAATGGTTAATGTGTGTTTAGAAATTCAAACCACTCGCGATATTGCAAGACAAATAATTCGTCACCGTTCTTTTTCTTTTCAAGAATTTTCACAACGATATGCGGACCCAACTAAAGATTTAGATTTTGTGCAGAGAGAAGCGAGATTACAAGACCTGAAGAATAGACAGAATAGCATTCCTACTGATAATCAACAGCTTATGGCATTTTGGGAAGAAAGGCAGAAACGTGTCATCCGAGAATCAAAAGAAGCTTATGCGTGGGCTGTTGAAAATGGAATTGCTAAAGAACAAGCACGAGCAGTTTTGCCTGAAGGATTGATGGAATCTAGAATTTATATGAACGGCACTTTGCGTTCTTGGGTTCACTATATACAACTCCGATGTGCAAATGGAACACAAAAAGAACACCAAGAAATTGCTATAAAATGTGCAGAAGAAATTCAAAGTATATTCCCAATGATTATGGAGTTTATCAATGAACAGTCGTGATGATGTAAAAAAATTTATGGTTGCGTGTGATCAGAATGAAATTGGTTTTGGTCCTCAATCTTCACTCTATTTCAATTTAATTGTTGAAGAATTTTGGGAACTAAAGAATGCTGTGCAGAAACGAGATATGATTGAAATTGCTGATGCTTGTGCAGATTTAAAATGGGTTATTGAAGGTTTAGAAAACTCTTTAAATATTCCCCAACAAGAAGTTTGGGACGAAGTTTCAAGAAGCAATCTCAGTAAGATTAGTTCCAATGGCAAAGTTATCAAAAGAGAAGATGGAAAGGTTTTAAAGCCAGATACATATTCTCCTCCTGACATTAAAAAAATTCTAGACAATAATAAGGCATAAACACATGAAATATCTCGGCATCAATATAGACTTAGAAAGAGATAAATTATTCGACCAGTTAGGTATTAAAAGACTCCAAGAATCTTACATGCGTGAAGACGAAACTTCACCACAACATAGATTTGCATATGTTTCAAAATCATTTGGTTCTAATCCGGAACATGCTCAGAGGTTGTATGACTACTCAAGTAAACATTGGCTTTCATATTCAACACCAATACTTTCTTTCGGCCGATCTAAAAGAGGAATGCCCATATCATGTTTTCTAAATTATATCGAAGATACAGCAGAGGGTCTAGTTGATAATCTGTCCGAGACTAATTGGCTCTCTATGTTGGGTGGAGGCGTGGGCATTGGTTTCGGTATTCGGAGCGCTGATGATAAGTCTACTGGTGTTATGCCTCACCTTAAAATCTACGATGCATCCTCTCTCGCCTACCGCCAGGGTCGTACTCGTCGCGGCTCTTATGCTGCATATCTTGATGTTTCACATCCTGATATTATTCCCTTTTTAGAAATGCGAAAACCAACCGGTGATCCAAATGTGCGTTGTTTGAATCTGCATCATGGTATTAACATCACAGATGATTTCATGCAAGTAATCGAAAAGTGCATGGTTGATCCTGGTGCAAATGATAATTGGGAGCTTAAAGATCCACACACCGGCGAAGTGCGTGAAGTTGTTTCCGCAAAGATGTTATGGCAAATGATTCTAGAGTTGCGTATGCATACAGGTGAGCCGTATATTCATTATATTGATACGAGCAATCGTATGATGCCACAATGGCTCAAAGACAAAGGATTACGAATCAATCAATCCAATTTATGTTCAGAAATTATTCTGCCAACAAATGAAGAAAGAACTGCTGTATGCTGTTTATCAAGTTTGAATCTAGAGTATTACGATGATTGGAAAAATGATAAACTATTTTTGCGAGATGTTGCTGAGATGCTGGATAATGTGCTTCAGTATTTTATTGATAATGCTCCTGATTCCATTTCTAGGGCTAAGTATTCTGCTAGTCGCGAGCGTTCAATTGGTATTGGCGCTCTTGGTTTTCATGCCTACCTGCAATGCAATAACATTGCTTTTGAAGGAGTGATGGCAAAGGTAACAAATAACAAAATATTCAAACATATTAGGAAGGAATTAGATGAAGCTAATAAGGTTTTGGGAGCAGAACGAGGTGAAGCTCCAGATGCTAGTGGGACTGGTCTGCGTTTTAGTCATCTTATGGCTGTTGCTCCAAATGCTTCTTCGTCTATCATTATGGGAAACACTAGCCCTAGTATCGAGCCTTATCGCGCTAACGCTTATCGTCAGGACACGTTATCTGGCTCATCACTAAACAAAAATAAGTATTTCGATAGAATTATTCAAAAACATTCAAAAGGCCATGCAGAGGGATGGTCTGAAGAGGTCTGGTCTTCTATTATTGCTAATGATGGTTCGGTGCAACATCTTGAATGGCTTGATGAAAACGAAAAAGCTGTATTCAAAACTTCCATGGAAATTGATCAGAGATGGGTCATAGAACATGCTGCCGATAGACAACAGTATATTGATCAAGCACAATCATTGAATGTATTTTTCCGTCCCGATTCGAACATTAAATATGTTCATGCTATACACTTTATGGCATGGAAAAAAGGAGTAAAAACGTTATATTATTGTAGATCCGAAAAAATTGGAAAAGCAGATAAAGTTTCGAAGAAAATTGAAAGACAGGTAATCAAAGAACTTGACATGACACAAATTGCTCAAGGAAACGATTGTATAGCTTGCGAAGGATAAAAAATGAAAATACTTAGATTCACAGCATCTTGGTGTCAGCCTTGTAACTCGTTAGCCAAAAATTTGGAAGAAGCAAAATTAAACATACCAGTAGAAGTTATTGATATTGATGTTCACAATGATTTGGCGATTGAATACGGAATTAGATCGGTTCCAACATTAGTCCTTATTGATGAAAATATTGAAGTCAAAAGATCTATAGGCACAAAAACAATCGAACAATTAAAGGAATGGGCAAGATGATTAAAAAAGTTTCAGAACAAAAACTTACGGATGAAAGAAATCATTTTAAACCTTTCAATTATCCTTGGGCTTACGATGCATGGTTAAAGCATGAACAAAGTCATTGGTTGCATACAGAAGTTCCGATGTTGGAAGATGTTAAAGATTGGAAGAAAAGATTAACGAATGAAGAAAAACAATTTCTAACTCATATTTTTCGTTTTTTCACTCAAGGAGACATTGATGTTGCTGGTGGGTATGTTCGCAATTATTTGCCATATTTTCCTCAACCTGAAGTCCGAATGATGTTGTTGGGTTTCTCTGCTAGAGAAGCACTACACATTGCAGCTTATTCTCATTTAATTGAAACTCTCGGTATGCCAGAGAGCACATATAATCAATTTTTAGCATACGAAGAAATGAGAGATAAACATGAGTATATCACCGAAATTTCTTCTAAGAATGGAACGGCCGAATCAACTGCAACACATATTGCTGCTTTTAGTGCATTCACAGAAGGTATGCAACTATTCAGTTCATTCATCATGTTATTAAATTTTCCAAGACACGGAAAAATGAAGGGCATGGGACAAATTGTAACATGGTCAATTGTTGACGAGACACAACATGCAGAAAATATGATCAAGTTATTCAGAGCTTATGTTGAAGAAAATAAGGAAATCTGGAATGACGAACTTAAAGGAAAAATATATTCAATTGCTGAGAGAATGGTTGCTCTCGAAGACAGGTTTATTGATTTGGCATTCGGCATGGGTCCTATGGATGGTCTGGACGCTAATGACGTTAAACGTTATATCCGGTATATTGCTGATCGTCGCCTTATCAGCCTTGGCCTTAAAGGAATTATGAAAGTCAAAAAGAATCCATTGCCTTGGGTTGAAGAAATGATTAATGCACCAACACATACAAATTTTTTCGAAAACCGCGCTACAGATTATGCCAAGGGAGCATTGACTGGCGATTGGGGTGATGTTTGGGCTAACTAAGGAGAAAAAATGAATAAGTCAGTAACCGGAGAATGTCTCAATTGCGAATCATCATTCGATGTAGCATACAGAGAAGAATTTGTTTCTGAAGAATACCCCCAGTTTTGCCCTTTTTGTGGCGAAGCCATCGATGAATTGTCCGAAGAATATATAGAGGATGACGATTCTGATGATGATGGAGACAAATGGAACTAAACTGGACTCATAAAGATAAAAATTTTACAGAAGAAGAAATAAAAGAAAATTATGGTTTTGTTTATTGTATAACAAATCTATTAACAAACAAAAAATATATCGGAAAAAAATTCTTTTATTCTTCAAAAACAAAACAAGTAAAAGGTAAAAAAAAGAAAATAAAAGTATTCAGTGATTGGCTGATATACTATGGTTCAAACGCAGAACTATTAAATGATGTGAATCAACTAGGAAAAGAAAACTTCAAAAGAGAAATAATTCATTTATGTAAAACTAAAGGTGAATGTGGTTATTTGGAAGCAAAAGAACAATTCACAAATTGTGTTTTAGAAAATGATAATTATTATAATACATGGATTATGGTTAGAGTGAGAAAATCACACATCAGAGGATTAAGATGATAGAACCTTTTAAACAAATTTCTTCAGATTTCGATGTTTTATTTTTTTTACCACATGAAGAAAGTGATAAAGTGCATATTGAAGCTGCAAGATATGGAAAAAAAGGAAAACTTGTAGATGATAGCAATATTGGACCGACCTGGCACATCATTCTTTTCAAAACCGACGAAAATGGTATAAAAGATAAAGATGTGTTTGAAGCAATATTTTCAGATCCGAGGGAATATGTTTCAAATTTAATACCACAAGATTGGTATGGGTTTGTTGCGAAAAAAACAACAACTTCAAAAAAATTTGTCAAAGAAGCTATTGACAGAATAGATAAAATCTACTAAAATATGTGAGTCTATATTTTAAAGAGAGAATGATCATGATTTTGGTTGATTTGAATCAAGTGTTGTTGTCCGGTCTTATGGCACAAATTTCTTCACAAAAAGGTGTCAAGTTGGACGAAAATCTCATTCGACATATGATACTGAATATTCTCCGTACACATCTAAAAAATTTTAGAAATGAATATGGTGAAGTTGTTTTATGTTGCGATAACAAGAAATACTGGAGAAAAGAATTTTTTCCATTTTACAAAGCTGGTCGAAAGAAAAATCGAGAAAAGTCCGATTTGGATTGGCATTCAATTTTTAACATGTTGGCGAAGTTCAAAGATGAACTGCGTGAAAACATGCCATATAAAGTGATTGATGTTGAAGGTGCGGAAGCTGATGATATTATAGGTACACTTGCACCAAGAAGTGTCGCACATGAAAATGTTTTGATTATTTCCAGTGATGGTGACTTTTTGCAATTGCAAAGATATAACAATGATAAATTTAAAATCAAACAATATAATCCAGCAATGAAAAAATTCATTCTTTCGGATAATCCGTTGATTGAATTGAAAGAGAAAATTATTCGTGGCGATAAAGGAGATGGTATTCCTAATATAGTTTCATCTGCTGATTGTTTTGTTCGTGATATCCGGCAAACACCAATAAATAAAACAAAATTGGAAAAGTTTTTGAATGAAGATGCTTCACAATATATTTCTGAAGCACAAGTCGGATTTTCCAGAAATCAAACTCTAATTGACCTATCCTTTACGCCCGTTGCAATCAAAGATAAAATCATAAATAATTACATAGAAGCAAAGCCGGTTGCGAGATCGAAGATTTTAAATTACTTTATTGCAAATAAACTTAAAAACTTAATAGAGGTGATTGAGGAATTTTAATGAAAAATATATATGAAATATTTGATGAATTTGAGAAAGCTAAAAATAAAAAAGAAAGAATGGATGTAATAGGAAATAATCTTTCCTCAACTCTTGTAAAAGTTTTAGAACTATGTTTCCATCCACAGTATCAATGGATGATTAGTGAACTGCCAGAAAATTATAAAATACCTACCGATATTTTACCAGGAATTACTTTCGATAATTTAAATTCTCAATTGCGGAGACTCTATTTGTTTAGAGTTGGAGATGCAACAGCAGAATCTCTGTCCAACGATAAAAGAAATCAAATCCTTACTCAAATGTTAGAATCAATTGAACCGCGTGAAGTTGAAATTATTTTAGGAATCTTTAGAAAAGATTTTGGCATAAAGGGCTTGGACTATAAATTTGTAAAAGAAGCCTTTCCAAATCTTTTACCATGACAACGAAAAAAGAAAAAATTGTTGTAGTATCCGGAGAATTTGATTCAATATCATTGGAGGAATTAAATTTTCTAAAAAAGTGTAGGAAAAAAGGCGATTGGTTAATTGTTGGTTTACACTCTGATAATTTTTTAGAACTTTGTCGCGGTGGATTTACATTAAACTTTCACCGGCGCAAACAAATATTAGAAAGTATCAGATATATTAGTGAAATATTTGAATTTGACGATTCAGATGGTACCGTTTGCAATCTACTAAAATTAGTAAAAATTTGTTATCCTAATTCCGAATTACTTTACATTTCAAATGAGGATATGCACAATATGCCAGAAACAAAAATACGTGGCATTACTTTTGAAGTCATAAAACTAGGAGATTTTTAAGTGTCTAAATTTTTAGGTAAGTTTCGAAAACATAAAGATTATAATGATGATTATGGTTTTTCAAATAAAAAAAGAAATCGAGATGAACACTCTGAAATTAAAAAGATAAAAAATCACAATTATGATGAGTTATTGAAAATTTATGAAGAAGAAGATAACTATTATGGAGATTATACAAAATCCAGTCGAAAAAACGGAAGAAGAACTGCTTAGTGTTGTAAAAAAACAACTGTCATATTGACACAAACTCAAAAAATGAGTACAATACAAACTCCACTTCAATTAGGAGTTGTTTATGATGATCTATACAAGGATTCCTAAATCCAAAAAAAGAAATAAACCCAAAGCTGAGCGCGAACAATACGAAAATTGGCTGAAGTCACATCAGACTGCACAAAAATTCATCAATATTACTGTCAAAAAGACAGAAATTAAGAGTGTTACACTAAAACCTGAAAAGAAAATCGATTCTCTTAACGATTGGGTTACAGGACCACTAACAAAAACAGGAATCATGAGGGATTATCATCGCCTTTCACCCTCGGATCGTGAAAAAATCGATTCAATCAGTAAGTCCGTAGCGCCTCTACATAAAAGTAACTATGTTTACGTGTCTGAGGGTATGAATCCTGCCTCTTTGGGTAGAAAAAATGAAGTTCTTTGATAGAAAGAAAGTATTTTATGCGTGAAGATGAATATTTTGTTAATTCCGACACAATAAATTCGGAAAATAATCCCTGGAAAAGTCTGGAAAGTGTTGTTCGTTCTTGGGCATCATTGTCTGGACACGAAAAAGATCAAAATCAGTATGAAACTACAAAAAATAACTACAACAAGAGTTATACTTCATACGTCGAAGAAGCCGATGATGTTGTAAAAAAACAACAATCCGAATAATTTATTTGATTTACTGTAAAAGTTGTGTTAGAATTCTTTCTCAATACAGGAGAAATCAATGAGTTTAGTCGATTCTAAGTCTATTTTGGCCAAATTGATGGCCACTGAGAATTTAATAATTGAACAAAAGAATGTTACTACCGCATCTTTTGATGTAAGAAACCGAATTCTAACTGTTCCAATTCTGGACAACAACATTTCATCCAACTTATATGATCTGTTTATGGGTCATGAAGTTGGTCACGCACTCTATACACCTCTTGAGGGTATGTTGCAAGCCCGTAAAGATAATCTTCAATCGAGTATCGTGAATGTAGTTGAAGATGCTCGTATCGAAAGAAAGATTAAGTCGCGTTATCCTGGTTTGAAAAATTCATTTTTAAAAGGTTATAAAGAATTAAATGACCGCGATTTTTTCGAGACAAAGAATAAAAATCTCAACTTCATGAATTTTATTGATAGGATTAATCTTCATTTTAAATGTGGTGTTAATTCTGGTATTAAATTTAATGAAGAAGAACGAAATTTACTCAGAGAAGTTGAAATCACAGAAACTTTTGATGATGTAATTTCGGTTTCAAAGAAAATTATCGATTACATGAAGACTCAACAAGAAGAAAACAAAAAAATTCGAAAGTCTTCTGATGATTTTATGGATGACTTCGATGATTCCATTAATGGCGACATGCCATTTGATGATTATGAACAAGAAGAATATGATGGATCAAATGAATCGGAAGATTCTATAGCAGAACCATCTGAGGATTCAAATGATATTGGTGATTCGAATCTTGAAGATGAAGATGATAGAGATGACTCAACATCTGGTGGATATTCTTCCGATGATGCGATTAAATCTTTTACTGACGAAGCCTATCGCAAAAACGAAAGTCAGCTTTTTGCTGATAAAGATATTTCGTACAAATATATTAATATTCCAAAAGTAGAAACAGAAAAAACCATTCTTGATTATAAAATTCTTTACAAGAATTATAAAGAAGAAGGTTTTGGTTCCGCAAAGAGAAAATTTATTGAATATCGGCGCGAGTCGAATCGTGTTGTATCATATTTGGTAAAAGAATTTGAAATGCGTAAAAACGCAGAACAACTGAAACGTTCTAGTACCGCAAAAACCGGTGATTTGGATCTAAACAAGATTTTTTCATATCAATTCAATGAAGATATTTTTAAGAAAATTACAGTTGTTCCTGGTGGCAAATCACATGGGCTGGTGATGTTTTTGGATTGGTCTGGTTCAATGTCCGTACATATTGGCAATACAGTAAAACAGTTATTAAATTTGGTTTTCTTTTGCAAAAAAGTAAATATTCCATTTGAGGTCTACAGTTTCGTTGGTGATAGAGGTAATCACTGCAACTTTATTCAAAACCCAAAAACAGGAGATTTTCATATTGATGATTTCTATTTGGCGAACATTCTCTCCAGCAGAATGAGTGCGTCCGAATTCATTGAAGCCGGAGGCGTTTTGATGAATATTTCCGGAATAGGAAACTACACCTATAGTGGTTGTGGTCCTTCGTGGTTGAAAATGTGTGGAACTCCTCTGAATGAATCCATCATTTGTGCAATGGAAATTGTTCCAGAATTTCAGAAAAAATATAAATTGCAAATTGTAAATACTATTATTCTAACTGATGGTGACAGTAATTATATTTCGGAATATTTTAATTCCGATTTGAAACCAGAACAAATTGATAGTAGATATTTCCGTGAAAACATTACGGATATTGTTATAGTTGATCCCGTAACAAAGAATCAGGAAAAATATAAAAATGTTTATCACAGACGTGCCTGGTTGCAAACAAATGCTTTGATTTCTCTTTTCAAAAAAAGAACCAATTCGAATGTAATTGGTTTCTATGTTACAACACAAAGAGAACTTATGCAGAATATTAATAAATTTTTTGGCTCAATTCAAAATAATAATGAGCTCGAAAACATTAAAAGTAAATTCCGTAAAGAAAAATTTATTGTAGTTGACACAACTGAATTTAGTGATTATTATGTACTTCGTTCCAACTCTCTAAATACGGAAGAAGATGCAGATTTTGTAGTAAAAGAAAATGTCACACGCCGTGGTTTAGTTTCGGCATTTTCCAAATATGCAAGCGCTCGAGTTAATAACCGAGTAATTTTAAATCGTTTTATTGGTCTTATCACATGAGGATGCTATATGACTTCACAATGTTATGAATCTGGTGACAGAAAAGCAACAGTCAATTTGATTGAATCGAACTGGGACTCCCGACACAGTAAATGGGAGGTTACTTTCTTCATTAGAGGTCGAATTATTGAAAAACGCACGGTTACATCATTTGATCAAGCTGAAATTGTAGCTGAAACTTTCGTTGAAGGATTTGATGCAAGTAAGGTGTTGTTAAATGAATAATCAAGTGAAAGAAATCTTCTGTATCACACAAGAAGAATGTGCCGAAGTCTCTCAAGCAATTTCCAAAGTTTTTAGATTTGGTATCGATTCTACTCATCCCATTACAAACAAAACGAATCAACAATCATTAGAAGAAGAAGTTGGTGATTTACTGGCTATGATTGATATTATGGTTGAAAAGTGTGTTGTATCCGATACGAATATTAATGTTGCTCGAAAAGCGAAAAGAGAGAAGTTGAAAAAATGGTCCTCAATACAAGGACTTTAATACATTTAACATAAATTAAGGAGATAAAATGAAAAAACTATTTGTGACACTACTGGCAGCATTTGCTGTTTCAGCACAAGCACAAGTGAATGGAGCAGGCGCAACATTTCCTGCACCATTGTACGCCAAGTGGGCTGATGCTTACAATAAAGAAACTGGAATTAGAATTAATTATCAAAGTGTTGGCTCTGGCGCAGGTATTAAACAAATTGAAGGTCGCACTGTAGTATTTGGTGCGAGTGATATGCCATTGACTGATGATAGACTCAAGACTATGGAAGTTATGCAATTTCCAACTGTAATTGGTGGAGTTGTTCCCGTAGTTAATTTGAAAACTGTACAGCCAGGACAAATGCGTTTGACTGGCACAGTTCTTGCCGACATTTATCTCGGTAAGATTACAAGATGGAATGATGCAGCAATTAAAGCTTTGAATCCTAATTTGAATCTTCCGGACGAAACAATCATGCCAGTCCGTAGAGCTGACGGCTCAGGCACAACATTTATTTGGACAAATTATCTAAGTAAAGTTTCCAAAGATTGGAAAGAGCAAGTTGGTGAGGGCACGGCTGTAAACTGGAGAGTTGGTGCTGGTGGTAAAGGTAATGAAGGTGTAAGTGCATTGGTCCGCCAATTGCCAGGAAGTATTGGTTATGTTGAGTATGCATATGTGAAACAAGCCAAGATGAATTGGGTTCAAGTTCAGAACCGTGAAGGTACATGGGTAACACCTGATGACCTAACATTCAAGGCTGCAGCTGCTGGTGCAGACTGGAATAAATCCTTCTATCAAATCCTGACCGACCAACCAGGAAAGAATAGCTGGCCAATTACCGGTGCAACTTTCATCATTATGCCACTCAAGAGTTCTGATCCGGCAAAAGCACAAGAAGCCATCAAATTCTTCTTGTGGTCCTTTGAAAAGGGTGATAAAATGGCCGAAGAACTGGACTATGTGCCCATGGCAGACAGTGTGATTCCAAAGATTAAGGCTGAGTTGGCAAAAATCAAATAAGGTAATATTATGGACTATGATTATGAACGGTATTGTGAGATTCTTCAGGCTTTCATGGAAACTTCATGGAGAGATCCAGATGATCTTATGATTGGTGTTGATATCTCTGATGATCCTGAAGTGAAAATCATTTTTGATGGTCATGGTGATTTGGAAGAAATGGATGAAAATGGTGAGTACAGATATGAAGAAGGTGGCGACAAGAATATGGAATCATACGCCATCTTCATTCACAAAGACGCACTTACTGAGGGGTTTGTTTTCCCTGAACACGACCAAACTCCTTGGTGTCTCATCCATCGTCCTAAAGAAGAAGTTTGTTTATACACCTGGTATGACGTAAAGAATAATTCTTGGGAATTTCTACCACTAGAGGATAGATTGGATGAATCCAATACTATGACTATCGATATGGTTATGGAAATTCTAGAAGGTCTCTACAAGAAGCATTATAATTATAACTGAGTGTTTTCAAGCGCTTCCGGAGCTCTCCAATGGAATCCAATACATTGCACAATTTCTTGATGATTTCTCTACCCGCACTGAATCTTTTTAGTTTCGTCTTGGGAATGCTCTATACACTTTCATCAATTTCCACAATTGGCAATCCAAAGAGTTTGTGGTTGCAAGTTGTGGGTTATTTTATTGTCGTTGCGCTTTATTTTTATTTGCAGGTGAACTTATGAATGAGAAAATTCAACAAATCCTTGATAGAAACACCATCGAATGCATGGGTGTTAAACAAGTTAATCATGATGCATTTGCTCGTGAGATTATACAAGAGTGTTTGAAAGCCGTTGAAATGACTCCCAAACACTTTGCATACACTTCATATGATTACGGATTGATGAGTGCAACCATCAAAGCCAGTGTGATTTCAGTCAAAGAACATTTCAAACTTTAGACTGAAAGATAATTATATGAAAGACACCTGCAACTACTGTGAAAGTGAAAATCTATCGGAAGTCTACTATGATATGAACTGTTCTATCTGTAGAAAGAGAATGTTTAAAACAGTGACTGAGACTTCTGACCATAACGGCGAACCCAGTACTCAACTTCTGCAGGACTTGAAAGATTTTTTGTTTCCAAAAACCTCTCAAGGTCCGATTTATCGTCAGCGAAAAAGTAAATTCCGACGATAAGAAAAATGTAAGATAGTAAGAAAAAGATAATGAAACCCATTTGATAACTCCATATTAGTGTTTATACTAATATATAGTCAGGAATCATGGGAGCTCCGAGAAAAAAATTTTAGGATTACGAAAAGTAAAAAATCGAAATCCTCTTGGAGGGGCTGGAAAAATAAAAAATTGGAAAAAAGAGTTTGACCTGGTGGAGCTTTTTTAGCTAACGCCGCTCCCCATGGCCCCGCATCCTCCATCCAATAGTCGAAAAAAAGCAGAGCCGAAGCTCTGCCGCTATCAGCCTTGCCAGCGAGCAGCTCGCAGCGTCTGCTCAAGGCGTTCCATGGCAGCCGGACTCTGAGCCGCTACGGACTGCAGCACGCTTCGAATGTATCCAGTGGCGTATGCATAAGCATCACCGCGGTCGCTGGAATACTTTTCGCCTTTGGCCTTGACCAATTCCACCAGCTCATCGGTCAGCTTGTCTGCCAACTCATAGCGCTTATCGTATGCCTTGCTCATTTGCTTTCCTTTGTTTTACTGTTTACGATGGAATGCAGTGTACCAGAACCAAGGAGGATGGCAACCATCCATGGAATACTTGACCTTTCCGGTGGTTCTTCGGTGGCTGGTTGCCTTGGAGTCGGGTTTGTGTTAGGCTGCATCGGTTAGGTCAGCAGTGGTTAGATTGAGCTCACGCATGAGCTTCCGGACAGCCTTGGCGCCTTCAGCTTTCCGCTTTTCGGCAGCCTTGGCGGCTTGCACAGCAGCCTTGGCAGCGAGCAGTGCATCCAGAGCCGTGTCCAATTCCGACTTAATGGCAGAATTAATGGAGTCTAATTGGGTTTGAAGAGCTTCGGTGGACATAATATTACCTTTCAAAGGGGGAAGAAAAACGGAACAAAGGGAAGCGCTACTGCCAAAGCAAGGCCAATAGCACCGAGATAATCGGAAAAAGTGGTGGTTTGATTCATTTCATCAGCTCAATAATTGCGATAATTGCAAAGCCGAGACTGATACCAGTGGCGACAGAAGCCAGGAGGAACAGCGTTTCATTGGTTTGGTACTTTTCGTTCATTTGGTTTCCTTATCAATCTATGAAAGCAAGTATACCAGAAGTGGACGGATTGTCAAGCGTTATTGGAAAAGTCGACCGGATTGGTCAGCCTTTCGCATGGACCAGACCAGCATCCCGGAGACCAATGGCTTTCCGACCAAGGTTTGCCACCGACCATTTTGCACCGGTAATCCAGGTTTTCTCGGACTGGCGCGGCCTGCGTGGCTTGAATACTGTAACCAATACTCCATCGGCATTGGTATATTGTGAAAGTATATTAGATTTAGCCATTAGTAACCTCTGAAAGAAAAGCACGGAGATTTTCTTCGGGAATATTGCTGAGCAATTCGACAATAGCGGTCAAATCACCACGGTCAATATCTTCCACAATTTGGTCAATAACCATATCCATCAAATCAGTAAATTCAGCCATTATTCTTCCTCGGTTTCTTCTTCAAAATGCTCGAGCAATTCGTCCCAATTAATAGCGGTGATATTAATTTGGTCCTTCAGAAAACCATTCGGCATGGCATCATATTGCTCCTCGATCATATCACGGATGAAATGCACATCCTCACGGGATTCTGGATTATACCAGACATTTACCGACCAGGTTTCATAATTGGACCAACCGTTGTAGCTCATTTGCTTTCCTTTGTTTACGATGGAATACAGTATACCAGAAGTGGTAGGAATGTCAAGCGGTAGTTGACCGTTCCGGTATGTTATTTGCCCTGGGGCTTGGCGGCTTGCTGAATGGCAACCTCCGATGTTAAAATCAAGCGGTCCAGGGCCTGAGCCATGGGGGTCAAGCCAATATTGGCAGCCACAATCCCGAAAATGAAGCCTAGAATGAATCGCATTGCTTTGTCCGTTTGTCAATGTTTGGACTGTACCAGAACCACAGAGGATGGCAAGTTGCACAAAAGCAACACTACAGGCCGGTCAACTATTGCATGTGGCTTGCCTTGGGCTCTCGGAGTGGTATAATGGCTTCATAGCAATCGGAGAAGCCGGAGCTCTAATCCAGACCTGCGCGTTGGATCCACGGCTATCAGTCCTGCGCCGGCGATTAGAATTTCCAATGGTCAGACGCTTGCCATTTCCACTGGTTCTGTCACAATGCAAAGCATGGAAACACAATACACCTTCAGCGATGACCTGGTCTCTGACCTCCACAAGGACGCCTATGGCTTCCGCCCCAGCGAGTCCTTCTGGAGAACCTGGGAAACCTCCACCGATGCCGAAAAGCAGTCGGAGTGGGACCGCTTGGCTGCTCATATGCAGCTGGCCATGGAACAGGAGGCGGCCAACCACCGGACCTGTATCGCACGGCTGGAGGACAGGATTGCCCAGCTGATCCAATGCGGCGCCAAGGACCGTGCCATGGCCATCCGTTGGTTGGATGAGGCGTACCAGACCCATGGCGACACCGAATTCCTGGAGTGGAACCTCGGCGTACCTTTCGGTTACCTGCGGAAGCCCTAAGCACTACCTATAGTGCTTGCTATGCGAAAACCTCGAGGATTTTGGTTGTTTTTTAGCAACGGACACTAGGGGTAGTGCTTGCCATTTTCCGTGGATCGCTTAGAATGGCTTCATAGCAATCGGAAAAGCCGGAGCTCTAATCCACCCCTGCCTGCTATATGTTTCCGGCCGCGCACGTTTGGACCATTATATCATACGGGAACGGACAATGGCAACCAGCCACCCAATACCCAGTAAACCGGTCAACATTTCACACAGCGCTTGACAAACCCACCAGAACCTGTACAGTCCGACCATTGAAATTCAACAGCGGAGATATTCCATGGATATTCAAACGGCGCAACATATTATGGGAAAATTCAGTATTAACCATAATACTGAGACATTTATGGAAACCATTGAATTAATGGACCATTTTCTGCAGCGTGATACTCTGACGGATATTGAAAAGCAAGCATATTTTCTGATTATTGACGAATATGCTGCATATAATACTGCGGAATAATTGAAAAACCGCAGAAAATAAATCAAATACCTTCGCGGACAGAAACTAAGTCGGATACTCTCCAAAATATCCACGATATTCTGCGAAAACCCACGCGACACAATATTGCACTTTTTGACACAATTTGACACAATAAATCATGTATTCAATTGAATTCTCAGAATATCGGATTGGTCGGTTGTTTCATTATAACGGAAACGATTATATTAAAGCATCCACCCGTACTGGTAAAATGTTATCCAATGGTCGGACATTTTATTTTCGTAAGCAGGAAGTAATTCATCCCATTTCATGGTAAGGATTAATCATGGATATTTTTTCGGAAACTCGAAATCATTACATTGAAGAATTGGTATCGGATGATATTGATACCATACAGAATTCTCCCATATACTATATTGAATCATTCTTGAAGTATGGTCATCGTGGTTATATGGATTATTCTGATGAGGAATTGATTCAGGTGTATAATCAACGGTTTGCGGATAGGAGATAATATGATGGAATACAATTTCGAATCTACAGTATTAAATCTAGTGGAACCGCATCGGACTAATGGTTCTAAGGTATACTTTGAGAATGGTTCTCTATTTTTGGAGAATATCCCAGATGATTCTGCGGATAATATTATGAAAGCATTAAATGGCAGGTTTGATATAATCGTTACTGAATATGAAGCGATTAATGGTTTTGTAGTTGATTTTGGTTGATAGAATAAGCGAGAGGTCGATTTATTATGATGTTGGGCGGAGCAATTTGGAATCTTGAAGGTATGCATATATCTGGCCTGTATATGGGTAATATTCCCGTTTCAGGTAAGGTATGGTTGTCCCGTGTCAAATATGGTGGTGAGGTATCGCATCATATTAACCTGGATAAGGTTATCTCGGTATATGGTGCCGAGCGGGATTCGGTGATTCTGAACCATTCTGAGGTGTTGCAGGTACGCAACAGTGGTGCAACGGTTGTGGAAACTGCTTGACAAAGCGGTAGAAGTGAGGTAAGATATTGATTCTTTTGGAGATTTAAATATGAATTATGATATGTTTACCCATGCTGGTGATGCCGCGGTACATGGTATCGTGGTCGCTGCGGATGAATTAGATTTGACCTGGGAACAGGTGGAGAATAGTTTAATTCGATTATCACGGCATGAGGGTTTTGCGGAGGCAACCGATACTGCGGTCCGTGAAGCAGTATATTGTGCATTGAATTTTGATAAGAGGTAATATGTTTATCGTATACCATACTGATTTTCCGCACCAGGATAAGCGGTATTTCAATACCCATGCCGGTGCAAGGCGGTCGGCCACCTGTTCCAATCGGAATTTGACGGAAGAAAAGTATAAAGTGGTACCGGAAACTGATTTTGATACTCTATTTCCTGTTACCATGAAAACGGTACGGAATCTCATGACAGGAGAATTGATTCAAATTCCCTCCAATACTCCCCATTCCTGTGATCCTAGTACCGAAGCATACTGGAGTCAGTAAGTGCAAACTAATTTCAAACAATATGTATCGGATATGAATCGCCGATCCATTTTCCATGGTATTCCCATGCAATACCTGGAAGAATTGACCAGTGTTTTCCGTAGAAACAATTTCCGTATACGGATCAAATACCGTGGTCCTAGGAATACTCCTGCTGATTCTGGTCGGAGTATACTTGCTCGGCAGGGTACCTGCCTGAAACAAAACGCTAAATCATTTGCAATTTATTATAGGTAAAATCATGAAACTCCCTTTTGAATGTATCGTTGGTTCTGAAAACGAAGTAATTACTAACCCTTTTTCTGGTGAATCGGTCGAATTGATTCCAGAAGCCGTTGCAGTATATGACACCATTATGGGTGCTCAAATGTTTAATGATTATAAAACTGTCCGAAAAGGTTTGGACTGGTTTCGCCGTCATTTTCCCCAAGAATATATGATTCTGCTGGACTAATATGAATTCAAAAGAAATTCAAGCCCATATTTGTGAATGGGCTCGTGGTCATAATTTCACCGCACCATATGGTGTATTAGACGGTGAATTTACCAACCAAAAGGGACGGAAATACCTTTCGGTTACCTTTGGTCGTGCCCGTACACTGGACGCCACGGTTGAAATCTATAATCGGAATTTCATGGTACTACGGACTTCCCGTTATGATACCGAAGTATTCAAGGATTTTCCGTCATTAATGGCAAAACTGGAGACCCTGTGATTTATAAACGCAATTTGGCCTATTTGGCCGAAGATTATGACCTAGATTATGATGATTTTGTGAAATATTGTTTTGCAAATTATCCACAATCGGTATGGCAAGTATATGACGGAATCAAGTATTGCCATGAGGCTTGTGCCGAATATCTGGTAAAAGAATACAAGGAATTCAAACGATTGGTATACCAGTATAATATACCACTTGAAACGGCTTGACAAAACAGGAAAATGGTCTATACTCTCGGTGTAGCCATTTGAGAATATATTATGGAATTTAAATTTACCGATATTGAATTGGTTCAGTTTGCTGAGGTATTGAAACATTTTGATCCAAAAAGTACCTTTGCAATTTATATGGGGCGGTCTCCACAAGATACCGCATCCTATAAACAGGAACAGGTGGAACAATTTATGGACATTTTTAAAACTGAATATAACTCCAGAATTCAAAATAAATTCTAATATGAAAAACATTGCTCGTATGTTGGAATCATTTGAGAATGATACCAATAAAATCAAAAATACTCCAAAACAACATAAACAAAATACTCGAAAGCCTATTAAACCTAGACAGGCATTTAAACTAGCTTCGCGTCAAAAATCTAGAAACTCCGAGTATTAATATGAAAACTGAAGAAATATTTTCTTCTATTGTTTGTGTGGTCATAGCATTACTTGCTATAGCCTTATTGTTGAATGTTATTTTTATCAGTATTACTTAAATGATCCGTGCACCATTTTACGCACAATTATATCCAATTCTATATGAAAAGACCTTAGGGTATGGTTATACCTTGGCCCTCCATGGTACTCTCCAAAGGGATTTGGATGTTATTGCTGTACCATGGGAAGAAAATGTAAGTGAACCAATACATTTAATCCGTGCATTGGAAAAAGTATCTGGTGGGCATTGTGTGCCTAGAATCGATAGGAATGGTCTGGTGATTGGTCCATACGATCCTCTACCAAAACCACACGGTCGGTTGGCATGGATTATTGCACTCTCCAACGCTGGTCCTAACGGTCCATACATCGATATTTCTGTTGCACCAAAACAACAAAATAGTTGACCGGTTTGGTCGACATTTGCCATTTCCGCGGATGCCTGTATACTGCGAAGCATAGTAACTAAGGAATGCAAATGGTCAAGCTCTCTACCACATCCAAGCTCGGTACCAAGTCCTGGTCCCTCCAGGCGTTTGATACCTGCCCTGGTTCACGCAATAAGGACGGATCCGTGGTCCCGGCATGCCAGGGTTGCTATGCGCGTGGTGGTTTCTACCGATTCGGTGCCGCCAAGCAAGTCCGTGCAGCCAATTTTGACGATTGGAAGCGATTCTCTTGGACCGAAGATATGATTAATGCATTATCCAAGCAAACCCATTTCCGTTGGTTTGATTCTGGCGATATGTATTCTCTGGAATTGGCTGAAAAGATTTATGTGGTAATGGCCTGCACGCCTCATGTTAAGCACTGGCTGCCTACCCGTATGGCCAAATTTGCCAAGTTTCAATCTATCATTAATCGCATGAAAACCCTACCTAATGTAATGGTGCGTTTTTCATCCGATTCTGTAAACGGTGAATTTACTCCTGGCGTCCATGGTTCTACCATTGTGCCCTCTGCTGATACTGCACCAGAAAATACCTTTGTTTGTGGTGCATATACCCGTGGCGGTAAGTGTGGTGATTGCCGTGCTTGCTATGACAAAAATATCGATGTTATTGCTTACCCTGCTCATGGCGCAACCATGAAAAAGGTTATCCGTCTGGCTGTTTCTCATTAATAGGAGAGTTTCAAATGTCCCGTATGTCCGATATTAACCTGTCCATCCGTGAATATCTTATGGATGGTGAGTATAGTAACCGTGAAATTGCTGAAAGGCTGAATATCCCAATCGAATGGGTTAATGCGGTGGAGGAAGATATGGGTTTCACCGATGATTATTATGATGATTCTATGGATGGCGACCATGCATCAGCCTTGGCCTCGGTGGGTTGGGGTACGGATGAGGATTATGTAGCCGATAATGATTTTTTTGACGATTTCTAACCATGAAGATTATAGTACCAGTCCAGAAACCAGTATGCCGAACACCGATTAAACCGGTGGTCCGTCATAAACTGGAAAACAAGTATCAGCGGAAACCTAAACACCGCAAAGCGTTGTTTCCATACAACAATACTTGACCGGATTGGTACATTACCATTGACATTTGCCCGGAAACCTGTATAATAGTCTCTATTGACAATCGAAAAGGAATTTTGTAATGCTTGACAGTTTCACTTTCAATACCCACAAACCTACCGTGTCCGCGCTGTATCTGGTCGACCGTGGTGCCCAAGGTCGATGGTATCGATGGTATAATGCACAAACCGACCAATGGGGTCGCTGTGGTATTGATATGGATGAGGCAGTCCAAAACAAGGACAAAACCGCATTGGATTTTTTCCCGTGGGTCGGTCCTCTTACTGGTCCCAATTTTGCAACCAATAAGCCTGTGGCTGAAGTAACCGATACTCCTACGCCTGCAACCAAGGCACCCAAGGTCAAGCAACCTGCTAAGAAAATGGCAAAGCGTGGCGCGTCCCTGGTGGTCTCCAAGGTCGGGAATGTCACGGTTGGTTCTATCGTGAAGCCTAGTGGTAAGGTGGTGCATCCTGACGGTACGGTGTGGTTCCGTGCTGACCGTCAAAAATGGGTCGCTATGTGGAATGGTAAGCAAGAAGCTGCACGGCCTACTGCTGATGCTTGTTTGAAGTTTCTTGCCAAGAAATATGGTGTTACTGGTACTGTTATCCCTAAGGAATAATCATGCGTACAAAGCGAATCGTATTTGGTCTCGATAATAGCCAAAAAATCCGCCTCATGGTGAATGATTTTGGTATGTTCTGCAAAGTCCAAGATGTTGAGAATATCTGTACCAGGGAACACCGTGTACCCGTATGGATAGCCCTGGAAAGGCTAGGTAACGAAAACTTTGTCAATAAGAAACTGCACCAACCTCTAATCACAGGTTATGCCAGCACTATTGATGGTGTTAATGTTCAGGTAGATTTGGTTTAATATAAGAGAGGTTGAAATTATGGGACTCGATATGTATTTCAGAGGCAGTCGATATATCAGCAATTTCGATTTTACGCCTGTTGATAAGCCTATTAATGCTGAAATCAAAAAGGCTCTTGGCCTGACCAATTATGATGGTGAGGATAATTCCGTTGAGGTGACGGTGAATCTTGGTTACTGGCGCAAGGCAAACCAGATTCATAAATGGTTTGTCGATAATGTGCAAGGTGGTACTGATGATTGCCGTGATGCATATATTGATCGTCTACAAATGGGAAAACTCCGTGACCTGTGCGAGAAAGCATTGGAAACTCGGGATGTTACCCTTTTCCCTCCACAATCTGGTTTCTTTTTCGGTCCCACCGATATTGATGAGTATTATTGGGAAGATATTGCTTATACCAAGAATCTAATGGACAAACTATTGAGTGATGAACAGCTCAACAAATTCGAATTTTTCTATCATTCTTCATGGTGATATATGGCACAGCAAATTGTAATTAATCGTTGTTATGGTGGTTTTGGCTTGTCGCATGAAGCAGTAATGCGTTATGCCGAATTGAAAGGTATTAACCTTGTATTTCAAAAGAAAGATGTTTTCGATTTAGTTCATTATTATAAAGATGAAATCAAACAAGAAAACTATTTCTCCGACCGTGATATTGAACGGACTGATTCTGCATTGGTTCAGGTCGTGCAGGAAATGGGTGACAAAGCCAGTGGTCCACATTCTCGGTTGGGTGTGGTAGAAATTCCTGATGGTATTGATTATACTATTGAGGAATATGATGGTTCAGAATGGGTGGCAGAAGTACACCAAACTTGGAGGTAATATGGATTTTAAAGATTTTACTGTTAATTTTCATAATGTGGCCACAAATAAGGAGTTTTCTTCTGTCACTCGGTTATTGGCAACCGATTTGATGCGTAATCCATATTTGAGTGTTGGGGATTTTTTCAAGAACCTTTCCGATTCTGATTTACAGATTCTATCCGATATAGCTGATACAGTTTTCACACACTTTAGTGATGAAGAATCACAAGCAGACAATAAAGCAAATAACAATATCAATGAATGTGTTATGTTGACAATGCTATTGTCTGGTGCTGAAGGATTGGATTCGATTCCTGATATTGATATTATTCGAAAAAGAGTATCACAATTGATTATGTTTGTCAGTTGTGAATCGTTGCACCGAAAAGGATTGGTTAAACTGCACCACCACAATCTTTCTTTTGGTGAAGATTCTGACGATAAGATTGTAGTCGAAAGAATCGTTTAATATGTTAATAATGTTTTTATTTTTGATGCTAACTGGTTTGGCTTTGTTAGTATCAATTGAAGATTTCAAATACGGTAATAATAAATCTGGATGGTTTTGTTTATTTTTGTCCGCATTTAATTTTACAAATTTTGTAAACATTGTATACAATTATTGAAAGTGTTGTTTTTATACAACGAATAGTCGACCGCAATGGTCGACTTTTTTCATTCCGCTTGCCATTTTCCGTCCATCCGCTACAATCCATTTATTCACTCAACAAAGCACAGCACTATGACCCAAGTTACTTTCGTTAACGGCAAATACCAGGCTCTTATCAACGGCAAGATTGTCAAGCGTGCCAGTCGCGCTCATATGGATTATGTTTTGCGCAAGGCCGGTTTGTCCGCCAAAACCGCGGATGTTAAGGAGCCTTCCCGTGAGTCCCGCTTTTCTATCAATGAACGCTTTGGTTTCGTTACCGATATGGTGACCATGCTCGCCAATGGTGCACAATCGTCCGTGGTTATCACTGGTCCTGGTGGTCTTGGCAAGTCCTATACGGTGTCCAAGACTCTGGAGAATGGTGGTTTCAAGGATGTTACCACCGTGGACGCCCTTGAGGTTGGTTTCCGTATCAATCACCACAAGTCCTTCCGTGTTATCAAAGGTTACTCCACGCCGAAAGGTTTGTATCGTTTGCTGTGGGAAAACCGTGACGGTGTTTTGGTGTTTGATGATTGCGATTCCGTACTCAAGGATCCAGTTTCCCTTAATCTGTTGAAAGGTGCTCTTGATTCTTATTCTCGCCGTATTATTTCATGGCGTGCGGATATTCGTGATGATGACCTGCCTACTTCCTTCGAATTTAAGGGCCGTGTTGTTTTCATCTCCAATTTGTCCTCTTCCCAGATTGACCAGGCCATTATCACGCGCTCGATGGCTGTTGACCTGTCCATGACTACTGCTCAAAAGATTGAGCGTATGCGGTTCATTATGGATTCTGATGAGTTTATGCCTGAATTCAGCAAGCAACATAAGGTAGATGCTCTTAATCTTATCGACCAACTCAAGGATACGGTCAAGGAATTGTCGCTGCGTACTCTGATTCAGGTTACAAATATCCGCGCTAATGCAGGTGCCAACTGGCGTAATCTTGCTGAGTATACTATTTGTGGTTGATGAGGTAAATTATGAAAACAATTATTGTTAAATCCAGTTATGGTGATGTTATGTCATTTGTACCCGTGAGTGGGAATATCTATAAGTTTGGTAGTGAAATTCTATATTGCCGATTTGGTGGTAATGATATGAAGGATTTAGAGTTTTTCGATCCCCCTGGCGGTCCATTTATTTCGGCGGGTTATTCGATTGATGGCCGTAAGGTAGTTCGTATTATGGCTGAAGAAGACGGAATCTATTTTGAGGTAGAATGATTTCTCTGAGAATTGCCGAAACACCCGAAGATAAGAGTATTGCTGATCAAATGGTCATACAGCACCATTCCTATGTGGCTTCGGCGAGAACTGTAGGCCGCTGTATGAAATATATTATTTCTACTGCATATGAGGGAAAAGATATTGGCACCTTTTGGGTTGGTTCTGGTTTTAAACCTACGCCTAAATCTATTCTGAATCATTTTGGCATGAGTCAATCAGAATATGATGGAATATTCAATGAAGTTGCCGACAATAAACGATTCTGCATGGTCGAAAAGATTCCAAACCTTGGCTCTCAGATATTAAAGGCCATACGCCGAAGGGTTAAAAAAGATTGGTATCAAAGATATGGTGACAATCTAAGGGCGATTATCACGACCATTGGTGGGAATAAGAGTGGCTCAGTATATCTTGCCGACAATTGGAAACAAATTGGTTATACTGCCGGGTTACCTGCCAATCGTAAGTCTGTGAGTATGAAATGGGATGATAAGGATTCTATTGCTCAGAAGTATGTAAAACCCACAGGTGAAAACAAGAAAATTATATTAATTACGGAGAGAATATGAATAAACTTTTCGATTTATTGCAACAATCAGAAGTATCTATTACTCATGTAAAACATTTTAATGGACATATTGATATTGAAAAATTTGCTAAATTGATTGTTGAAGAATGCATTGATATAATCAATAAAACACCGAATGGTTATCGCGACTATCGAAATCAAATTGAAGATGCTATGCGTAACGCCTGTGTAGATGATATTAAAGAACATTTTGGAGTTGAATAATGTTGATGAACCTAATTGTATATGGTATTCTTGGATACCTACTATCATCCATGGAAATTACCATAACAAAAGAACCTGCACTTTTCTTTTCTTTTCTTGCACTATTCATGCTCATAGATACTAAACCATGGGAACACTGGAACAAAGATGAAACAAACAATAAATCTTAACTATAATGATGTTCAACGAATTCTTTCAGTTATGGAAAAATTCAATGTTTATGATAAATCTGTGCAACTGGTACATGATAGTTGTGCTGTTGGTTATACAATTGATCTTCAATTTGAATATCTTCTGTGTGGTGAATTGGTCACTGTAACTGTACCTGTTGCAACATCGGAACATTGGTAATAATATAAATGCGTTACTATGCATACATGGAATACGATGCTAAAGGTGATCACAAATTAACAGTATCTGAAGAAGACATTAAACAAATGTATTGGCCATATTGGTATGAAAATAAATGTGAAAAGTACGGCAAAGAATTGACAGATAAAATGTATACATTTGAACATTGTTTGAAAGATTGGATTCAATTATATTGGGCATGGCCAGTTAACAAATAAGAGGAGACAAATTGTGCGAGAAGATTTAGATAAACTGCTGTGCGAAAAATATCCAAAGATTTTTGCTGATCATTATAATTTTGAATGTGGTGATGGTTGGTTTGATTTGATTGATAATCTATGTTCATCAATTCAAAATCACATTGATTATAACCATGCACCACAGGTAGTTGTTGAACAAGTAAAAGAAAAGTTTGGCACTCTGCGATTTTATTATCGTGGTGGTGACGATATGATTTCAGGTATGGTTTGGCATGTTGAAAATCTAAGCGGTAAAACCTGTGAAGTATGTGGCGCACCAGGTAAAACCCGAGGCAAAGGTTGGTACTATACTGCTTGTGACAAACACGCTAGACCTGGTGATTTTAATGATGAGGTAAATTAATGTTAGAAACAATTTCAGAACTATTTCAAGAAGCTTACAAACGTAATTGGATTACTGCTCGTGATGGTAATGCATCTATTCGATGGCATGACCGTGACCATTTTTATGTAACACCAAGTGGTGTGAGGAAACAAACTCTGCAACCAGAAATGTTTAAGAAGATTTCATTGGATGGTGTTGATTTGCACTATACGGATATAAGCAAGAATCTGATGGCCAGTGGTGAATTGCCTATGCATAAAACATTGCAACAAAATATAAACACCGAGGTTCGTGTTGTGTTGCATTTTCATCCAACATATACTGTTGCAGCGATGTATAAGGGAATACAATTGCCAGATTTGCTCAATGAATTTCCTGAATTGAGTAGATATACCAGTGTTGCACCTAATGTACCATTGCTTCCTCCTATTACGGAAGAATTGGCTGTTGCCTGTGTGGCAAATTTAGGTTACAATACCGAAACTGGTGCAGTAAAATATAACATTGTTGGTATGGATCGTCATGGTGTGGTTGCTGTAGATACTAGTCCATGGCGTGCATTTGAACACATTGAACGCCTTGAACATATTTGTAAAATTGTTCTTGCAAGTTAGGTAACATTATGGATGAGAAGCAAAAAAATGCTCTAGATAATTTAGAAGAAACTTCACGAATCTTTCAAGAAGTTTTTGATGAAATTGAAAAAGAACAGGAAGAATATTGGAATTCTTTGACTGAAGAACAACGATTAAAAGCTTTCTGTGCAGTATCTCGCCGAATACACGAAGGTGAAATCGAAAAGAAAGGTTCTTATCGTTATGTGCTTTATGATGTTTTTGGTTTTGGGCCTGAAGCATATGCACAAGCACAAATGGCAGGATATCTTGCCATCCACAATTCCATCATGTATGATGACTATGATTCGAAGCTGTTGAAAGCATTTTGCAAGAAATACAATATTGATAATGCTGATGAAAAGGTTACGGAATTTTTGATATGATTAAAGAACCTGTTACTAAAAGTGATTTGAATCGAATAATGTTTCCTATTCTCGGCCGTTTCAAATATGTTGAAATATGGTGGCAATCTGAAAACAAAGCATTCAATAATAAAACACCCAATGAATTGTATTGGGCTGGTGGTGAATCACGCCAAAAGGTGATTGATTATGTTCTTGGCCAAATGAACGGTGATTATTCTTAAAAAGGAAATTATATTATGATGCCTGCTGGTCTGTATTATGTTGGTGATTTGTGTTATGTAATGACTGACGAAGAATGGGACGATTTCTGTTCTATTACCATTAAAGGTAATGAATGTTTGTCTGGTGAATTTACAATGCCTGATGGTCGTAAGTTTGCAACATATAACACCATGTATGGTGATGGTGAATATTCAGATCAATCTGCCCATTATTCTTTTGTTGTAGATTCGGGTTCGATTGGTTGCATTAAACTAACAGAAATTAACGTTGGTATTGATGATGTTGGTCGTTTAGGTTCTGTTATTCAATTCAATAGTGATTTTGAAACATCAGGCGGCCGTGATGAAAAATGGGATGGTGTGATTCGATTTGGCCACATACATATTGATACCGATCCAAATATCGAATTTGATGATAGTGGTTGGATTTAAGGAGAACCTATGAGTGACCAAGAAGCAAAAGAAAAACGTTCTCGCCGAATTCAAAAAGAAGAAAATGCAATTCGCAAACAACTAAAACTGGCCAAAACATTTCATATGGATGTAAAAGACCATGAAGGACACCGTTTTGCAAAACACCATGCATTGGATTGTGGAATTCCCAGTTGCCCAATGTGTTCCAGTCCTAGGAAAATCCGTGGTGAACTAACTATCCAGGAAAAACGTATGTACCAGGATATTGATCCGAATACCGAAGATTGATGTTGTATATTTGCAACATGGTTGCCAACCAACCATATTTTTGTTATAATGTAGTTTTTGAAATGTTGGAGTGAATCTATGAGTCTAAATCGAAACGGTCGTGCATTTGTTCTCGCTGCTGAAGAAAAGTTTGGTATTGGTGCAATTATCACTCGCGATAATATCAATTCTGTAGTTGAAGAAAAAGGTGTGCCCTATCCCCATTGGCTTGTAACTAAGTCTGAACATCGATACGACCGAGGTTTGTATCGACTACCCAATATTGGTACGCAACAAATTAAACAAAAAGAACCTGAACTTGAAATGAATCTATCTGCTCAGGTGGTTTCTTTTCGTCAACCTAAATTGATTGACGATTCCGACACTTCAATCCCCACTCTTTATCCTGACTATGTTCAATTTGGATTTTTTAAAGACCTGTCTAATATTGTTAAATCTCGGATGTTTTATCCTGTGTTCATTACAGGTCTATCGGGAAATGGTAAAACACTCATGGTTGAACAAGTTTGCGCAGTCTTGCAGCGTGAATGTATTCGTGTTAACATTTCGATTGAAACTGATGAGTCTGATCTTCTCGGTGGTCCAACTCTTGTTAATGGTAATGTTGTTAATCGGGATGGTCCTGTTATTCAAGCAATGAAGAAAGGTGCAGTCCTTCTGATTGATGAGGTTGACCGCGGTTCAAATAAACTTATGTGCTTACAGGGTATTCTAGAAGGTAAGCCATACTATAATAAAAAGAATGGTGAACTGGTCACTCCCGTATCAGGATTCAATGTAATTGCTACCGCAAACACCAAAGGTCGCGGTTCAGATGAAGGTCGCTATCTTTCACAGATTCTAGATGATGCTTTCTTGGAGCGTTTTCCAATTACTATTGAACAGGAATATCCTGATATTAAAACAGAAAAGAAGATTCTGAGTCCTCTTATTCCAGATCAAGAGTTTGTTGATTATTTGGTTCAATGGGCTGATGTTGTGCGTCAATCATTTGATCAAGGTGCTGTTGATGAAATTATCTCTACCCGGCGACTAGTGCATATTGCAAAAGCTTACTCAATCTTTAAAAATCGTGTAAAGGCCATTGAATTGTGCGTTTCGAGGTTTGATTCGGAAACCAAGAGTGCTTTCCTTGACCTTTACAGTAAGGTTGATCCTAGTGTAAGTGGCGACACGGAATCCACACAAACAACCGTACCAAAAGAAATTTTAACTTAATTAAAACATAACCGAAAAAGTGGTTGCCAACATTACTTTTTTCGGTTATAATCCATAATGTTGGTTTTATTATTTGTTTTTTGAAAGGATATTATTATGTCTAATGTTGTTCGTAAAGGTAAGCAAAATCGTCACGAAAAGATTACACAGGTTCTTCTTTCTGGTAAGCCTGTATCTCCTGATGAGATTCGTGCTGTATTCAAGGATACCGACCAAGAAAAGGTAATGTATCGACTGAGTACAAACATTTATAACATTCGCCTTGATGGTGGTATTATCAAAGTTCACAAGACTGGTCGTACTGTAACCGCTTATCAACTCGTGAATTTTGAAGAATTCAATTCTGAAGGTCGTTATGTGGGTAAGCAAAACAAGGTTAACCCTAATCCTGTAACTGTTGAGGTTGAAAATAACGAAACTGTTGAGGTCTAATATGATCACGGTATATAACCGAATAGAAGGAGTGGACGAATAATGGCACTTTGGAAAATTACACCTACATGGAAAAAATCCATTGTAGAAGTTCAAGAATGGGTAAAGCCCGGTTCTGATGATGTTATCACGCACGAAATTGGTTGGCGTTGGGGTGAATTCTTTATTGAAACTGAGGATGATAATCCACCTAAAATCGAAGAAGGTGTGGACATGTTTAATCTCCCTGATGACCTAACTTGTGACGATTGGTCTACAGAAGATGGTTGTTGGGAAGAAACAGATATTGAAATTGATGATGAAAATGAACACGAAGAAGTTGAAGAATTCTTGTCTGAAAATTCTATCTATGATCTAGAAGAAAAAGATTGGGTATTGTCCGATTCATACATGTACATTAATTGTGAATTGAATATCGAACGGGTTGAAGACTAACTTCAATAATTTCCATGATTATTCTTAAAGATTTTTTAGATTTTTTAAGGTACTGTACATTCAAGGAAATTAAAACTCTTTTTATATTATTTTTTGTTAGCTTGCTTCAATTATTTGTTCCTCTTTTTCTGTTTTATTCAATCTATATAATATATACAACATAAACTTTTGGAAAATTTATTATGTCTAGAAAAAAATTGTTTCTTGTTGAAACCATTTCTATGTTTCGTCATAGGTATGTGGTGAAAGCAAAGGAAGAATCTCATGCTCTTGATGAGGTTGTGATGAATGTTGGTTCAGATTATAAAGATTGTTTCGAAGAATTTTCACAATATCATATCGATGAGGTGATTTCTTCATCTAGACCTATTTCTAAAGAAGAATATTTTGAATTGTTTGATAAAGATAATAACTATCTGAAGAATTGGAACGAAAAACAAAAGCTTCGTTTCATTAATGTAATTGACTATGAGGAAGATAATCATGGCGACAACCAAGAAAACGACAAAAGCCTCGACTGAAAAGAAAACACGGGTATCAATTAAAAAGGCAATTGATAACATTCAATCCACACAAGTGTTTTTTCCTAAAGTGACTGTAGGTTCTCACTTAACGGTTACAGAATTTGCTAATGGTGCAACATATCTCGCATGGAATGATGATGCACTACTGAAAGAAATTCAGGCAGCAACAAAATGAAGGTATATATCTCCCGATATCGTAATCATTGGCTGAGTCCTTATACTATCCTAGAAAAGGTTTGTTTTTGGGAAAAAGATAGGGATGTATTCTATAATCTGGAAGACAAACCAGACCACAAGTATGAAAAATGGGTTAATTTTTTGACTCCAATTTGTCAATCTCTGCAAAAGTTCCTTGATTTTGTTCATCCTCGTGTTGAGTATGTCAAGATTGATTACTACGATACTTGGAACATGGACCGAACTATAGGTTTGATTGCTCTCCCTATGTTGAAGCAATTGAAAGAAAAGAAACACGGTTCACCATTTGTTGACCTTGAGGATGTGCCAGAGTATCTCCGTGCAACCACAACGGAAGAATATGATGGTCAGTCTACTTTTGATTTCTACAAAGAACATAAAGTAAAAGAAGGTGAATGTGATATTCATGCACGCTGGGAATGGGTGATGAACGAAATGATTTTCGCTTTCGAACATCACCTAGATGATTCTTGGGAAGAAAAATATCGTAGTGGTGTTATTGATTGGAAAAATCAACCGTGTGCATGGGATGAAAATGGTAAGGCCACATTGTTTAAAACATCGAATGGACCAAATCATACATATGAATGTGATTATGATGGTATGGATGTAGTATACAAAAGAATTCAAAATGGTTTCAGGCTTTTCGGTAAATACTATCAAGGTCTGTGGGACTGATGGCAAGAAAAAAGAAAGAACAGGAAATATTACTTGACGATTTTCCTTATCCAATTAGAACTCAAAACGCAGTGTACTTCTACTTAAACAGATATAAACCAAAATACTTTTTAGGTGATCCTGTCAAAGGCGTATATCAAGGAAAACCTTGGAAAGGTACTGTTGCAAACGACACACTAGTAAGTGAGGAAGAAGGTCCTTATGTCCTGGTGTTTTTGGATAAACCTATTATGGTTGACAATGAAGAACGAACTATGTTAAAATTAAAACATGATGAGGTGAAAGAATCGAAATGAGCAATTTGAAATCACACGCTTGGAATGAATTTAAAGCTGCAGGTTGGCTTGATGAACACGGTAAGTTCAAAGATGAAATGCAAGAAGCTATTTGCACTCATGTATTGAAATTGCTTGATGTTTTTGCTGATGAAGGACATTCTGGTTCTTCTGCGCCATATGCACTTAACATATTCAAGGAACTGGCCATGTTTGAACCAATTGCACCATTAACTGGTGAAGATTGGGAATGGAGTGATGTGAGTGATTATGGCACCGGTAATTCACTATGGCAAAACAAACGATGCAGTCATGTTTTCAAAGACTCAAATGGTGCATATGATAGTAATGGTGTCGTATGGTGGGAATGGTACACCGATAAAGAAACTGGTGAAAAATTTAAGTCACATTTTACTAATTTTAAAAGTCGAGTGCCCGTAACTTTTCCGTATACACCAAAAACTGAATATAAAGAATGGATTGAATCGTGATAATGACTTTGATACATTACATTTCTGCCAGCCGAAGGTTGAATGAATGTGAAAAAACTGTTATGATGTTGGGTGGATCACAATACCATGATGATGGTATTCCTTCACAGATGGCTGCACAAAGAGAAATGATTAAGCGAGAGGTTGAATATTATGGTGAGAGGTTACAATTTTGGATGTATTTGTCACCAGTAATTTTGTTAATTTTAATTATGGTTGTTATGTTCTCAATTCATTTTGGAGTGTTTAAATGAAAAAAATTGTTGATTGGTTTGTAAATAATTTGCCCCTTATTTTGTTGTTTAGTTCATTTACAATTCTAATTGTATATGTTTACTCTCTGCCCGATAGAGAATACACAAGACAATCCGAACCACTCAAAGAATTCAAAGATGGTATTCAAAATCATCTTGTATGGTCACTGAAAGGTGAGTGTTACTTTGTTCGACCAAATGACGATGTTACTGTCTATTTGATTCGTGTTAATGATTGTGATAAAAAGTAAGGAGAAAACTATGTCCATGTTTGTTGAAGTCGATTCTATTGAAAAAGGTTGTCCAGTTATTGTTAATCTGGACCAAGTTGTTGAAATTGCACCACTTCATGCCGGTGGCTGTGCGATTTTCTTTACTGATGGTGCAGGCATGAATTCAAAATCAGCAATGAAGGTCACAAACGAATATAGTGAATTCAAACAATTTGTTTTGCAAACTGTTTCAGCAAAAGATATTGAACGCCGTTTTCCTTCCAAAAAGAAGGAAACTGCTGAAGTAGAGATTCCTAAGCTATGAACAAGTTTACATTAAAAATGGAACAACCTGAATTTAATCGGGTTGTTGAGGTTTCTTTTGAAGAAGAATATCTAGATAATGTTGTGATGCAACTAGATATGTTTCTCAAAGGATGTGGATATGTGTTTAGTCAACTTGAAGTGTTTGAAGAAAAGACCACTCATATTGATTTTGACACACCTTCGGATGTGAGGGTATAATGAATCGCAATCAAGCAATTGATATTCTCGGCCGTACAGGTGAGAAAATTATCGCAAATATGTTGATTGAACTTGGTTTAAATGTCCAAGAATCGATTGACCATTTCGATTCTGAAAAAGATTTTCTTGTTGATGGTAAAAAAGTCGAGGTAAAAACCGAACAACCGTATGTGCGCGAAAATTCTTTTTCTTTCAGAGAAAATCAATTGCGTAAATGCAGGAATGTAGATGTTTTGTATTTTGTTTCGATTCCACCACTATATCGACCAGATTATAAATGGGGCGGCTGGATTTTCCGTGCAGAACCACAAAACTTCAGGCACTTTAATTTTACAACAAAATTTGGTACTAAAATGATCGGTGTGCCTATTGAACAAGATGCATTAATTCCCGTTAAAAAAATGACTGATGAGGAAATTAATGAGTTATTGAAATACGCAGAATCAGCTTATGCAAAATGAATGACATATTAGCAGATATATTTGATTGGATAAAAGATGATTTCAGGTCTAATCCTTTTAGGTTTACTGTCGAGCTTGTGGCTTGGGCAATATCTATTGGCTGTTCAATTACGATGGCAGCCACAGTCCCCAATCCTCCTTTATTTGTTTTATATCCTCTTTGGATTTGTGGGTGTGCTATGTACGCTTGGGCTGCTTGGACTCGCAAATCTTTTGGCATGCTCGCTAACTATGTACTGTTAACAACAATTGATACTATTGGATTGATAAGGATGTTAACATAACTTGCCATTTACTGGATAATGTGATACACTATACATTATGAATATTTTTTATCTAGATAATGATCCCAAAACATGCGCAGAAATGCATGTTGATAAACATGTGGTAAAAATGATCATTGAATATTGCCAACTCATGTCCACGGCTCATCGTGTAATTGATGGTGAAGAATATACTGATCTTACAGCCAATGGTCGCCGGATCAAACGGTGGCGCCTTGATGATGATCGAGAACATACTTTGATGAAGGCATCACACATTAATCATCCTAGTGCAATCTGGTGCCGAGAAAACCACGAAAACTATCTTTGGCTTTATAATCTTTTGCGGCATCTATGTGAAGAATACACATATCGTTACGAAAAACAACATTCATGTTCCAGGTTGTTGCCCATTTTGCGATTTTTACCAAACAATATTCCTCTAGGTGATTTTTTCCCACCAACTCCAGCCATGCCTACCGAACTCAAAGTAGTTGCTGAAAATCCATTGCCTGGTAGAAAATATGATTCTTTGAAATCTTATCATAAATACTATATAACGGAGAAAATCCGTTTTGCAAAATGGAAAAATCGTAATGTCCCGGAGTGGTTTAATGCCAACATATCAATTTCTTAATTCAAATACAAACGAAGTCGAAGATCATACGATGAAAATGTCGGATCTCGATAAATTTAAAGAAGATAATCCACACCTTCAGAGATATTTCTCCGCAGAATCATTGCCAGGTTTCGGTGATTCTATGCGTATGAGTGTGCCGGGCTATGGCCAAGGTGTAGCAGCTTTTGAACAGGGTGTCATACAAAGAATTAAAGACACAGTGCCAGGTAATAACTTGCACAGAACACATAAAACAAAAGCACCAAAGGAATGGTAATGGCTCAAATTCCAGTTCTATTTTTACCGAAAGGATCACATGGTAAAAAAACCTCCGTAGTTGCATCTCCTATTGTAATTGAACAAAAAAAGAAAACAATTAAAATTGCTGCCTTATTAAAGGGGAAAATGCATGGTCACCAGAAAAACCTCAATGAAACTAGTCAACAATATCGAGGAAGAAAAAACAAATACAACAAATCATACACTCAAAATAAAACTAGATCATCTTAAAACTTTTGACCCCTTAACTGATAATCAAAAAAAGTTTTTTGATGCATATAAAAGAGGTGATTATTTCGTAGCATTGCATGGTGTTGCAGGCACCGGTAAAACATTTTGTGCAATGTATAAAGCACTGGAAGAAGTATTGGATAAAACGAATCCTTTTCGAAAAATTATTGTAGTTAGGTCTGCGGTTCAATCTCGGGAAATTGGTCATCTGCCAGGTGATGTAACTGACAAGATGGAAATTTATCAACAACCATATAGACAAATTTGTGAAACTTTATTTGGCCGTAAAGATGCGTATCAGAGACTAGAAGAACAAGGTTATATTGAGTTTATATCAACCAGTTTTATTCGTGGTATGAGTTTTGATGATGCAATTATTGTTGTTGATGAAATGCAGAATATGACATTTGAAGAAATTGATACAGTTATGACGCGAGTTGGATATAGGTCAAAAATTATTTGGTGCGGCGACTATAGACAAACTGATCTGAACAAAAAGAAGAATGATGTGAGTGGTATTTTGAAGTTTTTTGATATTGCACATCATATGAACGCATTTACAAGAATTGAATTTACAGCAGACGATATTGTCCGCAGTAGTTTAGTCAAAGATTATATACTAGCTAAAATAAAATATGAAGATTTAACATAATGTTTCAATATTGCACACCTAAAAACTTAAAAAATTTAAAATCTGAAACTTTTCCTGACGGCAAAAGATACTACACATTAGAAGATGGTACTCGTTTGCCATCTGTCACTACAGTTATTGGCGCTCAGAAAAAGAAAGCCATCATGGAATGGCGCAAACGTGTAGGTGAGCAAGAAGCAAATAGAATTTCTAGACAAGCATCTGGCCGAGGAACCAATGTGCATACATTGTGTGAAAGGTATTTGAACAATGAATCTCTTGGTGATATCATGCCAGATGCAAAAGAAATGTTCTTTTCAATTAAGCCATATCTGAATAAAATTAACAATATTCATTATCAAGAGGCTGCTCTTTGGTCTAAAAAATTAGGAATGGCAGGCCGTGTTGATTGTATTGCAGAATATGATGGTGTTTTATCAGTTATTGATTTTAAAACATCCAAAAGAATTAAGAATGCAGAAGACATTCAAGATTACTTCTGGCAAACGACAGCATATGCTATCATGTATGAAGAATTGGTAGGAACACCAATTAATGATTTGATTATTATTATGGCTGTTGATAACGAAAAACCACTAATCTTTAAAGAGAAGACAAAAGATCATATCGAAGGACTATCTAAAGCTATAGATTTTTATCATAAATCTTTGAAATGAAACCCGTTGCAACATGGTCTTTTGACCCATGGTTTCAAAAAACATATTGGAAAGATACACAGTTGATGGTGGCTTCAATGCGAGCCAGTATACTGAGTATTAATGAATTTTTTAGTAAACCAAAAATATACACGGATACACTCACAAAAGATGTAATTGATCATCTTGAATTGAATTGTGATGTTGTTGTTGCATATGACAACATTTATCAAAAAGATAATGTTGATTTAAAATTCTGGATGTATACGAAGTTGTTGACATATCAACAGCAAAAGGAAAGTTATTTTCATTTTGATTTTGACTTCATAGTACACAAAAAAATTGATGAATCATATTTTGATGCGGATTTAAGCTTTCAACATCTGGAAGAATATCCAAATGGTCAAGTTTATTTGCAACACACAGACTATGAAATATTTTTACCGGAAATTTTTTATCGTTATGACTTGACCAAAGTTTTATATCCAAATTTGGGATTTCTATATTTTCGAGATATGAATCTGAATCAAGAGTATTGTAATCTTGCAATAGAAATGGTCAAAAGAAACAGTACATATAAATTTGAACTTCCTAAAAATTTATTTGTTAATTGTATAGTCGAACAACAACTTCTAGGTTTGATGATTAAAGAGAGGTCGAAAAAATATAAAACCTTTATAAATCATCGTGATAAGTCAGTCAATGAAAATTTTCATCATTATTTCAATAACTTAAAAAACAGTCCAATTGCAAGACAGAATTTGAGTCCTTACATAAATAGGAAAGTAATAGATGTTGCTAAGTATCTACAACATCTGAAAAGTCAACAAAAAAACTAAATATTTTGCAATCGATAACTTTTTAAACATATGACAATTAAATCATCAGGCGCACTATCCATATCAGAAATAAACGCCGAATTTGGTCTTGGTACCAATTTGGGTGCATACCGTGGTGTCACTTGGTATACGGATGCTGGCGGTAGTGGAACCTTTGCGTCAACTGATTTGGCTATGAGTGCTTTTTATGGTAAAAGCAAAAATCCTGCTGGCGGTACAACAGGAGAGCCTTACTCTGGTTCAGCTTATGGTGATTTGTGGACAGGTGGATTCCCAGCTAATCCACCAAGAATTCAGTTGGTATTTTATTCAAATGGAACATGGAACGGCGTAGCTCTTTTGTCCGGCCAAACTTATTCGGGAAATTGGTTTACGCCGACCACTTCTGGCATAGGTTCAAGTTATTCTATACGATTTACAAGAACTACTACTTACGGTTTTAATGGAACATCCACAGCATCGACTGGTTTCTTAGCACTAAACTCAAATCCAGCAATTACTGTAGAAAGAACTACTACTGGAAACGGACTTTATGCTGCTCTATATACGATTGAAATTAGAAATTCTTCTGGAACTATAGTAAGTACCTCAACAAATGTTGAGTTATCAGCAGAAGTTTCAGTTTAATTACCAAAATTAGTATTGACAAAAATTAATTTGTAATGTATAATGTGTGTATGAACAGTTTAGAAAAAATTTGGGCAAGAGCAACTGGTCATCTGATGGGCAGTACTGATGACGATAGACCAGATATTCCTATTCTCTCTCTGAGAGAAGCAAGAATATCGTTGTTCTTAAAAACATTTTGGGTAATAATTCATGTGATTACATGTTTCTTTATTATCGCAAATGTGATTCATCATTGGTAAGAATATTGCTGTATGAAACAAAGAGAAAAGTGTTCTGGACGTGGGTTCGACTCCCACCTGGTCCACCATAAGTTGATTTGCAGACCGTGCCACTTCTTGTAAAAAGAATCGTATTGCAGGACGGAATCAACTTATGATGGGCCAGTCATGGTATCGACAGGGCAAAGAGTAACAGAGTGGACAGCACGGTAGGCGATGACCGTAAATCAAGCAAATCAAGTAAATGCAAACGACGAAAAGTTCGCATTGGCTGCCTAATTAAAGGCGCCTAGGGTTCGGTGGGTTCCTCGTAACAGAATACCCACCCATTTTCAACCTAACGGAGAAAAAATATGACTTCACCTGCTTACAGGGTTGGTATTACACACACAGATGCAGAATGCACAAAACTTGGATGGGGCGTATACAAACTGAGAGAAGCACCGGAAGGTTCAAACGGTTATTATATGCTAATCAAAGCTTTTGAAGAAGAAACCGAAGCGAGAGAAAATTTAGCTCATCTACTTCAATTGGCACAAGAAGAAAAACCCTTCTAATCTTGTTCAACTACGGGTAATTATACCCACAAAAAATATGATTAAAAAATTAATACACGCAATGATCGTGTTTACCATGATTTTCTCTCATGGTTTCACACACGCAAGTCTATCTGATATTTCATCAAAAGTGTCTAAAGAATTTCAAAATCAATTGATGTGTCTGGCTCGAAATATCTATTTTGAAGCTGCTATGGAATCTTTTGAAGGAAAACTGGCTGTCGCACAAGTTACAATGAATCGCACTAGACACCCTAATTTTCCAAACACCGTTTGTGATGTTGTCTATCAAAAAATTAATGGTATTCACCAGTTTAGTTGGGTAGGTGAGGGCGTTAAGAAAATTGTAAACAGTCGAGCATGGGAAGACAGCCTATTAATTGCCAGGAAAGCCTTGACAGAACATAAAGTACATGATACACTCTACAGAACAAAAGCAATGTATTTTCACAACACAACGGTAAATCCGGAATGGAATTTGAAATATGTTGTACAAATAGGTAATCATTTATTTTATGCGAGACACTAATGCCCACCAAAAATGAAATCAGCGAATTCAGTCAATTGATTGAAACACTTGCACAAACAAAAAATATGCCTCACATGGATGCTATTTTGCATCACTGTGAACAAACTGGTATGGAGCTGGAACTTTGTGCCACACTCATTTCTTCTGCATTGAAAGCTAGGATTCGCGAGGAAGCGGAAGAACTCAATTTACTGAAGAGCAAATCTAAACTTCCTTTCTGATGCAAGATACTACAGGATTTGCAGCCTATACTTTGTATCAGGCCTTAAAACTGCATTTTACTTCTGATTATGATTACTTTAAGTACAATGGAAAAACCAATGTATCTAAAGATTCATTCATGCACAACAAAGCTAAATATTCATTTTACAAACTATCTAGAAAATATTCGCATGATGATTTGAAAGATTTTTTTGTTGCAAATTTTATCGATAGAAATGTTTCTTGGGTTGGTGAAATAACTGGACCTGAAGGTGAAGAAACATACAAAAAATGGCAAAAAAGAATTCAGGGGTTGACATATCAATTTGAACAGAACATAATTCAATTAATGGACTCAGTATCTGATCCTAATGAACTACTGATTGTTAAAAATGGCCAGTATCCTAAACTACTTGTTCGAACACTTGAAAATGACATAACTATCGAAACTTTAGTTATACTGAACGACATAATGAATTTTTTTCCTATGTGGGAAAAGAAAATACAAGATACAATTGTTTGGCCAGATTATAGAAAGCGTATCGTAAAGTATTCACCATTTTTAATCTACGACAAAAAGAAATTCAAAAATATTCTACTGGAAAGTATTAAAGAACATGAACAAACCTAAAATTTCAGTCATTTATTTGGACATGGACGGTGTTATCGCAAATTTTATTAAGCGGTATGAAGAATTGTTTGGTATGAAACCGGAAAGAGCAGATAAATCTGGCAAGTTCAATCGACAATTTGATATGTTCATACATGAGAAAAACTTTCAGACACTGGATTTGATGCCTGATGCATCTAAACTTTTAGAGTTTCTCCGAAAGGCACCTGTACCTACTCAAATTTTATCTTCTACGGCTCGTGAGGATAGACATGATGAAATTTCAAAACAAAAAATGGTTTGGCTGCAAACTCATGGTATTACATTTAAACCTAATTTTGTTCCAGGTAAGAAACTGAAAAAGAATTTTGCGAAACCTGACGCATTAATTATTGATGATACTGAAAGTATTATAGATGATTGGCGAAATGCTGGTGGAATTGCAATTTGGCACAAAGATGCAGAAACCACTATAACACAACTCAAAATGTACATTTGAATGTGCATAAATAAGGTATTAGAACTTTTATTTTAGACTAAAAATGCTTAATCCTATTGACGCAGCAATCGAAGCAGTAGTCGCATCAAAAATTGGTAAAGACCACCCTTCAGCCGGAGAACTGGTTTCTCGGTATAAAGGTGTTGCTGCATCCTTACAATGCAATGGTTCCAGAATGGATCTGGAACAATTTCAAAAAATGATGCAGGATTTGATGCAAGAACTACATTCAATTAGATAAAATATACCGTTTTAATTGTTGACATAGGATAAAACCTATGTTATACTAAGATTTCGTTATGAATAATGTGGATAATCCGTTTATACTCCGTTTATACAAGAAAGGTAATTTATGAGCTCATTTGCAAACCTCAAACGCCAATCTGGCAACCTCGATAAGCTGACCAAAGCAATCGAAGCCCTTAACTCCTCAGAGGGCACAGAGAGTCGAGATAATTTCTGGCGCCCCGAAGTCGATAAAGCCGGTAACGGTATGGCGACCATTCGTTTTCTTCCTGCATCACCTGGCGATGGTGATGATTCTCTACCTTGGGTCAAGGTATTCTCTCATGGTTTCCAGGGTCCTGGTGGCTGGTTGATTGATAACTGCCTGACAACCAAGAGCCAACAATGTCCTGTGTGTGAACACAATAACAAGTTGTGGAACTCAGGTATTGAAGCCAACAAGGAAATCGTCCGTAAACAAAAGCGTAAGCTAAACTACATTGCTAATGTGTATATTGTTTCGGATCCTAAGCATCCCGAGAACGAAGGGCAAGTTAAACTGTTCAAGTTCGGTAAGAAAATCTTTGATAAGATTACTGAAGCAATGAATCCTGCTTTCGAAGATGAAACTGCAATTAATCCTTTTGATTTCTGGAAAGGTGCAAACTTCAAGCTGAAGATTCGTAAGGTAGAAGGTTATCAGAATTACGATAAGTCTGAATTCGAATCGCCTTCCGCATTGTCTAATGATGATGACGAACTTGAAAAAATCTGGAAGCAAGAACATACTCTCAAGGATCTTGTTGCTGACAAGGAATTCAAGTCTTATGATGAACTAAAGACTCGTCTTGATAAAGTTCTTGGTCTGAATGGTGAAACTGCACCAGTTAAGACTACTGTTGAACAACTGAAGTCTGCTCCAAAGAAAGATGTTGAACCTCCTTGGGAAGATTCATCTGATGAAGATATGGCTTACTTTAGTAAGTTGGCAGAAGAATAAGGCCGTGTGAAGGCCGTGCCTAGACCCCGCTTCGGCGGGGTTTTTTATTGGTTAAACTACTCTTGTTGAATAGTAAATCATTCTTTGAAATGTTTCTTCTGGATTTCGAACAGATATTTTATCCAGTTTCGAAATGATCATTGATTGGTTCTTTTGTGTCTGTGAAACATTTGTCAAATTATTAACAGGAGCGGCCGCTGGTGCCTTTGGAAGATTTAATGTTTGATTTTCTTTGACAACACTTTCAAGTTGTTGCGGTCCCATTCTTGGCATGATTGGTGGTTCTGCTGGTGTAGTGGGTAATGCCGGCACATTAATAGGTCTGAGCATACCTTTTGGATTTGCAGTTAACCATTCTTGCAATTCTTTACGAGTTTTTCCGGTTTCTTGTACAAGTTCTTGGTCGTTGAGGTTGCTACCTATTAATTCTCTTACATAACTTGCCGACATATCTCTTACCGCACGTCTGCGAAGTTGTTCACCACCTTGTTTTTCACTCTTTGCTTGTCCTCTCAGTTGTAGTGCATATGCATCATTATCAAACTTTGGATTGAAAGGATCAGCTTCTATTTGTTTTCTTTTTTCACCCGTAAAAGATACGAATCCCAATAATGCTGCGGCAAAAGCTGCAGGACCAGCTGCAGTACCAACTAACGCCTTTAAAGGTAGTGCAGACAATATATTTTTTGCGAATCCACCCAATAGACTCACAAATGGTTTTAAACCCATCAACCAATCTAAAGACTTTTCTATCATCACTTGAACTAAACCTTTGAACGATTCGAACATTTTTCTGATCGTTTCTAAAATTGAACCGAAAAGTGAACCATCATTTTCTTTTGGTTGTTTATTGATAGTGCCTGTACCGACTCCTGTAATCGCTTTGATTAATTCTTTATGTCTTTTTTCTTTTTCTAAGTCTTCTTCCTCACGGCGATTGTTTAATAGTTCATATCTATTTTTTTCATTTTCATGATTAGACTTCAAGAAATTAAAAATATCAGTCAATATTCCCAGAGTAGAACCACCATCACCTCTAGGCAAAGCGCCAATTCTGTCGGCAGTTGTATTTCTACCAATAGGTCTTGCAGTGCCAGCAAAATACTGAATGTCTCTTTGACTTCTACCTAACATTCTACCCAATAACGCCGGCGCAAGATTTGATCCACCAGTTAAAAATTTTGCAATATTTAAAGGATCAAATTTTTCTTTTATTCTAGTCAATCTCGCAACAGACTTTTGACTAATTCCTTTTGTAAATGCACCAGAATAAGATTCGCCAGCAACAAGATTAGCTGCTATAACATCAGCAAGCGATCTGTTTCTTATATTTCTTGCTATTTGATAGTCCATTATTGTCTCGATTTTCTAATTAGTGGTGGTGTGATTTCTTCTACCTTTTTGGTATCTATCTGTGGCGATTGTGATGTTTGTGCAACATTGTTTATGTTATTGATTATGTTGCCGGCCGTTTCATTCATTTCGCGCTTCAAGTTTTTATTTTCTTTTGACAAAGAATCTACAGGTAGATTTGGTGCATTTATTCTCGGTTCTTGTATTGGTATATTCTTTAAACCATTTTTAATAGATTCGGCATTTTCTTTGGCCCTACCTTTTACCTGTGTGGCATAAACGGAAGAAAGTATATTTTTTGATGCTTCATCCAACTGAAGATTTTCTAACTGCTTCATTAAAATTGGCCAATTTTTATACCAATTGACGCCCATGTTATATGTCATATCAACAAGAGCTGTTTGTGCTTGAAGATTCAATTTATCAAAATTTGGAATTTTTCTTGCATTTTCCTCATATTTCGGATAATCCTGTTTTAAGAGTTCATATGCATCTTCTTTAGAAATAACTGTGTCTTTTCCTCTTTCACCTAACACAGGAATTTTTTTATTGCCTGCCATGATGTAACCATTTTTTATTTCATTTTCCGTAATTTGATGACCATAACCAACAGAATATAATTTTCTAGGATCACCTTTCTTCGGATCTAGATAAGATTTACCCGCAAAGCCCTCTTTGGATGATATTCTTGCAAGTGCTTCTTTTTGTAATGAAGCTGCAGTCACGGCTGTTCCGACCGCAATAGATGGAACTATTGGTGGTTTAGATACTGCAACTGGTGGTTTTGTTGGTGTTGCCGGTGGTGCAGGCGGTTTAGTCGGTGCAACCGGTGGTTTTGGTGCCGCCACAGGTGGTGCCGGTGCGGCCGGCGGTCTAGTTGCAACAGGAGGCTTGGTTGTTGTCACCGGTGGGGTTGTGGTGGTAACAGGAGGCTTGGTTGTTGTCACCGGTGGGGTTGTGGTGGTAACAGGAGGCTTGGTTGCAACAGGCGGTAATGTGGTAACTTCCGTAGGTTTTTTTAATTCTTTTGGAGGTTTTTCGCCCTTAGATTCTTTTGGTATTTCTTTGATTACTTTTTCAGGCTTAACTTTTTTCAGTTTTTGGCCAGTCAGAGCTTTAATTAGTTCGCGATTTCTTTTGTTTTCTCTTAAACCATCCAATTTTAAACTAAGATTTTCTATTTCACTCCTGACTTTTCTTTCTTCTTCCAGTCTGACCATAATTTTAAAAATTTCACCTAGAGCTGTTCTGGATGTTTTAAACTGAACACCAGTGGATTCAGCATCAACTGAACCTAAACTGAAAAGTGAAGACACCTTGTTCTTTAACTTTTCCGAAATACTTAGTTTTTCTTTTTCCATTTATGATCGTCTTAGTTCTTTTAATTTTTGATTTTCTTCCTCAATATATTGTATCAACATGGAAATATAAATGTCTCTTTCCCACGGCATCATATTCTCAAGTTCCGTAAGGCTGTATTTGTGGTGTTGCACCAAAGAGAAATTAGTTTTGTAGTAATTTCTCAAATCATCATGACGAAATGTTAACCGAAAAAACTTTCTAGGCCTTCCACATCAATTTTATGTTCGAAACCACATTTGCCACATTTCATTTCAATTTTATCTCTTAACTTTGGTAGATTGCCAAAAAATTCTTCTACTTTCTCAAACTGTTGTTGATTCATCGACTCTATAAATTCAATCAATTCTTTTTCTGTAGATTCTTTTGCATAGTAAAATTGTTCACCATCATAAATGTACTCAATACTGTGTGCAATCATACTGAATGTCATTTCACCGGCATTTTCATATTTTAATGAGTCTTTAATTTTACCAAATTCTGGATATTTAAACTTGACAGTCAACTTTTCATTCAATTGAATTTCTGGTTTAATCTCAGAATTAATTTCAACTTTTAAATTTAAAAGATTTAATTGATTGTCCATGATGTTATTACATTCTTTTCCTTCAACAAAGTTGTTGCATCTATATTTTGATTCAACAACTTCACCAACAGACTTTGCCCTCAGGTGAATGAAAAGATATTCTACATCGATTACGGGCAGTTCATCAACCTTTATATTTTTTGTCAGAATACAGTTTACTAAAACATCTTTGATTGCTCTATGAACTTCTTCCGTTTCATTAGATTCCATTGCCATCAAAAGATTTCTTTGTTCTTTAACAAGAAATGGTCTATATTTAATCTTTTTCTTGGAAACTGGTAATGTCAATTCATAGGTTGGTGTATCAATTTTGGGCAAAGCCATAATAACTCCTTCATGTAAAATTCAATAAAATATTATTTGTTAGTCCTCTATAATTTTTCCAATATGTGTAGGCAAAAGTCACAGTTATCTTATGATAACCATCGTTACCCCAATCCAGATCCATTTGATTGATCGAAATTGGAAAAGCTTCATACAATTCTACAGTATATGAAGGAAAATCATTTACATCATACTGATTGATTGTTAATGTTGTTTGATATTGATCTCTGTATCTAAAATTATTTGTGTCTGAAGGATTGATATATTCGATCCAATCGTCAAATAAGAATTTTTCTTCCATCTTATCTGAGACAATGAAAGTTAAGTCAATATCATTATATGTTGTAAGATATGGGTGCTTTTCAATGGGACCATATATTCTCTGATCAGCTGTCGCTAAATTTCGGCCAGGTAAGTTTGCATTTTCGCATCGAAAGATTAAACTTCTAATTGTCGAATATCTGGTAAGTCTTTCTGCGGTGACCGTAAAAGATTGTTCAGTACCAGATACTAATGATTCGGCCGCACCAGATGGTGTTTCACTCGTATTAAACAAGTTGCCATTCAAAAATCCGCTAGGAATAGGCACCATGACATTAAATCTACTTGTTCTTGCCAAGTCGGTTCTAAAACTGGATTTGAAGTCATTTAAACTAGGCATTTAAGATTTCCTTATCTCCTGTAGAGAATCTCGCCAAACTTCATTTGGCTTTGCTTTTCTGAATTGTTGCACTGGCAAATATGTCGCAATATCCCACTCATTAGGTTGTACCGCCAAAATCCTTGACCTTATTTGTGGATATAGGTATCTTTTTAGACAAGGTTTATATTCTCTAAATCTCCTGGTGGAATTCAGTATCTCATAGGTGATTCTTATTCTCTTTAACTCGTCCTGGTCGGTGTAGATTGCACCAAAACCAATTAATTTTTTCAGGAGTGCAACTCTATACTTGACGGGCAAATAGTGTAGGTTTAGTCCCAGGAATCCGTCAGTGTATCTTTCCAATATCAAAACCAATGGGAAAGTATCATAATATGGTAAATCATCCTTGTTTTTTGGGTTATAATAGAAAAAATATAAACCACCCATTAGAAATCTGCGTGTATATCTATTTTTTTCCGATCTAATTTGAGCCGGAACTGCACGTATATTCTTTATCTCAGCTATTCTTTGAACTAACCATTGTACAGCTTGACGGCTGAGCGTTTGCATTTCAGCTGCCGTTTTTTCGCGTTCTAGTAGTGTGAGATGAGATTCTTTTGCCATATTCTATTTATTTCAATCCTAAATGTTCTTCAGTTATTACTTTGAATTCCCAACCCCGGTCTAAACAATACTCATTGGCAGCTTTCCATTTTGCCTGATTCACGCCCCATGTTGCAACTTCTTGAATGTACTGTTTTGTGACCCTTTTCTTCTTTTCTGGTGGCTGAGCTTGTTTTTTTGGTTTTACTTCCAACATCATTGTTTTCAAAATACCATCTCTAGTTCGAAATTTAACTAAAAAGTCAGGGAAATAACGATGCCACTTACCATCAACTGGTGATTTATAAGGAATGGTCATTTCTTCAGATGCCCAAGATATAATTTGTGGATTTTTGTCGAGCCAATTCATCACTCGACATTCCCAACTCGAGCGATATACAATATTTTTATGATCCCCAATGTATTTTTGAGGATTTGTTGGTCGAAATAAACCTGAATAAGCCATATAAATAGTATGTATATCTGTTTCCGGAAAAACCATGGCCATAACAATAACACTACCAAGTTCTCTCGGAGGAATTATTGGACCAACTGAAACAATCGGTGGTCCTCTATCTTCCTTATACGAATCTCAATATGATGTTGCAAATTTGCATTATCCGAGAAACTTAGGTGCAACAAATAGAGGTCACTCCGTTCTTTTTACCATTCAGAAGGTAAAAGAAGTAACCTTGGAAGAAGGTGCTCAAGGAATTACGGACTTATTTAATAATCAGTATATAACTGGATATGATCCAATAAGTGGTCTTCCGACGACTTATGATAAAATATTTGACACAAACTTTTCTCTTTCTGACACACTAAGTGGTTTTACGAATTTTTTTGGTGGTAATACAACCACATCCTTAAATTCTTCACAAATCACTAGTTTCATTAGAAATACTGGAACATCGATTGGCACCAAACTACAGAGTGCTCTGAAACAGAGAACTGAACTGGCTGGCCAGATTGAATTATACATGCCCGAAAACTTGAATTTTAGTTATGATGCACAATACAATTCACTTTCTTTAATTGAGGCTGCAGCTTCAATACCTCTGGTTGGTAAACTGGCTTCAGGTATAAATTCAATAATGCAGAATAGTGCTGCAAAATTGGTACTAAACAGAGCTGGATATGTCTTTAACCCACAGCAACAGTTGTTATTTGAGGGTATTGATTTCAGAACATACCAAATGTCGTTTACTTTTTCTCCTGTTTCGCGAGAAGAAGCAAACATGGTGAAAAAAATTATTAGAGAATTTAGAAGATATGCTGCACCATCAATTGTAAGAGAAGCTGCAGGTATGTTTTTTGTTCCTCCTGCAATATTTGAGTTACAGTTTAAATATAATGGTCAAGAAAATAAAAATTTAAACAAAATTGAAAAGAGTGTAATTACAAATATTGAAGTAAATTATGCACCAAACGGCTGGGCCGCACACAATGATGGCGCACCAGTTCAAACTACAATGACACTATCATTCAAAGAAATCGCACTCATTGACAGAGCTAAGATCGAAGAAGGTTTCTAAAATGCAGTATTTCGATTCACTACCTAAATTATATACAATAACCCCTAGAGGTACCAGCGTTCTGACTAATATAATGGCCAGAGCCAGTATTATACAATCAGTACTTAATAATCCTTTATTATATTACACTTATGATATACAAGATAGTGATACACCAGAAATTGTTGCACATAAGTATTATGGATCATCTTATTATTATTGGGTGTTAATGTACACAAATCAATTAACTGATCCTTTGTGGGACTGGCCACTAAGTAGAAGAAATTTTGATGCATATATTGAACAAAAATATACACAATTTGATCCATATACAACAACACATCATTATGAAAAAATTATAACTCAAGTTGATGCTGGTACTAATACAACTACAGAAAATATTGTCAATATTTCTCTAATTGATTATATTGTTTTACAAGAAACAACTACAACATATTCTTTACCCACAGGACAAGTTACTGTGTCGGTAACAAAAAAAGCTGTTTCGTATTATGAATATGAATTAAATTTAAATGAATCGAAAAGAACAATAAAAATATTGAACAAATCTTATCTCGGTCAATTTGAAGATGAATTAAAAAGATTGATGCTTTAAAATATGGAAATAGAAAATAATTTTAGTCAACCCGAAACACCAAATGGTGCATATTATCAACAAGACTTTGATTTAGAGTCTGTAGATATTCTCACCAATTCGGGTGAAAATATAAAATTAAAAAATTTGGTAACAGAATTGTCTTTTTTTGAAGACATTTATTCTTTTTCTGTTTCTGGATATGTTATTTTTAGAGATGCCATAGGTTTAATTGAAAAATTGTCACTTGACGGTAATGAATTTATACAAATAACATACGGCAAAACAAAAACTCAAAGAGAAGAAAATAAAAATAAAAGAAAATATCGTGTTTATAAAGTTGGTGATAGAAGACCAATTGGTAATCACACAAGTGAATTTTTTACATTATTTTTCTGTTCTGAAGCTCTGATGTTATCGGAACAAATAAAAATTAGAAAATCATATCCTAAAAGACAAATTTCAACAATAAAGGGCACAAGAGAGGGTATCATTAATGATATTCTCTATAATCAATTGAGAGTGCCAGAAAATCGAATTGTTAGACTAGAAGAATCGTATGGTGTATATGATTTTGTTGTTCCCACATTGAAACCATTTGAAGCTATCAGTTGGTTATCGACATATGCAAGACCAAAGGACACTCAAATTGGTGCCGATATGTTATTTTTCGAAACAAATGATGGTTATTATTTTAGGTCTCTACAATCAATGTATAGAGATATACCATACAAAACATATAAGTTTCAACCAAAGAATGTGGATCCCAACACTGAGCCCGGTGAATTTGAAAACGGGTTTGTTACGGTTTTAGATATACAATTTCTGAAAACTTTTGATGTATTAAATGAGACAAGCTCGGGAACTTATGCTAACAAATTAATAACAATTGATCCTTTAACAAAGAGTTTCAGAGTCACAAATTATAGTTACGAAAAAGATTATTTGTTGAATAATGGAAAAAATAAACCATCCACATTAAATGAAAATCCTCCTTTGGGACCAGGCAAGAATAGATTGGGAACACCACAGACAGCAGCGTATGATTCAACTGTAAAAGTCGCTTTTAGTAATGCCAATCAGTCTTTTGCACCATTTATTAAGGATGCAGAAGGTAGTGTTGCACAAGATATTTTTGTGGAAACATATGTGCCATACAGAACTGCACAAATTTCACTTGCAAATTATACGGTTTTAAAAATTTTGATTCCTGGTGATAGTGCAATTACAGCAGGCAGAACAATCAATTTAAATCTGTATTCTCTTGCAACAGATGAAAATAATATGAGAAAATTGGATAATTATTTTTCGGGTAAATACTTGGTGACAGCTGTAAGACATATCATGCAGTCAACAGGCGCGTATCAAACAATATTAGAAATTGCAAAAGAAAGTTCCAAAAAACGAATTTCTTCTCCAAATTTATCATCTTCAACATATCAAAAAGAACTGCAAGAATCATGAACAACTTTATAGGTAAAGACGGTTTTTATTGGTGGGTTGGTGTTGTCGAAGATAACAAGAGCGATCCACTTGGTTTAGGTCGTTGTAAAGTCAGAATTTTTGGTTGGCATACTGAGAATTTATTGGAAATGCCGACCGAAGATTTGCCATGGGCTCAGGTTTTACTATCACCTTCAGCAGCATTGTCGGCAACTACAGTGCGTGAAGGTGATTATGTTGTTGGTTTTTTCCAAGACGGAATGTCGGCTCAAGCACCAGTAATTTTTGGTATATACAACGGTGTCGAAACACAAGAACCTGATACATCTAAAGGTTTTTCACCACAAGTTGACAAACAAGAAGTTCCTGTGCCACCAGAGGGTGTGGTGGATAGAAAGGTCGGTGAACCAAACACACCAAGACCATATAGAGGTGTAATTGTCGACACCATGATATCAAAATCAAATGCAAATTTGGCTCACGCTTGCGGATTTAAATTTAATCTGAATATCAATGTTGACCTTGGATTAGGAACAATCACAGCAGTCAAAAGATTAGCGACAGCGCTCCAGAGAGGTATACGTGACGGCAAAAAAGGTTTTGCAAATGTTGTCAGAGCTCAGATGGGAAAAATTGTTTCGACCTTGAGAAAGGGTTTAGATGCAATCGTGAAAGCTGTTGGTATTGCCGATGTTACTGGTGTTGTGTCTATTTCATTTTCAGCAGTAAAGGATATTGTCAGTCAGCTGAATTCATTACTGTCTCAGGCAGCAGATATGCTTTACAATGTTGGTTTGGCTTTAGGTGTTGTGCAGGGCATACAAGAATTTATTAAGTGGATTGGAACACTACCACAAAATATAAAGAATATTTTTATGAACTGTTTGAGTAATTTCACAAGATCGGTACAAAATCTCACAAATGACTTAAATGCGTTACCGAAACAACTGGAAACGAGCATTGGTTCACAATTTAATTCGTTTACCGATAGCTTAAATTCTTCAATAAATACAATTCGTGGCGAATCAACAGCAGCTTCAAGTTCACAATCGCAAACGATGACGAAATTGATAAATGGTGATTCCAGCACCAAAACTTTAAACGAATTGAGTACAATGTTGAAACCTAAGAGTAATCAAGAAATATTATCTGAAGTCACGCAGTCTTCGCTACAAAGGCCATAATTATGTCTAATGCACCAATGGGTTTTGATGGTTTTGTGGAACCAGTTTCTGCTGCTAACACAGATTATCAACCACAATATCCTTATAATAATATTACACAAACCAGAAGTGGACATAGTTTTGAACTGGATGATACGCCAACCAGAGAAAGAATTCGTTTGCAACACCGTTCTGGTACATTTACTGAAATGCACCCAAACGGCGACCAAGTTTGTAAAATATTTGGTAATGGTTATACAATCACATTAGGCGATCATAATGTTTTGATTGGTGTTGACGGACAATCAAACAATAAATTAAACATCACAGTAAATGGTGATGTGAATTTAAATGTCAAGGGTGATTTTAATCAAGAGGTTGACGGCAATTATAACTTACATGTAAAAGGTAATTACACACAAACTGTCGACCAAATAACTGATATTGCATCTGTTGGCGACATGAGAGTGTCTGCTGGTGGATTTGCAGGTGGTGCTCTACGAATCAATCCAGGCGATGAGGTTCGTATTGAAGGCGACCTTAGAGTTAGTGGTGAAGTTAGAGCTACACTTATTAATTCATCCACAAGAGTTAACGCACAAACTGGAATGACTGCTGGCGTACAAGGTATTGTTAGTTTGGGAGGTGTTTCAGTCGGTAGTCCAACTCCTCCTATTCCAGGTACAGTTTTGGCTACTGCTTCGGTAATTGCACCGCTTTTATATGGAACTTCGATGACATACGGCAGTGTTATTATGGATCCTACTGGTGGATTACCAATGGTACGAACATTGTTCAATAGTCATAGACATATTGCACCAAATGGTCCAACATCAGGACCACTACCTTTAATGCCCTTACCATGATGGAGTTGAGATGACTACGATATATGAAAGACTGAATATTACCTTTACAAACTTCGGAGAAGCGTCAAACCTTTCTCCTGGTGCAGCAAATTCACTGACTTTTATTGCCGAGAATACTCCACCACTATCTGATTGGCAAAAATCAGACTTGGCCAATGGAAATATACAAAAAACAAATTATTTCCAGAATCCTATGGCCAATAATGTTGCAACAATTACTGCAAACACAACAATCATCATAAATTCAGGCAACTTAGTCGGTGACACCGAAATGGTAAGCATCGGTCAAGCATTGAATGCTGAACTACAACTTTACAAAAAACACACAGATAATATTTCCGGTGTTACAATTGTAAACAGTGCGAACGTGCCAGCTTATGATACTGCATCTTCAGTGGGTCAACAAATTATGATGATTTTGGCTAAAACGGATGGTATGGTTTCGGTACAAAACACCGCACCAATCTTGGGTGCATTCACAAGTCTGTTTATTCGTGATGAGATGAAAGCCAATAATGATAAAATTGCGTATTATGCAAATATCTACTTTTCCAATACGCAACCTTATGGTGAAGGTTATACCAACCTACTTCCACCAGAAGAAATCGCAAACATTAAGAGTTACCTACAAAACACAACATCCCAATTGTATACAAGAAGAACAGAAGATGTCGCTTTCTATCTGAATGCGGCTCAAGTCATGCAGGATTATGGCTATTTGCAACAATTTTCGAACGCAGGTGGTACAAATACTTATTTAATGAAAAATGTGGTGGGTACGCCAAGACTTGCAAACAATTTAAGTTCAAATACATGATTTTCCAAAAATTCGAATTTTTATGTTCCGGCCCGAGAATTTTTTCCACGCAAGCTCAAAATCCAAAATAGCGTTTTACTCCTAGAGATAAATAAAAGATGGCAACTTTAAATAAAATATACTCAGACATAGATTTTACCTTCACCAAGAAACCGGTGTTAGGTGATATTGCTTTGAGTTATGATAATCAAGCGGTCATTCGATCTATACGAAACTTATTGTCGACCAAATTTTATGAGAGGCCTTTTAATCCGAGTTTAGGTTCCAATATAGATTCTTTACTATTTGAACCTATTTCTCCGATGACGACAAGTGCAATTGAACAAAACATAAAACAGACAATCGAAAATTATGAGCCTAGAGCCATATTGAAAAGTGTGGTTGCAGAGCCTGATGAAGAAAACAATGCATATAATGTAACAATTACTTTCTTCCTACAAAATGCGACACAACCAACAACAGTAACACTTTTTTTAGAGAGAAATAGATAAAATGGCAGGTGCAAATTCTAATATCCAAATGACAGATTTGGATTTCAATAACATTAAGAATAACCTAAAAACATTTTTACAGTCACAGGATATTCTGAAAGACTACAATTACGAAGGTTCTGCACTTTCGACTTTATTGGATATTCTTGCTTATAACACGCAATATAATGCATACTATCTCAATATGGTTGCAAATGAAATGTTTTTGGACACGGCATTACAAAGAGATTCTGTAGTTTCACTTGCAAAATTATTGAATTATGTTCCAAAATCTGCAACAGCACCACAGGCAACAGTAAATTTTAGAGTTAATCAAGTTTCTGATTCTACTTTGTCTTTACCCAAGTTCACACCATTTTTATCGGAAGCTATTGATGGAGTAAATTATAACTTTGTTGCGGCCGACACATATACAACATCGGTTTCTGCAAATACGGCTGTATTTAATAATGTGATACTGAAACAAGGAATTCGATCTTCAGTATCATATGTCGTCAATTCAGTACAAAATCCAAAATATATTTTTCAAATACCAAATGAGAATGTTGACATAAGCACACTATCGGTTATTGTTGCTCAAGCATCACCTGACCCTTCATCGAATGTCTACACTCGTGCCACAAATTATCTGTCATTAGATTCAACTTCTACTGTTTACTTTTTACAAGAAGGTAAAGGTGGAAAATATGAAATATATTTTGGTGATGATGTATTGGGTAAAAAATTAGTAGATGGCCAATCTGTTTTCATGGAATATCTTGTAACACAAGGTGTCTCTGCGACTGGTGCAAATAATTTTACATTGATGGGTAATATATCCGGATATGCAAATACATCCGTACAACCTTTAGTTGCTGCCACTCAAGGCTCTGAAAAAGAATCGTTGGATTCCATTAAATTTCAAGCACCAAAGTCATATTCCGCACAGGGGCGTGCTGTCACTAAAGAAGATTATATAACGGCAATTAAACAAAATAATTTAGGTTATGCTGTGGACGCAGTGAGTGTGTGGGGCGGAGAAGAAAATGATCCTCCAGTTTTCGGGCAAGCATTTATTGCAATTAAACCTTCTGGTGGTTATTTACTGACAGACACACAAAAAGAAAGATTGATACAAGATGTTATCAAACCTATTTCTGTGGTAACTGTTGAACCCACAATTGTAGATCCTGACTATACATATATCAATGTCACATCAAATGTTTTGTATGATCCTAAGAAGACAAGTAGATCATCTCAACAGTTACAATCTTTGGTGAAAAACGCAATCTATAATTTTGGTAACACAACATTAAATAGTTTTAATTCAACTTTTGTACAGTCCGATCTGATCAATTTGATAAAAAATATAGACTATTCAATTATTGCATGTGAGATTTCAGTAGATGTACAAAAGAAGTTTTTACCAAATTTAACCACACCAACAACTTATAAGTTATATTATGGTTCTCCTTTGTCGAAAGGTATTTTCTCCAGTAGTGTTAGGAGCAATCCATCGATGCAATACAGAAATCCTGAAAATGCATCACTTGTAATTGATGGTGTGTATTTGGAAGAAGAACCTTCACCAACAGCCGGTTTATCGTCTGTTCAGATTACAAATCCTGGTTTTGGTTATCAGAGTACACCAACAGTTACAATTTATGGTGATGGTACAGGCGCAACAGCTATGGCAGTACTGAGTACAAGTGGAAGTATCAGAGAAATTAAAGTTACAAACGCAGGTTCAGGATATACCAGTGCGGTTGTTGTCGTAACGCCGGCAGCTGGTGACACCACAGGACAACTATGTTCTGCTGTGGCTGTTTTAGAAGGTCAGTTTGGAAATCTAAGACTATATTATAACAATGTGAATACCGGAAAATCTTTCATCACCAAAAATGCTGGCACAATTGATTATGTGAATGGTGTAATTACATTGGATTCTTTTAATCCATTATCAATAAATGATCCTTTGGGTCAATTGACTGTAACCGCAAAACCAACCACATCAATTATTTCGTCTACATATAATCGCATAATTACAATAGATCAATTCGATCCAACATCTGTAGTCGTTAATATTTCTGCCAAGTCATGATTGATAATTTTCAAAAAAATTCCATATTAATACCTGAACAACTTCCCGAATTTATTCGGGATAATCCAGAGTATTCCAATTTCGTATTGTTTATAAAAGCATATTATGAATGGATGGAACAAAATGGTCAGGTAACTGAACGCACCAGAAATCTTTTAAATTATCGTGACATAGACAAGACTACATCAGAATTTATTGATTACTATATCAATGACTTTTTGCCATATTTTCCAAAAGATATATTGGTAGATGAAGACAAAGCTGTCAAGTTAGCCCGACAACTGTATCAGTCAAAAGGAACACCCGCATCTTACGCTTTTTTGTTTAAAGTTTTATATAATTCTGATTTTGATATTTTTTACAATAAAGAAGCAGTTCTGAAACCATCCGATGGTGTTTGGTATATTGCAAAAAGTCTTAGACTAGGTACAACAGACGATAATTTCACCAAAGTAGATAATCTCAGACTTTTTGGTGAATCGTCCAAGTCAATTGCAACCATAGAAAACTCTATACAAGCAAAAGACAAAACAGAAGTTTTCATTTCTAACATTCAAAGATTGTTTGAGTCTGGTGAATTTGTCAGAGTAGTTGACAATCAAAACAGAGATGTTTTATTCAATGGTCAACCACTTAGAGCCAAAATTTTAGGTCAATTAAGTCAGATACTGGTTGATCCTAAGAAAAGAGGTCTGTTATATCAAGTTGGCGATCCAGTTGTTGTATTTGGTGGATTGAATTCAAATACTGGTATCGGTGCTATTGCTGAAGTTTCAGAAACAACAACAGGTTCCGTTAAAAGTGTTTCTGTTTTAGAAGGCGGGCAAGGTTATGTTTCACTAACCAGCACACCAACAGTTCCACCAAATACACAAATAGTTTTCGAAAATCTAAACAGTGGTGCAGCTTCACCGGTTGCAGTTGTTGCTTCTGTTGATCCAGATCAGGCATCAAATGTAGCTTTAGTTGCAACAGATTCGATTGAATTAAAAGCAGGAATACCAATAGGCAATGCATACTACAATTTTGCGGCAAATTTAAATGCAAATGTAAGTTGTACACTAGCTAATGCACTTTCTTTCATAACATATTCTACGGGCCCAATAACATCTGTTATTGTAACCAATTCTGGTGGTGGTATTTCAACCATACCTGATGTTGTTGCAAGATCAATGTACCCCAATGACATTTTAGGTGGATCGAATCTGAAGAACTTGGGCATCTTAGGGCCAATTAAAATTTTAAATGGTGGCCGAGGATATCAAAACAATGATACAATTGTGTTTACTGGTGGCACAGGATATGGTGCATACGCAAAAGTAAATGGCGTAAATGCAACTGGATACATACAGTCCGTTGGTTATTATACTGTAGCAAACAGTTATTCACTTGGCGGTATGGGTTATCGTACCGAATATTTACCAGCATTATCTGTTTCTTCAGCCAATGCAAATGCAACTGGCGCATTACTGGTTGTATCAGGAATATTAGGTGATGGCGCTGAATTTGGTGTTGTTGTCGACCGAGCAGGTTCTGTAACAAGAATTAAGATGACTGAATTTGGTGAAGATTACATTGCAACACCAAATGTTTCTCTGAGAGTACAAGACATTGTTGTTTCAAATGTTTCATTGTCAAACTTACCTGACAGAAATTCTATAGTCTACCAAGGTTCAAATGTTGCAACTTCTGCTTACATTTCTCGTTACGATTCGGTATCTCTACTTGCACCAGATGCGGATTCATCCAAATCATTATATCGTCTAAGAGTTTATAACTATAATTCTTCTCCCAACACACAACTCAATTTATCAGTTCAAGACAAAAATATTAATTTTGTTATGGCAAACACGGCCTGGCTCGCACCTGGCCAGGTTTCATCAAACTATAACAGATTTGGTGTGAGAGTTTATGGTGATGGTACTGCAAGAGCGAATGCAACTTTCTTGAACGGTTTGACTTTAGGTGATGGCCAATGGTTAAATTCTCGCGGCCGTCTTTCTTCTTTCTCTAAGTTACAAAACGAAGATTACAACAATTACACATATCAAGTAACAGTAGAAAAAGAAATTACCAAATACAGAGAAGTATTGTTGGAGTTATTACATCCTATCGGTATGAAATTGATAGGTCGTTACAGTAATAGAGACCAAAAAGATTATGATTTTCATCCACAAACAGCTTTAAAATTTGGAAGAAATTTATTCTCTTACACAGGAACAGCCGCTTCTGCGGTGCAAGTTTACGCTGATTGGACCAATAAGAGCAATAACATATTGAATTTTGTTAATATGAGTGGTGCTAATGTTGCAAATGTTGTATTTGCCAACAGTACAATATCTCTGAATAGTTTAACTGGTCCAGATTTTATCGCCGAAGTTGAATCAATTGATGGTGCAAATAACATAGTTGTTATGAAAAGCAATGTTTGGTTAACTTTCCCAAATGTTGCTTATGTGAGTGCAAATGCCAACTCTAATGTAATAAATATCAGATCAGTGACAAATTCTTATAATATTGTTAATAACGGAAATTATAGCAACACAATGTATCCGATGATGGATATTGTATTCACGGGTGATAATATAAGGATAGGTAATGTAGTTAAACAAGTTCAACAACTTGATTTGGCCCGCAATAGAATTTTTGTTGCAAATAATTTCTCAACGAATGTATCGAATTCATTAATGTCCGTAAATAGAGTGTTAACAGCCGGCGGTCAGTTGTCGAGACAAGACGAAGTTATAATTTATGGTCCAGTTGGCACACAATACATACCAGAACTAATAACAGAATCGGGTGATACACTCACAACCGAAGACGGAAAAATTCTAATCTTGGGGTAAAAAATGTCCACAGTAAAAATTTCAGAACTACCTGCAATAGCACAACTAAATTCAAATACATCAAACACCTTGATTGTTGGCGTGGATATTCCTACAGGAGTAACCGGTAAAATTACTGCAACAGTTCTTGCACAAAGTTTATATTCAAACAATGTATTGAATGTTGGAAATAATAATATAACTTTTCCTGGTATTATAGGTCAATTTGTTAGTAACAATGAATCTTATCTACAAGTCAATTTACAGAATTTAAAACCCAACGGCTCTTCTGACTATGTTGCAACAGCTGACATTGGTACAGACTCTGTAAATTACATTGACATGGGTATTGCGGGATCAACAGATAATGATGTTAATTATCCCGTCATTAAACCAATGGATGGTTATGTGTATGTGCAAGGAAATACCGCAACAACAACTGGTGGTAATCTATTATTTGGCACAATAACCACACACAGAGACATTTCGTTCTTTCAAGGTGGTGCAGAAGCAAATAATGTTGTAGCCAAATTCGTATATAATTCTGGTCTACATCTGCTGCAGAAGCCAATAACATTTGCCGATGGTACAACACAAAATACTTCTTTTGATGCGGCAGCTACGGCGGCCAATACACCAAGCCATGTAGCTAATTCGGCTGCTTTGTATGCTAATGGAGCATTCCTACAAGCCAATACACCAAGCCATGTAGCGAATTCAGCTAGTTCTTATGCAAATGGCGCATTCGTTCAAGCCAATTCCGCATTCAATAAAGCTAACAATGCTTTAGCAAATACTTCAGGAACATTTGGTGGTGATCTAACTGTTTCCGGAAATGTTACTGTTCTTGGTACCACAAGTTCAACTGGTCCTATCACAACAGGCAATCTAATTGTTAATGGCACCAGTAGTTTCACTGGTAATGTGACGATGAATGCAACAACATATTTAACTGGAGCTGTGACTGTTAACAGCACCATGTTGTTGGCCAATAGCAACTTCAGTGCGACAGCCGCTGCACTGACAATTTCGGCTTCACCTACTGTTTCAACACCATCAAACGATGGTTACATGATTCACATTTCGGGCAAAAACGGTGTGCCATCCAGAATCGTTGCAGATTCATATGGTGCAAATTCTTACATTGTATTTGCTGGTCGTGCTGCAAGAGGTAATGTAAGTCATCCAACTGCATTACAAGCAAACGATGTAATTGCTCGTTTTTCGGGTAATGGTTATGGTACAACAGGATATGCACCATTAGGAACAGGTCGCATCGATTTTGTTGCAGCAGAAAACTATACCGATGCAGCCAGAGGTTCTAGAATTGAATTCTGGAATATGCCAATTGGTTCGAACACATTAAACAAAATTGCATCTTTTAATGGTGATAGTGTTGATTTTACTGGTGCTATTAAACCGGAAAAAGGACTCATATATTCTTCAAATGTACAGTCAACACTGACAACATTTGCATTAGATTTTAATCGTGACAGTCTTATTAAATTTAATGTGACAGCCGATGCATCGATTACGCTTTCAAATTATGTATATGGTAAAGTTGTGGAAGTTTGGATTACCAATTCTGCTGCACAAAACAAAACAATTACACATGGATGTTTGGCAAATAACTCAACATCGAAACAGACAACATTCACCATTTTAGCTAGCTCATGTGCTTATCTCAGATATTTTAGTATTAATGGTGACCAGGCAAATACATTCGTTTCGATTACAGCGTAATAAATAAAATACTATGGCAAAAAAATCATTACTCACACATTACGCAAAGACTTCTTCAGCGCAAGAATCTTATTATTATCCTTCAGCTGTATTACCCTATGCAGCCGATAGTCCTTTAGCTACATTTTATTGTTTCTTAGCCAGAACTGTTCCATGGGAAGATGACGATAATCCTCCCAATCCTTTGCAAACACAAAAATATATCAAAGAAACTTTCAAAAATATATTTGTCGCGAAAAGAATTTACTCAGGTGATATTTCTCCCGTGATAGAGAGAGTGGATTGGAAAACAAATGTCATTTATAATTACTATCGAGATGATGTGGATATGCTTGAAGTGGATTCCAATGGTTATTTGGTCAGACAATTTTATGTGAAGAACAAATACGACCAAGTTTTTAAATGCTTATGGAATAATAATGATAGCCCTTCAACCGAAGAACCTTATTTTGAACCCGGCACATATAGCACAAACAACATTTATCAGGGAAACGATAACTATAAGTGGAAATATATTTACAGCATCGACACCGGCGCAAAAGTAAAATTTATGGATAGTGCATGGATGCCGGTTCCAGTTAGCTTGAGAGCGCCAAATCCACTACTATCATCAGCAGGCAGAGGAAGCATTGATGTAATCAACATCACAAATGGTGGACAAGGATATGATTTAACGAATTCCGTCATTCAAATTGCCATCTCCGGAGATGGAAATGGTGCAACAGCAACCGTCACAACAAATGAAGTGGCCAATGGTGTAATTTCCGATATTGTTGTTGAAAATCCTGGATCAAATTACACATATGCCAATGTCACCATCACCGGTGTGGCAGCAAACGGTTCAACAGTAGGTTCTGGAGCCACTGCAATATGTCCTACTTCACCTGTCGGTGGCCATGGTTTCGATCCTATTTCAGAATTAGGTTGTAACCATGTCATGTATACAGTAGAGTTCAACAAAAGTGAGAGTAATATAATACCAACCGACAATAACTATTATCAAATTGGCATGTTGGTGAATCCTGTGACAAAACAAAATCCATTGGTTCCGGCTAATGGCGCAATTTACAAAACTTCAACCGATTTATTGGTCGCGCCAGGTTTTGGTAGTTATTCCGAAGATGAATATGTGTATCAGGTTCCAAATCCAGGAGATCCACTTTCGGACGCAACATTTATTGGCACTGTTTTGAGTTTTAATACATCAACCAATGTGGTAAGACTAATAAATATAACAGGAACCGCAAACACAAACGCACCACTATTTGGTAATTCATCGGGAACAGCAAGAACCGTATTATCAATTGACTATCCTTTATTTGAACTTTGCTCTGGTTATATGCTGTATCTGGAAAACAGAAGTGGTGTTGAAAGAAGCGCAGACGGTATAGAACAATATAAGATTGTACTAGGTTACTAAAGGAATAAAATGCTGAACTTTAATGTATCTCCATACTACGATGATTTTGATGAAACAAAAAACTTTCATCGTGTTTTATTTAAACCAGGTAATGCTGTACAGGCTCGAGAACTTACTCAATCTCAGACCATCTTACAGAATCAGGTCACCAAGTTTGCAAATCATGTATTCTCGGAAAATACTCCAGTTTCTGGTGGAAAAATGTCCATCAACTTTAAATGTTATTATGTTAAATTGCAAGAAACATATAATGGAGTTGCAATAGATGTTAATGAATTCGAAAACCTTTTAGTTAAAAGCCAAAACGGAACCGTATTGGCTAAAGTTGTTGCAGTTGCACAAGCAACTGGTGGCGATCCACCAACATTAATACTATCTTATCTGAGTGCGCCTAGATTTACAGACAATGATGTAATTTATGTCATAGGTTCAAATCTGGCATGCCAAGCAATAACATCAAATTCTACAGGTCAATCTTGTACCGCACATATTACTCAAGGTGTATTTTATGTATTGGGAAATTTTGTTTCGAATCCAGAAGATACAGTAATACTTTCCAAATATAGTATCACACCATCCGTTCGTGTTGGTTTGGAAATCAATGAAACAATTGTCGATTATGTTGATGAACCTTCATTATTAGATCCTGCCGTAGGTGCCACAAACTATCAAGCACCTGGTGCTGATCGTTATAAGATAGGATTGTCCTTACAAACCAGACCTTTGTCTTTCGGCGATGATCAAAACTTCATTGAATTGATGCGTGTCGAAAATGGCATCATTGCAAAACAAATCGAAAACACATCCTATTCAAGATTGGATGACTACTTTGCACAGAGAACTTATGAAACGAATGGCGACTTTGTTCTCAGAAATTTCAACTTAACACCACAAGCAAATACATCCAACACCGATATTTACAATATGGTTGTCGGCCGTGGTGTGGCTTATGTTCATGGTTATAGACTTGAGAATCAATCGTCATTAGTCATCAAATCCAATCGTGCAAGAACAACAAAATCGGAACAAAATAATCCAGTTTATATGGATTATGGAAATTACCTGTACATAAATTCTTTAAGAGGTGCAAATAATTCCGTATTGGATGTTGCTGCATATCAGCCGATTGATTTGCATTGTGTACCTGTTGCAAGCATTAATACATCAAATACATCAACTTATAATGCAACGGTTGTTTCGAGTGGTTATATTAGAAATCTGGAGTATGATGATTTTGGCTCGGCTTCTGATGCCAACACATATGTTTATAAAGCATTTGTTTATGATTTACAAAATGGAACACCAACAGCAAACGCGGTTGCCGGAAGTTCAAATACAATCACATTACCTGGAACATATTCAACTGTATCGAATGCATATTACGGCGTAACTATTTCCATCACCAATGGAACAAGTGCTGGTGATTTCAGAAGAATCGTTTCTTATAACGGTACAACAAGAGTTGCCACAGTTGATACACCTTGGACATATACACCTACAACAAACTCTGTGTTTGCTTTGAATTTTGCTATCAAAGATGCTGAAACAATGGTGTCTTCAAATTCAACATTACACATACTTTCTACTGCGGTGTTGGATGCACAAGGTCGTGTAAACAATACAGCAACTGGTGATCCAGAACTACAGAATCCAAATGTACAAGAGATGTTGTTCCGTATCGGTATGCCATATGTTGCGACCTTGACAGATACATCTTTCACAACTAGACAAATATTCCGAGCTGTAACATTCACTTCTTCTGGCGGCAATTTAGTTGCACAATTACCTTTTGGTGGTGATTATAGTAATGTTATGAAACACATAGGAACTCCAAGTTCCACTTTATCAACTAGTACAGTTCGCGAAAACTTCATCGTCATTGTTACGAATAAAGGTTCAAGTAATTATAATGTTGGTGACTTATTGCCATGGACAATTAACAGTAGAACAGTTTCTTTAAATAGTGATGCTTCTATAGCAACACTTACTGGTACCTCAGCTGATTTAGGTGGCACATTCACAGCAACAGTAATTGCCAAAGCTGCTGTAACAAATGGTAATAACACCGGTCACATACTAAAGAGAAAAAATTTAATCAAGGCAAATACATCTGCGGTAATAACATCAAATACTGCCGTAGGAAGCAGCACATATACATTTGTTGATGATGCAGCTCTAACATCTAAAGGCCAAGTTTATATTCAAAATGCTGGTATAGTGTCCGCCGGACAAAAACAGAGTTTATATCTAAGTGACGTTAAGAGAATTGTTAAAATTGTCGACACACTAAATTCTGCAAATGTTCCTACTGTCGATATGCTGACGAATCCAGCATATGATGTTACTTCTAATTTTATTTTCAATAACGGTCAAAAAGATAGTTATTATGACCATGCATCAATTACATTAAGAGTTGGTGCACCAAAAGTTAGAGGCAATATGTTGGTATTGTGTGATTATTATCAACATACTGGTGGCGATGGTTATTTCAGTGTAGATTCATACTTGAATTCTTCTTTGCCAGAAGATTATAGAGAAATTGGAAGTTACACCAGTTCTTCAGGCAATTCTTATTCTCTAAGAGATGTTTTGGACTTCAGACCCACAAGACAAAATGCGACCTATAATTTTGAATTCAGATATTCAAATTCAGGTGATACACAGAGATATGGAACGTTATTGCCATTAGATTTATCTCAATTTACAGGAGATTATTCTTATTATCTTGGTAGAAAAGATAAACTCGTATTGACAAAAGACAAATTATTCCAGATTTTGGAAGGTGCACCTTCGGTAAGTCCTATTTTCCCAACAGAACCAAATGGTTCATTATTGTTGGCTAATATCGTACACAATCCTTATACTGGTTATTTACCAACTGAAGTGGTTTCGGGTAGTTCTTCAGACTTAAAAATAACAAAGGTGAAACACAAACGATATACAATGAAGGATATAGGAGTCCTTGAAAAGAGAATTGAAAATTTACAATACTATACTTCATTGAATCTAGCTGAACAGAAAGCACAGAGTCTACAAGTTTCAGACTCTTTGGGACTAAATCGTTTTAAAAACGGCATCTTAGTGGATAATTTCAGCACATTTTTGGCCTCAGATACATTGAGTTCAGATTTCAAATGTAATATCAATACGAACAAGCAGCAATTGTCTGCTATGCAATATGTAAAACGTTTTCCACTTCTAGCTCTAGATGAAGTTCTAACATATAATACTTTTGGTGGCGTAACAGAATATACAGCAGATCAATATGGTTTATATAATATTTTTTCATTACCATATACAACAGAAAGAGCTGCTGGACAAGTTATTGCTAGTAGACCATTTAATCTGAATTCTTTCAGTATAGTTAATCGAACAATTACAATAGCAGCATCACCCGCAAATATAAATCCTGTTGGTGGAGGTGTTCGTGTTGATGTACCAACACCTCGTGTTCCAGTTGTCGCAACTCAACCAAAAGCAAATGCAACTTCTAATGTGGTAGTGGCTGCATCCGCAAATGAAAATGTATTTTTCACTCCAAACCCAATTGAAGTAAATAAAGCATTAACAATCATTGTAAGAAATGCACAACCAGGTTCGAATGTTAGATATAAGATTTCGTCTTCTTCATCATACGGCAGCTGGATTCCTTTAAATCAACTTGATGGGCCAGGAACACATAGACAAGTATTACCAACCGACACGTTCAGAGATCCTGGAATTTATACATTTGATTTTGAATTCGCTTCCGGTAATACCAGACAAGCCAGTGTCACTGTTAATGCCGCAGGAATAGTGTGGACGGGAGGCGGAGTTGACTTGACCTCAACAGCTGTTGTTGCAGGAACGGTCAACTTAATTGATTGGAGAGGATTGACGGTAGGGACCGGCACCACTACAACCACTACAACCACTACAACCACTACAACCACTACAACTACGGAAACGACCGAAACTGTCACAGATGGTACTGACACAGATGGTACTACCGTCGATGATCCATTTAATCCAGGTTCTGATGGTCTAGTAGGATTTGACGAGACTACATGTTATTTTGATACTGGTACGGTTATTATATGTGGAGATGGTGGTCTAACAGGCTGTGATTTAACAACCAATTTAGATAGATTAGATACAGCATTATTAGAATTCACGACAATTGGAGTTTTAGATCCAAATTTCGTAGATGCAACAGGCCAAGCATTAGATACAATTTTAGGTCTCTCACTCGTTGCTGATTTGGGTGACGGAAACGGATATACATTACTCGGAACTTGTTTGAATTTTGATGGTTCTGAAGTGACCTGTGATGCGGTTACTGAAACGAGACTTTTGGAAGATATTGATAATCTAGTTAACGGAGAAATTTACGCTGCATCGATAAATCAAAATGGTGACATTAATATTCTAGGTACAAATTCAATAGATGTGGACAATATTAATCAAGTCAGTGGACAATTAACTAGTGTTTCTTTGGAAAATAATCTGACTGAACTAACAGTAACAACTGGTGGATTGGTCGATGTGGTAAATTCTGTTGGTCAAACAATGACCATTTTTGATCAAAGTACTGGTGAAGTATCAGCAGTTATAACAATTACAGGTTTTGATGAGGCTACAGGAAGCGTCACCGGAACAGTTGTTTCGGGCAATCAAGCCGATGTTTCAAACGGAAGCCTATTCAATATTCATCAAAGTGATGCACAAGCAACAAACACCACGACCGATGGTACAGGTGGACTTGCTGGTCTTGCAATCATTCCGGAAAATACGGTTTCTGGTTCGACAGTAACATGTTTTGCAACTGATGCTGAAGGACTTAGTGGTGGAGGAAGTAATATATACAATGGTTCTTATTCAGAACATTCATTAACACAATCAGATCCTTCAGTTGGTAATGATGGCACATCAAATCAAGTGGCAGGTTTCCAAGATTTCGGAGTGTATGATAGCATTGATGGCTCCTTGAGTTACAATGTTTCATTCGGCGGCGCTGGTGGAAGTTTCTCATTTGATTATAGCAGTTAAAAAATTCGGAGCAAATAATGGCTGATCCAATAGCACAAACATTTCTAATAGAAAAATCAAAAGCCCCTAATGGTTATTTTGTAAAATCTATTAAATTATTTTTTAAAACAAAGCCATCGAGCAGTGATGTGAATAGTCCTGTTATAATGACAATTGTTACCACAGAAAACGGAATACCAACAGGAAAAACTGTAGATTGGGGCACATCGACCGTCTATACAAAACAGATTGTTGTTTCGGATAATCCTCATTATTTGGATTCCAACACATGGACTCAATTTACTTTCCCCGCACCAGTTCACCTGCAATCAGATGTTCTTTATGCTTTTACACTGAAAGCACCGACAAATGAATATGAAGTATGGGGTGCAGTGATGAGTGATAATGCTGTGCCTTCTTCTGTTAAAAATTCACCAACAGATGCAACACCAGCAAACCCAACAAAAATATCAAAAACACCTTTTGTTGGTAATGTTTTCTTATCTCAAAATGCTTCAACTTGGGATCCAGAATTAAATGCATGTCTTATGTTTACAATAGATAGATGTAAATTTGATACAAGTGTTTCACGAAATATTCAATTTGTTGTTCCGAAAAAACTACCTGAAGGTTTATTGACAATCGATTCTTTAGGATATTACGCAAATGCAAACTCATTTGTGGCTGGTCTAACAGAAACTTCAGATAAAAAACTTTTTGTTGACGCTTTTAATATTACAACTTCTGATCTGATTCCTTCTGGAACAAGTTTAGATTACAATTATTCTTCAACATTGGTTGATGGAACAGTAACTTCAAATCTTCCATTTACACCAGGAAAATATGGTGCAGCAATGCCCACGGATATTTTTCTTTCTGATGGAAGAGGTCAGAGAATACTAGATCCAAATACACACACATCATTGTCCGTTTATACTACATTAACTTCAGCAGATGATCATGTTAGTCCAATGGTGTCCGACTATCAGTTAGCAACATATGCTGTTAGAAATGTTATCAATGATTGTGGTTTATCCAATGGTCAAATTACAATTGTATCTGGTGGTTCAGGTTATAATGCAAATACAACATCAGTAACATTTTCGGCACCCACCGGCACAAATGGAACTCAAGCAACAGGAACTGTTACAATTGCAAATGGAAGCATCACCCAAATCAGCATAACAAGTGCTGGTTCAGGATACATTGAAACACCAACAGTAACAGTAACTGATGCAAATACTACTCCGGGCACAGGAGTTTCTGTTGCAATTATCGGTGAGACTTCTTCTTCTGGCGGTAATGCTGTAGCAAAATACATCAGCAAAAAGGTTACATTAGCAACATCTTTTGAATCTGGTGATCTAAATGTGTTCTTAACTGCATATCGCCCTGTTGGTAGTGATATACATGTGTACTACAAGATACAAAATCAAAATGATACGCAAAACTTTAATGATAGTGCATGGCAGTTAATGACACCAATCAATAGTTCTGAAACATTATTCTCATCAAACAGAAATGATTTGTATGAATATGTTTTTGCACCAGGTACAAATGGTTCACCACAAGGATATGTTTCTTACACAAGCACAAACGGTGATTCTTATGTTACTTTTAATCAATTTGCTATTAAAATTGTAATGAGAACAAACGACAGTACGAATCCTCCAATTATTAAAGACATGAGAACTCTTGCTCTTCCAGCTGATGTTGATTTGGTGGTCTAAAAATGAATTATGTAAGAGTAAAGGGAACTAATTTGATTAGGGATACTAATTCCATGGGTTTAACAAATAATGATATGAATGGATTGGAAGACTACAAAACAAGACGCAGATTATTAAAGAATCAAAAAGAAGAAATAAATAAAGTAAAATCAGAAATAAAAGATGTCAAAGATGAATTATCGGAGATAAAATCTTTGATGTTAAGACTACTTGACAAGGGTTAAAATGGCTAATACAGTACCAATTCTAAGTTATGCCAACACTTTTAGTGATTGGTTTGTTGCAACCAACGCATTGTCTGGTGAAAACAATCTTTTAGCCAAAGGCGATTACACCAAAGATACCGGAACATTGTATCTGAGTGAAACAACACAAAACTCATTGCAATCCAATGGAAACATTATTGTACAAAAACAATTACTCGTACAAGGTCTAGGTTCTTCAGCAACAATTCAAAATAATTTAACTGTCGGCGGCCAAATTTATTTTACGAATACCACATTAGGTCTAGTGGCCAGTGGTCAAGCAAACATATCTGGTCCAATTTATGCATTATCACCAAATACAGGTTTAATTGTTGCAAACAATACAACATTACAGGGTAATTTAATTTCCATTGGTCCGGCGACCTTTGCAAATTCGGTTTCTGTTTCAAATTGGTTAAATGTTGCAAGTTGGTTGAGTGTTTCTTCCAATTCATCTTTCAGAGATTCGGTTTCTATTTTAGGACCGATGACAGTTTCAAATAATGCATCTGTTACCGGAAATGTTTTGGTTTCACAAAATTTAGGAACCTCATCTCTATCCGTTATTAACAATGCAAGTGTTGATTCATTACAGGCTAATGCTTCGGTTAATACTAGAAGTATAACAGTAACAAATAGTGGTACAGTAAATGTATTACATGCCAATACTAGTGTAAACACCGTTATAGTATATGCAAATAGTGGTGCAGTTGTTGCCGGCGTAAATGTGGTTCCTTTTATTACCGCATCATTCTCACACGCTAATGCAGCATACGAATCTCAAAATACTACCGGTGTATATGCTAATGCGGCTTATGCACAAGCAAATTCGGCATCTTTGTATGCGAATGGTGCTTTCGATAGAGCAAATAGTGTCTCTGCAATAGCGAATTTAGCACTACAAACATCAAACAGTGCATTTGCTACAGCCAATTTAGCAGCAAATAATGTTAGTTTTGCTTTCAGTGCTGCAAACTCCGCATCTTTGTATGCGAATGGTGCTTTCACACAAGCCAATGCCGCTTTCACATTAGCAAATACTATCAACACATATGTTGTAACAGTTGCCAATAATGCATTAGCAAATACAAGTGATATTATTACAGCAGGAAATTTAACAACAAGTGGCAATTTAGTTGTAAATGGTTCCGCATCGATGTTCATTGGTGCAACCAGAGTAATTGCAGCAAACGGTTCATGGGTTGGACCAAACAGTGGTTTGATTGGAGCAACAGGCGCTGCAGGTGCTAATGGTGCTCCTGGTGCAGCAGGTTCACCTGGACCAACTGGTGCCACAGGCGCTGCGGGACCTGCAGGATCTAATGGTGCACCGGGACCCACAGGATTAACAGGGCCTGCAGGACCTGCGGGACCTACTGGACCAACAGGACCAACGGGGCCAACTGGCCCTACAGGTGCTACAGGCACAGGATCTCCAGGCCCGGCGGGACCCACAGGTTCTGCGGGACCAACAGGAGCAACTGGACCAACAGGACCAACAGGTCCATCAGGCACCTCTGGTTCTCCCGGCCCAACAGGTCCTGCTGGACCAACAGGTCCCACGGGCGCTACGGGCACTGGATCTCCAGGTCCATCTGGTCCATCTGGACCACCAGGCCCACCAGGACCCACCGGTCCTACTGGACCAACAGGCCCATCAGGTACAGGACCAACTGGTCCATCTGGCCCATCCGGACCACCAGGTCCACCAGGACCCACCGGCCCAACAGGACCAAATGGTGTAATAGGATTACCTGGACCAACTGGCCCAGCAGGTCCACCAGGACCTACCGGCCCTACTGGACCAACAGGCCCAACAGGAAATCCTTTTGGTGGTGGAACATTTACAGGTAGCATAGGTGTACAGGGCAACATTTACGCCACAGGTGAAATTACTGCGTTTTCGGATGAAAGACTGAAAACTAATATTACAGAGATACAAAATGCATTGGAAAAAGTGAATAATCTTAGAGGTATATTCTTCAATAGAAAAGATGATGAAATCCGAAGCGTTGGTGTAATTGCTCAAGAGGTAGAAAAAATACTACCAGAAGCAGTAAGACAAACTGAAAATGGATATATGGCTGTGAGTTATGGTAACATGGTTGGTTTATTGATTGAAGCGATTAAAGAGTTGAAAAAAGAAATAGAAGAATTGAAACAAAAATAAACTCAAGGACCCCACCAATAAATAAGGTGGGGTCTTAAAATCAGGAACTTATTATGCCAGCAGGATACGCAGATCAATTTATAGAACAGGGCACAACTTTTACCAGCGACCTTACACTTGATGATGTTAATGGTAACAGTTATAATCTAACTGGCTTTTCGGTCAGTAGTCAAGCACGCCGTTCCTATTATTCTACGAATCCAACAATAGTTTTTAATGCATCAATTGTTGATGCTAGTAATGGTGTAATTCGTTTAACAGCTAATTCGGCTGTAACATCAAATGTTAAACCTGGAAAATTAGTGTATGATGTTCGACTAATAGAAAATTCTTCAAACAATGTAACAAGAATACTAGAAGGACAAATTTTTGTTTCTCCTGCTGTAACCAGATAAAGTAAAGGCAAGAGATGCCAACGAAGATTACGGTCACAAATCCACAACCAATAACAGTCAAAGTAGACTCGGGTAAAGACCAAGTAGTCCATAGCACGACCACCTTTTTAGGTTCTGCAAACAATTTCTTTTCCAATACTGGTGGAACAGTAACTGGTAATATTATAATTGAAGGTACAACATTTACCGGAAATATATTACCTAGATCCGATCAAGTTTATAATATTGGATCGCCGACACTTAGATATAAAACACTATTCATTGCGGCGAATACGATAGACCTTGGTGGTGGAACAATCTCCGCCAATGGTAATACGATGGTATTGAGTTCCCCATCAGGCGGAACAATGTTTTTTAATGCGCCAGCAAATACAACAATCGATGCCGGCGCAGGTGAAAGAGCAGAAGACACAGCAAACACAGCCTACTCATTATCTGTTGGAGCATATTATTACTCTGGTGAAGCAATTGCAACATCAAATACAGCTATCAACACAGCGAATACTGCGCTCGATTCTTCAAACGCAGCGTTCAGTACTGCAAATACAGCTTATGATCTAGGCCTTGGTGGTTATTATTACTCGGCTGCGGCACTGACTACTGCAAATGGCGCCATCGAAACGGCAAATGCTGCAGCAAATACAGCAAATACATCATATGATATTGCTGCAGGCTCTTATTATTACGCAGCAACCGCTTACATAACGGCAAATGAAGCATTTGTAACCGCACAGACGGCCACAATCGATGCACAAACTGCTATCATAACTGCGCAAACAGCAGAAATAACCGCACAAACCGCTATTGACGCTGCAAATTTGGCGTTGGCGATTGCAAACAGTATTGTTTTAACTAATTATGTACAGAGAATTGGTGATACAATATTGGGACCTTTGGTTTTCTTAGGTGAACCAACGGCAAACCTACAAATTGGTAATATTCAGAGTGCAAATGGCATAGATTTATATGCACAAAACACAGGATATGCACAAGTAAACTATTCCAATATACACTTTGTCACCACAAATTCTTTTGGAACTCTGATACAGACGCAAAATAGTGCAATAAATTTGGATTCGAATAACAAAACAATCGATTTAATTTCCGAAAACGAAATAAATGTTAACGTTAATAATTTTAGTGCAATAACGGTCTATCCGAATAACGACATTTATCTCAGAGGATCTATTTCGGCCACAGTTGACGGTGGCAATTTTTAATAAATAACAATATAAAACTTCATCAATTGAGGAACAAAAATGGCAAATACCAACATCAGAATTAAACGCTCACTATCAACAGGTGTACCGTCATCGTTGTTAGCGGGCGAATTGGCATACTCCTATCAGTCCAATACGATTTTCATCGGTTCTCCGGATGGTAATGGTGTTGTTAATGTTGGTGGTCAATACTATACCTCACAAATTGATAATGCAACAGATACAAATATTGGAAATACTCTTGTTCGTAGAGATGCTTCCGGTAATGTTTCTTTCAATTATATTACCGCAAATATTATTGGTAGCATAATTGGTAACTCCAATTCTGCAACACAACTCTTAGTTCCTAGAGACTTCTCAATAAGTGGCGGAGACATTTCCGCCAATGCTGTATCTTTTGATGGTACAAGCAATGTAGTTCTTAATGCTTCTTTAGATCCTGTATCAGGTTTAACAGCCGGTGTTTATGGTGGAGCAACCGCAATACCAGTTGTAACTGTGGCCGCCAACGGTCGTGTAATGGCGATTGCAAACACCGTAGTCGCGACCTCTTTCACGATTTCAGGCAATACAGGAACAGATACATTTAATGGTGGTGAAACACTATCATTCTTGGGTAATGGATCAGGTGTCGTAACAGCAGTATCGAACGGTCAAGTTGTATTTGGTACTGATACTACAGTTGTTCGTTCCAATACAGTAATCTCGAAACAGACAATTGATGGTGATGTTGAGATCAGTGGTAACCTGATTGTTCTAGGTACTGAAACAATCATTAATGTCGATACATTGAATATTGCTGACCCATTACTATTCTTAGCATCAAATAATTCAGCTGATATTGTTGATATTGGTTTTGTTGGTCACTATAATGACGGATCAGATCGACATGCTGGTGTTATTCGCCACGCCGGAACAAAAGAATTCTATGTCTTTGATCACTACAATGTGGAGCCCAGCGGTAATGTCATTGACCTTGCAAACAATGATTTCAGAACCGCAAATGTTAATGCTGGTTACTTCAAGGGTAATTTAATTGCAGGTTCAATTACTGTTAGTAACCTGTCAGTCAGCACACCACTAGGTGTTCCAAGTGGCGGTACAGGTCAATCGTCATTTACAGCAGGACAAATTTTACTTGGTGATGGCACCAATTCAGTCAAACAACTTGCGAATGTAAGTGCAGTCAATTCATCGTTATCTGCAAATGCAACTGTTTCGAATCTGACAACAGATGTTTATGGTCGTGTAACATCATTTACCACACAAGCAATTTCTGGACTGACTACCAGCCAAGGTGGTACAGGCCAAAGTTCATTCACTAGTGGTGCTATTCTTATCGGTAACGGAAGTGGCGCTCTAGAAACATTATCAAATACAACATTTGTTGCAACTGGAACAGGCGCATCGAACAGCACAATTACATCAGTAACAGTTGATGCATACGGAAGATTTACGGCAGCCACATTTACTGCAATTTCTGGATTGACTACTGCACAAGGTGGTACAGGACAAAATACATTCACAACAAATGGCATGTTGTATGGAAATGCTTCAGGACCATTACAAGTTACCGCAGCAGCAGGCACTTCAGATCAAACATTCTCAAATCAAATTATGACAGTCACAAATGCTGGTGTTCCCGTATGGTCAACCACACTTGATGGTGGTCAATTCTAATGTAACTATATAATCTATATCATCTTTATAATAGGAGTTTGAAATGGCAGCAAATGAAAAATATCTTAATTATTATATCGAGACATTAACTACCACATTAACAGATTGTGTGGTACGAAATGTCTCGATGCAGGCAAATGCTAGAATTTCTGAAGAAGTTATTGGTGATTTACAACAAAAAGTTGAAGAATTGCAAGGTATTCTAAGTTCTTCTAAAGAATCAAGTGAAACGACAATAACACAATATTCCAATGAAATTAAAAAATTATCAACTGAAATTAATGAACTTAAAATAATTAGAAATCAATATGAAAATGTAAAAAGTGAGGCGGCACATGTTGAGACTTTTAGAAATGAATTGGTAAAAGAACGTGAAGCACACCAATCAACACGAAATGAATTACAAGTAAAAGTAAATAACATTACAAATGACTTCAACAACAGAATTAATAAGTTGAATAGTGAACAAAATGATAAATTAAATTCTTTGAATAAAGAACATAACGAAAAATTGAATAAAACAATTTCCAAACACAAAGAGGAAATTAAAGCTCTTAATGATCGAATTGCTTATCTTGAAATGTCTCCTGCCAAGAGAAAAAAGTTTGACTTGATGAATGCTAAACCTACAGTTGAAGAAACTGAAGAAGAAAACAAGGACGGCGGAGTTTTTTAATTAAATGCCTACAGCAATCACTAATACAGCTATACAACTAAAAAAGTCAGGAAGTTCAGGCAACACACCAGCAAACTTAAATTATGGTGAACTTGCTATCAACTATGCTGATGGTAAGCTGTTTTATAAAAATTTATTAAACAACATTGATTTTATTGAAAATCAAGATACTTTCAATACTATCAATGCGAACTCCACATTAGTAATTTCCACATCACCAACTGATGTACTATCTCTTGCCGCTGGGCCTGGCATATTAATTGATGCGAATGCCAGCAGTAAAACAATAACACTCTCATCTACTGGCGGTTCAGCCGGTTCGTATGCAAATGCAGCTTTCTTACAGGCAAATGCAGCATATGGTTTAGCAAATACTTTAGCTTCCGGTTCTGTTGATACTTATGCAAGACCACACGCAAATGCGGCTTTCAACAGAGCGAATAACTCAGTACTGAAAACTGGCGATACAATGACGGGTGATTTGCTGATGAACACAGCAAACATCGAAGTCAAGTATATAATTGTTGAAAATACATTATATTCCGGTCTTGCAACTAGAGGTCATACACCACTACCAAATTTAATTGCTCAATTTACTGGCAATGTTTCTTCATATGTTCAGGTCAATGCACAAAATATTGACGAACACGGATCAGCAGATTATGTTATCACGGCAGATGTTGGTACTGATGAAACATTTTATTTGGACCTTGGACTACACAGTTCACAGTTAACAGAAGGTACGATTTATCCTCTTGATGGTTATCTTTATGTGCAAGGTAACACCAGTCAATTAGGTGGAAACTTAATTATTGGTACCACATCCGATACACCTGGCATTCAAACAAGAATTGTTGCAGGTGGATATGATGAACAAAATGTAGTCATCACAATTGATCCCGACAATACAACTGTTAAAAATAAATTAAAAGTTAATGCTGCGCTGTCGGTTAATACCAGTACACTCACTTCAATATCATATACCTCATCAAATACAAATCAAGTAATAGTTGATAGATTTTTAACATCAGAATTTAGAAGTGCTAAATATGATGTACAGTTAACAAACGGATCAAATTATCATGTGTTTGAAGTCAGAGTTTTACAAGATGGAAGTTCTGCATTCATAACACAGTATGGTGAAATATTTACGAGCACAAGACTGGGTAATGTGGATGCTTCTTGTTCCGGTGGTTATTTAAATCTTTTATTTCAACCTGATGCGTCACCAACAACAATCAAATTATTGAGGACTGCTATCGCAACATAAGTGAAAGTGAAATATTATGAAAGGTGAATGGTGTTATTTTAAAAGTTATTTTTCTCCGGAAACTTGCAATCAAATTTTAAATTTAGGTCTACAACTACCTAAACAAAACGCAACCCTTGGTGTCGAGGGCAAAAGTGTAGACACCCAATACAGAAAAAGCCAAACAAGATTTATATTAAAAGAACATCGACAATTTAATTTTTTGTTTGATGAGATGTGGAAAATGGCTATCAAAGCAAATGAAGATTGGTTTGGTTTTCATGTCACAAAAATAGATTATATACAATTGGCAGAATATGATTCTGCTTATCAAGGTGAATATAAAAAACACCATGATGTTTTCTGGATCAATAACGATCCAGTTTATCACCGAAAATTAACAGCCGTTGTTCAATTAACGGATCCTTCTGATTATGATGGTGGAGATTTTGAAGTTTACGATGCAAATTTCTATCCAAATAAAGAAGAAATCCGCGAACAAGGTACTGTAATTTTTATTCCTTCTTTTATGCCACATGCCGCATTACCTGTAACCAAAGGTGTGCGGCATAGTTTGGCTTGTTGGTTTGATGGTCCAAAGTGGAGATGATATGAGATTCCATATATTAGGTTTGCCCCATACAGTTACTTCAAAAGAATATAATGCATGTGCATACACTCAAAAGGTGTGGAAATTTGGTAAAATGATGACCAATTTAGGCCATGAAGTCATACACTATGGCCATGAAGAATCAGATTTACAATGCACAGAACATGTAACTGTTACAACAAATGAGGACCTTAAAAAAGCTTATGGTTCTTATGACTGGCGCAAAAACTTTTTTAAATTTGATACAGGCGACCATGCTTATCAAACATTTTATGCAAATGCAATTAGAGAAGTGGGTAAAAGAAAAAAGAAAAACGATTTTATTTTACCATTTTGGGGTTCAGGTGTCAGACCAGTTTGTGATGCACATCCAGATTTAATTACTGTTGAACCTGGAATTGGATATGCTGGTGGGCATTGGGCAAGGTTTAAAATATTTGAGTCTTATGCAATCTTTCATGCATACTATGGACTGAATTCTGTTGGTACATGTATGCAAGATTGGTATGATGTTGTAATACCAAACTATTTTGATCCTGATGACTTTGTTTTCAACGATAAAAAAGAAGATTATTTTCTATTTTTAGGTCGCGTGTATGAGGGTAAAGGTGTAAACATTGCAGTACAAGCAACGGAAGCTATTGGTGCTAAACTAATTATTGCTGGGCAAAATTCACTTAAACAAATGGGTTATCCTGCAATACCATCTCATGTAACAGAAATTGGATATGCAGATGTGAACAAAAGAAAAGAACTAATGTCAAAAGCCAAAGGCGCATTTGTAGCTTCACTATATAATGAACCATTTGGTGGTGTTCAGATGGAGATGTTGTTCTCAGGAACTCCAACAATTACCACCGATTGGGGAAGTTTTACAGAAAATAATATTCATGGTGTAACTGGTTATCGTTGCAGAACATTTGAACAATTCACTTGGGCTGCAAAAAATATTGATAAAATTGATCCTAAAAACTGTAGGAAGTGGGCTGAAAACTTCACATTGGAAAAAGTTGGAAGAATGTATGAAGAATATTTTCAGTCAGTATTGAATGTGTTTACAGGCAATGGTTGGTATGAAATAAATCCTATGAGAAATGATTTAAATTGGCTGAGTAAGAATGTTTCACTTTGATAGATAGATAAATAGTTAATACAATAATAACAAGGGGAAAGTGAACCTTGGCTACACAGAATAATTTCATCATCAGGAATGGCCTGACGGTCAATACTGTCCAAGTAATTGATTCAACGGGTAAATGGGTCGGCCCCACATTCTCTGGTTATAGATCAAATACAGTACTTGCCGTTAATAGTGCCGGTTACCTGGTAAACTCAAACATAAGTTTTAGTGCCGGTAACAATACACTCTATACGCCAAACGCGAATGTAACTCATGTACTGAGTGCCAATTTAATTGTCTTTAGTGATGGCACTACATTAACAAGTGCAAATACGATTGTAGCCAATAGTGCTCTGATTGCCAACACTACTGTATATGCAAGAATAACAAATGCAGGACCTGGCACATATTACCCAATCATTACTGATACAAACATAACGGGTAGTGACACACTTCATTACTCAAGTGATGATTTTCAATTTTATTCCGGAAACAATACATTTAAAGCAACAGGAAATGTTTGGGCCGGAGATTTTATAGTAGTTGGTTCTGGTATTCCCGTTGTCAATTCAACAGGACATTGGGTTGGACAAAACATTGGTTCTGCCGGACCCACAGGTTCAACTGGCCCAGCAGGTCCATCAGGAGCAACAGGTCCAGCCGGCCCAGCGGGCCCCACAGGACCAACAGGTCCAGCTGGACCCACAGGACCAACAGGTCCATCAGGCCCAACAGGTGCAACTGGCACACCAACAAATTGGTTAATCAAAACATCCAATTACACAGCAAATAATTTCGATTATATTATAGCGAACACAACTGGTGGCGCTTTTACAATTACTTTGCCCGCAACACCAGGCACAGGTAATTATATTGTAGTTGGTGACGGCGGCGACTTCTCAGCTAATAATTTAACAATTGGTCGTAATGGATCAACAATTGAAAACATTGCCGACAATTTGATTTTAGATGTTAAAGAAACAATTACAACTCTCATATATGATGGTAGTACTTGGCAAGTAACGACAACAGTTGGTGGTTTGGGTGCCACAGGTTTAACGGGTGCTACTGGTGCTACTGGCCCAGCAGGTCCAAATGGTCTTGTTAGTTGGATTATTAAAACAGCCAATTACACTGCCAGTAATTCAGAACAAATTGTAGCCAACACAGTAGCAGGTTCTTTTACTGTTACGTTGCCAGCTTCACCAACAACAGGAATGTTTGTTGTAATCTCAGATGGCGGCGACTTCTCAGCTAATAATCTAATTGTCGGCCGCAACGGATCTACAATCGAAAATGCTGCTCAAGACCTATTGTTGGACATTAAAGAGACAATTACAACACTTGTATATGACGGTGCAACTTGGCAGGTATCATCTACAGTTGGTGGATTAGGTGCTACAGGACCAGTAGGAGCTACAGGTGCATCTGGACCATTGGGCCCAATAGGATCAACTGGTTCTACAGGACCATTAGGACCCACTGGTCCAACAGGATCCACAGGACCCACAGGCCCAACAGGAGCAACCGGAGAAGTTGGTGCTACTGGTTCCACCGGACCAATAGGATTAACTGGACCAACAGGGCCGACTGGCGCAACAGGATCTACAGGAATTACGGGAGCCACGGGTTCCACGGGACCAACAGGAGCTACAGGTATAGCTGGTGCTGATGGTGATCGTTATCACACGACCAGTGCCAACACACTAACAATAGCAAATACTGGTACGATTAGTCTATACACAGCTAATCTGAATTTAGACTATTCGATTTCGCAAACAATTATTATATCGTACAACTTAGCCAACCATATGCATGGATTGGTTAACACATACAATCAACTTACAGGTTTACTGACTGTCGACCTAAATGATTCGGAAGGATCTGGAACATATAGTAATTGGGAAATCAATTTATCCGGTGCTGTTGGTATACAAGGTTCTACAGGCGCCACAGGTTTAACTGGCGCTACAGGATTAACTGGAGCGGACGGATCCACAGGCGCCACAGGTTTAACTGGTGCTACTGGTGTTGCAGGTTCTACAGGACCCACAGGACCTACAGGTTCCACGGGACCAATTGGTCCGTCTGGAGCAACAGGTTCTGATGGCGCAACTGGTTCCACAGGACCTACAGGACCTACAGGACCCACAGGTTCAACAGGTCTAGACGGAGCTACAGGTGCCACGGGACCAGCAGGAGCAACAGGATCAATAGGACCAACAGGCCTTACTGGACCAGCGGGCGCCACAGGTTCAACTGGACCTTCAGGACCTGCAGGTGCAACTGGTTCAGCCACAAATTGGTTGGTCAAAACATCCAACTACACAGCCAATAACTTTGATTACATTATAGCCAATACTGCTGGTGGTTCATTTACAATTACACTACCATCAACTCCTGCAACAGGCAATTACATTGTAGTTGGAGATGGTGCCGATTTTGGAAATAACAATCTAATAATTGCTCGTAATGGTTCCACGATTGAAGGTTCAGCTCAAGACTTATTGTTAGATGTTAAAGAAACAATTACGACCATTATTTTCGATGGCACAACTTGGCAAGTCACATCTACAGTCGGTGGATTAGGTGCAACAGGTGTTTCGGGTCCAACAGGATCAACTGGCGCTACGGGACCAAACGGTGTTGTTAGCTGGTTAATCAAAACATCTAATTATACAGCTAGCAACTCTGAACAGATTGTAGCAAACACATCTGGTGGATCATTCACCATTACATTACCTGTTTCACCAACATCTGGAATGTTTGTTGTTATTTCAGATGGTGGAGATTTTTCTGCCAACAATCTAATAGTTGCTCGTAATGGATCGACAATTGAAGGTTCGGCTCAAGACTTATTATTAGATGTTAAAGAAACGATTACAACACTAGTATACGATGGCAATACCTGGCAAGTATCATCTACAGTTGGTGGACTAGGCGCAACAGGACCAGCAGGACCAACGGGCGCTACGGGTTCATCAGGACCCATGGGTTCCACAGGAGCCACAGGATCATTAGGTCCTACAGGACCAACTGGTTCCACGGGACCAGCTGGACCAACAGGCGCAACAGGTTCTGAAGGCGCCACTGGTTCCACAGGACCAATAGGTGCAACTGGACTTACAGGACCAACCGGATCTGTAGGTGGCACAGGTGCTACAGGAACACCTGGTGCTACAGGTGCTACAGGACCAGTAGGCGCTACCGGAGTATCAGGTGCTGATGGTGATAGATATCACACAACAAGTGCAAACACTTTAACAATAGCAAACACCGGTACAATAAGTTTGTATACAGCAAACTTGTATCTAGATTACTCCATATCACAGACAATTATTATATCGTACAACTTAGCCAACCATATGCATGGATTGGTCAATACATATAATCAATTGACAGGTGAATTAACAGTTGACCTAAACGATTCAGAAGGTTCCGGAACATATAGTAATTGGGAAATCAATTTATCTGGCGCTGTCGGTATACAAGGTTCAACTGGTGCAACAGGACTAACTGGTGCTACAGGATTAAGTGGATCGGACGGAGCCACAGGAGCTACAGGATTAACTGGCGCCACTGGTGTTGCTGGACCTACAGGACCTACAGGACCCACAGGACCAACTGGTTCCACAGGACCTTCTGGACCAATTGGTTCAACAGGTTCTGATGGCGCAACTGGTTCCACAGGACCTACAGGACCTACGGGACCAACTGGTTCTACAGGATCGGTTGGAGCTACAGGTGTTGCAGGATCTCCAGGTCCAGCTGGACCAACAGGTTCAGTTGGTTCAGATGGAGCAACAGGTGCCACGGGACCTTCAGGACCTGCAGGTGCAACTGGATCAGCTACAAATTGGTTGATAAAAACATCAAATTATACTGCAAATAATTTTGATTATATTATAGCCAACACAACAACCGGATCTTTTACTGTCACACTACCAGCAACACCATCGACTGGTAATTACATTGTAATTGGAGATGGCGGAGACTTCTCAGCCAATAATCTAATAGTTTCGCGAAACGGTTCAACAATTGAGAACGCTGCGCAAGATTTATTATTGGACATTAAAGAGACAATTACAACAATTGTCTATGATGGCAGCACTTGGCAAGTCACATCTACAGTCGGTGGATTAGGTGCTACTGGCTCCGCTGGACCAGCAGGCGCAACAGGCGCTACAGGACCAAATGGTGTTGTCAGTTGGATTGTAAAAACATCCAACTATACCGCTAGTAATTCGGAACAAATTGTAGCGAATACATCTAATGGATCTTTTACTATTACACTGCCCGGAACACCAACCACAGGAATGTTCGTTGTAATTTCGGATGGTGGAGATTGGTCTGCAAACAATCTAACTGTTGGTCGTAATGGATCCACAATCGAAGGTATTGCTGATGATTTAGTATTAGATATCAAAGAAACAATTGTTACACTTGTATATGATGGTGCAACTTGGCAAACATCTTCGACAGTTGGTGGATTAGGTGCAACAGGAGCTACAGGCGTTACAGGACCTACAGGACCCACAGGACCAACTGGTTCCACAGGACCAATTGGTCCTGCCGGAGCTACAGGCGCAGATGGTTCTACGGGTGCTACGGGACCAGCAGGACCAACAGGAGCTACAGGTGTTGTCGGTTCAACAGGCTCCACAGGACTTACAGGACCAACAGGACCCACAGGTTCAACAGGTGCCACCGGTGTAGCTGGTGCTGATGGTGATCGTTATCATACAACTAGTGCTAATACATTAACGATAGCAAACACCGGCACGATTAGTTTATACACAGCAAATTTAAATCTAGATTATTCCATATCACAAACAATAATCATCTCTTATGATTTAGCAAATCATATGCATGGTCTGGTCAACACATACAATCAATTGACCGGCCAATTAACAGTTGATTTGAATGATTCAGAAGGATCTGGAACATACAGCAATTGGGAAATTAATTTATCTGGTGCTGTTGGTATACAGGGTTCCACAGGCGCGACAGGACCTATAGGTGCCACAGGTTCTGTTGGACCAACAGGATCAACAGGCGCGACAGGACCAGCTGGATCAGATGGCGCTACAGGTCTTACGGGTCCAACAGGACCTACAGGTTCTACAGGACCATCAGGACCTATAGGCGCAACAGGATCAGATGGCGCAACAGGTTCCACTGGACCGTTAGGTTCTACAGGAGCTACAGGACCAATTGGCGCAACTGGCCCAACTGGACCAACAGGTTCAAGTGGCATAGCGACAAATTGGTTAGTCAAAACATCTAACTACACAGCAATTAATTTTGATTATATTGTTGCAAACACATCAACAGGTTCGTTTACAATTACTCTACCAGCAACACCATCAACTGGTAATTACATTGTAATTGGAGATGGTGGAGACTTTTCTGCAAACAATCTGATTGTTGGTCGTAATGGATCAACAATCGAAAATGCAGCACAAGACCTGTTGTTAGATGTTAAAGAAACAATCACCACATTAGTATATGATGGCAGCACTTGGCAAGTAACATCAACTGTTGGTGGATTGGGTGCCACTGGTATTGCTGGTTCTACTGGTCCGATAGGATCAACTGGTGCCACAGGACCAAATGGTGTCGTTAGCTGGTTAATCAAAACATCCAACTACACCGCCAGTAATTCGGAACAGATTGTAGCCAATACTGTTGGTGGATCATTTACGATTACTTTGCCTGCTTCGCCAACCTCTGGTATGTTTGTTGTTGTTTCGGATGGCGGCGACTTCTCAGCTAATAATTTAACGATTGCAAGAAATGGCAGTACGATTGAGAACATTGCCGACAACTTGATTCTAGATATCAAAGAAACAATTACAACATTAGTATATGACGGTAATACCTGGCAAGTATCGACGACAGTTGGTGGATTAGGTGCTACAGGACCAATAGGAGCTACAGGGTCTACAGGTTCAACAGGACCAGCTGGTGCTGCAGGATCTGATGGTGCAACAGGTGCTACAGGACCAACAGGAGCCATTGGATCCACAGGAGCCACAGGATCATTAGGACCAGCAGGACCTACGGGACCAACAGGTCCAACAGGACCAACAGGATTTACTGGTGCTACAGGGTCCACAGGTTCAACAGGACCAGCTGGTGCTGCAGGATCTGATGGTGCAACAGGTGCTACAGGACCAAATGGTGTTGTCAGTTGGATTGTAAAAACATCCAACTATACAGCCAGCAACTCTGAACAAATTGTAGCCAATACGATTGGTGGTTCTTTTGCAATCACATTACCTGCAACACCGACAGCGGGCATGTTTGTTGTTGTTTCGGATGGTGGAGATTTTTCAGCAAACAATCTCACAATTGCCAGAAACGGTTCAACAATTGAGAACATTGCTGATGATTTAATTGTCGATATAAAAAATGCAATCACAACTCTTGTGTATGACGGCGCAACATGGCAAGCGTCAACAACAGTTGGTGGTTTGGGTGCTACTGGACCAGCAGGACCAGCAGGCGCCACAGGGTCAGTAAATTGGTTAATCAAAACATCCAATTACACAGCAAATAATTTTGATTATATTTTAGCGAATACATTGGGTGGACCTTTTACCATTACATTACCGGCTGCACCGGCGAATGGCAACTTTATTGTTGTTGGAGATGGTGGAGATTTTTCTGCAAATAATCTTACGATTGATAGAAACGGTTCAACAATTGATAATGGTTCAAACGATCTTATTATTGATGTTAAACAAACAGTTATAAATTTCATTTATAGTGGCACCACTTGGGAAATTGTAACAGCTCTCGGTGGAGCAACTTCTAATAATACATTAGGTGCTACTGGTGCTACCGGACCAACTGGTCCAAACGGGATTGCCGGCGCAACCGGCCCTGTTGGTGCAACGGGACCAACGGGACCAACAGGCTCACCTGGCGGTGCAACTGGTGCCACAGGACCAGCCGGGCCAACTGGAGCAACAGGAGTCACAGGAGCTACCGGTGCCGCTGGCGGTGTAACAACAGGAAAATCAATAGCAATGTCTATTGTATTTGGAGGATAAAATGGCAGAGCCAAATATAGTCAATGTAACAACAATTTATGCTAGAACAATTGGGACACAGTTAACTACTAATAATATGACTACTGTGTTCAACAATCCTGCCGGATCTGGAAAAGTTAGCAAAATCAATACATTAAATGCATCAAATTTTTCAAATGCCACAGTAACACTCACAGTGTCCTATTATACGGCTGCGAATGTTGGCGGAACAGGTTTTCGAATTCTCGGTGAAGTAACAATTCCTGCTTATAGCACATTAAATGTTATTGATAAAGGAACACAATATTACATCGAAGAAGACCGTAGCCTTGGTTCACAAGCTTCAACAGCAAACTCTGTGGTGATAACAGCCAGTTATGAGGATATAAGTTAATGGTAAAAAGATTTTCTGGCGGAATAATACCACAAGTTGGTTTACCTTCTGCTGGTCGCGCATTTTGGAATCTAAGCGATCAATATGTAAACTCAATTAAAGGGCTTTGGCCAGCCAATATAGCTAAAACTGGCAATACCTGGATTTTGACTGGTATTGGTGCTGTTTCGGGGCTTACTGAGCTGAGAACCAGTATGTCGAGTTTAGTCTACAGCAATTTATCTAGTTCAGGTTTTCTTAAATATAAAATAAAAACTGGAACATCCACATCTAAAGACATAACTGTAGCCTACGAAAAATCTAATAGTAACACATCATTTACTCAATCAGCATTTTCTCTATTATCAAACACATTTCAATACACTACAAGTGCATCAAGTATATTACTTTATTCCAATGACGATCATGATAGTTTAGCAATGGATGCCGATGGTAGAGGAATAGTAGCAAGAAGTCAACAAACTGCTGTTAACAGTGGATCATGGGATAAATTTCAAGGAACAACTGAAGTAACACTTAATTCCGCACTGAGTAGTGTGGCTACTTATAATCCAGATTTTATATCTGGAACTCAAATTGGAACTTTAATTTCATTCCCATTGGTCACTGGAGGAGTTTGGATTAACTTATCTTTAGCAACGTACAAAGTAAACAATTTCAGTTCGGCGATTCTTCCACCCGCAGTAAATATTGGTTCTGCAGGTCCAGGAAATAGCTTATATACAATTTCTGACGGCGTAAATCAGTTTATTATTGGTAGATTTGGTAGTACGTCAGCTTGGAGACTTGAGGTAAATTTTGAAACTGGCACATTAACAGTATTAGACTCAATCACTTATGCCGCTGCACCTGCAATGGCCAATGCTACCGAAGAAGATGCATTTGGAACTCAATTATTTACTGTGGATAATAGAGTCACATTTTTGAATGGAGTAAATTATTATTATGGAGGAACAAATAATTGGACATCCACAGTTGATTGGAGTTCAATCACAGGTAAATCATCTGCTACTGCGGGCACATCTAGCACACAAACTGGTATGGATGGAATGTCATCAGTTGGTACAGATCGATATGTATGGATAGCAGATTGGGGTCATGATGATGGTGGATTGTTTGGCATAGGTAACGATGATAGGTTAAATACTAGGAAATCAAATATAATTATGATACCGGAAGATTATGTTTAAATTTTTCAGAAAGAAACTAATACTGATATTTAAAAGAGATTAACAAATGCCACCTATACTTTTTTCATCTTTACTCAATACTACCATTGCAGGTTCAACTGGTGCCACAGGACCAACAGGACCAACAGGACCAACAGGACCAGCTGGCGGAGCAACTGGTCCAGGATTCTTATATGAAAATGAATTGTCGATTAACTATAATTACACAATAACTTCAGGTAAATCAGCCATGAGCGTAGGACCAATAAATATTGCAAATGGTGTATCAGTAACAGTTCCTTCAGGATCAAAATGGGTGGTCTTATAAATGGCAAGCATTAACGCAAGCATATCAAGTACAGCATTAATTACTACAGGTGACGCCACCGGAAACCTTGAGTTACAGGGTAATGGCACAACAGGACTAACTGTAAACAACAGTGGAAAAGTCGTTATAGCAAATACAGCATTGAGTACTGCCAGTGCAGGTACACTGGAATATGATGGTGGAGAATTGTATTTCACTCCACTGGGTACACAGCGTGGTTTGGTGCCAGGCATGCAGTATTACAGATTAAACGGTAGTTTAGCGGGATCCAATGTAAACACTGCTCAAAGTGTTT